TAATATTATTATTATATCTTTAAATCAATTTATAAAATAATAAATATTTTATAAATAATAAATGTTATGACCACAATTAGTATAAAGTAATTATTAGTATGGATAAATCACAATACATAATAATTAAAGTAAATAAATGTCTAATTTTATAGACGGTATATAATATTATTATTATATCTTTAAATCAATTTATAAAATAATAAATATTTTATAAATAATAAATGTTATGACCACAATTAGTATAAAGTAATTATTAGTATGGATAAATCACAATACATAATAATTAATTGGAAGCGTTAAAATATGCATTAATATATAAGTTTTTATATGACCTATTAGGTATTTATGTATTAGATTTTTTTTTATATTTACGAACTAAAAATTTTTTAATTGTAGCAAATGATTCTCCTTCGTTAAATATTTTATTTGATATGGGATACAAGAATATTCCAATAATTCCACATATTAAAAAAATAAAACTTATATATTTATGAAAGAACTCTATATAATGAATATTAAAATATAAATATATAATAAATAACAATATAATTGAAAAGAATATATATGGTTTTAATGATGACATATAACAATAATTTATATTTTATTTATTAATAAAATATTAATAAATAAATAAATAAATAAATAAATAATTAAGCACTACACATATCACATTCTTTATAATTTGTTTCAGTATTATTCATTACTTTTTTTGCGTTTATTGTAAATTGTTGTGCCTGAGCTTTTGGTTTTGTCCTTATATAATAACAACCAGTTTTTAGACCTTTTTTCCATGCATAAAATAAAGCACTTGTTAATATAGTATGTGTAGGTTCTTCAAAAAACAAGTTCATTGATTGTGTTTGGCATATAAATGGACCTCTGTCAGCTGCTTGGTCAATTAAATGTTTTTGTTTTGTTTCCCAAACTGTTTTATATAAATTCTTAATATTATCTGGAATTATTTCAATATTTTGTATAGATCCATTATTTTCTATTATTTTATTCTTCATATCATCGTCCCATAATTCCAGTTTATTTAAATCATTTATTAAATGTTTATTAACAATTATAAAATCACCAGCAATAGTTCTTCTTGTATAAATATTACTTGTAATCGGTTCAAAGCATTCATTATTTCCTAATATTTGACTTGTAGATGCTGTAGGCATTAATGCTATACATAAACTATTCCTTACACCTGTTTTCATAATTTTCTGTCTTAAATCATCCCAATCATATCTATCACTTGGTTTTGTATCCCATAAATCAAATTGAAATAAACCTTCACTCAATGGACTACCTTTAAATGTCTCATACGCACCATTTTCAAGTGCCTGTTTATATGATGCCAACATTGCACCATAATACATCGTTTCAAATATTTCTTTATTTAATAATTTCGCTTCGTCACTGTCAAATGATATTTTCAATTTATAAAATACATCAATTAATCCTTGAACACCTATTCCTATTGGTCTATGTCTTTCGTTACTAATTTTTGTTTCTGGTACCGGATAATAATTAACATCTATCACTTTATTTAAATTATTAATAATGACTTCCATAATCTCAATTAATTTATCATGGTCAAATGTATTGTCTTCCTTTATAAAATTAGGTAGTGATATAGATGCTAATGTACATACAGCATATTCTTTACTATCACTATATTCTACAATTTCAGCACATAAATTACTATTTCTAATTACACCCACATTCTTTTGATTACTCTTTTTATTAATCGCATCTTTAAAAAGTATATAAGGAGTGCCAGTTTCAATTTGGCTTGTTAAAATATTATTCCAAATTTTTCTTGCTTGTATTTTTTTCCGTTCTTTTCCTTCAGCTTCGTATTTGTAATATAATTCTTCATATTTATCTCCATAATTTTCGTCTAATCCAGGACATTCGTCAGAATCAAATAAACACCAATCACTATCAGTTTCTACCTTTTTCATAAATAAATCACTAATTGTTAATGCTAAAAACAAGTCTCTTGCACGTTCTGATTCAGCACCTGTATTCTTTCTTAATTCTAAAAATTCCATTATTTCAGGATTATGTGGTTCAATATAGATAGCAAAACTACCAGGTCTTTTACCTGCTTGATTAATATGTCTCGCACACTCATTTAATACTTTACATAATGGAATAATACCATTTGATTCACCATTAGCACCTCTAATATATGATCCTTTCGATCTAATTTTACTAATACATAATCCTATGCCACCAGCACCAGCTGATATATCAGCACAATCACTTACAGCTTTATATATTCCAGTAACACTGTCCTCCATACCCATTAAAAAACAACTTGCTAATTGAGGACGAGGAGTTCCTGCTGAATACAATGTTGGTGTAGCATGTGTAAAATATTTTTCAGACATTAAATAATATGATGATATAGCAGATTTTATATCATATTGATGAATACCAAGACTTACTCTCAAAAACATATGTTGTATTCTTTCAACAATATTATTATTAACTTTCATTAAATATGATTTTTCTAATGTCTTAAATCCAAAATAATCAAATAAATAATCATTATCATAATTTATTATATCATTTAATTTATCTTTATTGTCCATAACAATATTATAAATATCTTTATGAATTAGCGGACATTGTATATTATTTTTGTCTTTATTATTATATAGTAAATAAATAGTTTCACTAAATGATGGTGATGTAATTTTATGATTATTTGATATAATAATCCTACTTGCTAATGTTCCGTATTCAATATATTGTGTTGATAACGATATACAAATTTGTGCTGCAAGCTCATCTAATTCAATTGTTGTAACATTATTATAAATTCGCGCACATACTTTTTGTGCAACAATAATTGGATTTACTTTATTACTTAAATCTTTACATAATTTCTTTAATCGTCTTGTTACTTTATCAAAACTAACCTCTTCTTTAATTCCATTTCTTTTAATTACACAAAAATTATCACTCATTCGTACTATATATTATATATAATATTTAAGTTAATTTTTTATAAAAAAAATTTATTTCAAAAAATTACAAATAAATTTTTGAAATAAAATAATTTTATTTGTAATTTTTTAAATAAACTAACTTAAAGGTAAATTAACAATATATATTATAAAATGACAGAAGAAATTGTTGAAAATACTACCCCTAATAATGAAGACATTGAAGATAATAATTTATCAATATTTGATGATATTAAATTACCATATGAAAAATATACACATTTAATAGAAAATATTCATAAAATAAATGATATAATGCCTAATTTAAATTATGATAAACATAAAGAATTAGATAAGATCGAAAAAAAAATACAAGGATTTTTATCATTGTATAGAGAATTAAATAATAATTATTCAACATTTTTTAATAAATCTATTGTTGATGTTAGAAGAAATATTAAATTAGAAAAAAAGAAAAATAAAGAGAATAAAGATAAAAGTAAATATTATGTTAATATTCAAAAAAATGCTCCACCTTTTATTTTAAAGATGATGAATAAAAATTGTGATGAAAAAGTATCACAATCCCAGGTTCTTTCTGCATTGATTCAAAAAATTAAAAAATGTCTTGAATCTAATTATACGACATATGTTGTTTATAAAGAATCTGATACTACAAAAATAGATAAAACAAAATTTAAAATAACTGATGAATTACTTCTATTTTTTAATGAAATTAAAGACGAGGCAAAATCTCGTGGAAATGATATTATTATCCCAGAAATTTTAGGTTATCCAAATCTAATGTGTTATATGCAATATTTTATTTATAAAGATAAAGTCACTAAATAGTTTGTGACTTACATAGGATATTATATCAATCTTTTTATCAATTATTTTTATGATTGTTATTTATTTATTAATTAAAATAAATAAATAAATATAGTAACAAACTATGTAGCTACTATAAATAAGATTTTTTTAATAATCTGGATATAAATATTTTTCATTTTGTGTATAATTATCGTATATTTTTTTCGATATTTCTAAATATATAGGTTCAGAATATTTTTCAATATTATATATTTTACTAGTTAAACTATATGATATAACTTTTAATATATATTGTTTTACTTCTAATGCAATATTAATAATTTTATAAATATTATTATCTTTAATAAAAGTTATAAATATAGTTAATAATTCAACATCTTCAGGACTAATTTCAGAATCTAATAAATCATTTTCTAAAATTAATAAAAAATTTTCTAAGGTATTGCCTTCTGTCGCTATTTTTTTTAAATAATTTATAAATACCATGTCCGAATAAGATAATTCTGTATTTGTATTATTTGTATTACTAAATATAATATTTGTTGATATAACATAATTATTTATATCAGGATTATAATCTGCCCATATAGCACAATAATATGTAAATAAATAATTTAAATCTAAAAAACCTGTATTTGTTAAATCTGATTGCTGTAATGCAGCTTTATCAAGTTTTTCTTTAAATTGTAAAATAGCTTGTATTAATGTATCTGTGTCATATAATTCATTAAATATTGTTTCTGGGTCAGTATAACTCATATTATTTATAGTTGTTTTTTCAATTATTTTTTCTAATTTTATTTCTAACATAGTTATAGAATTAATATCCATCTTATTATAATCACTTTTAAATCCAAAATATAAAAGTGATTTTACTAAATCATGTGGAATTATTTTTTGTAAATATGTTTCCAATCCTGGACCAATATATGCTTTTTGCTTTAATTTAATTTTAGGAATAGCATAAAAAAAAGCTAAGCTCCAATTAGGATCATTAAACTGTTCAGGATTTTGTATAAATGATAACCTAAAAATATCAGGTATAAGGGCATTTATTGTTTGTAATGGATTAAATATCGAACAAAAATTTGTACCCATTGGTGAAGGTAAATCATGAACTTGTGAATACAATGAAGATTCATATATATCATCTAAGTCTAAATCAGGAAATTTTTCTTCAATTGTAATATCAATATTTTTTTTACATTTATTTAATTTATTTAATTTACATTTATCATGGTTTTTTTTTTTATATTCTTTTATAATATCTCTTAAATATGACATATTATATATTATAAAAATTCTTTTAAATATTTTTAAATATATTTCTTATAAATTGTTTAATGATTCTATATATAAAATAAATTCTCTGTTATTATTAAATTTATTTTTAAAATATTCTTTATGTATCATATTATTTGATATCAAATTATTAGAAATATTATACTTAAATCTTCGTATTTCATTAATAATATCTAATGCTATTGATGATAAATATCTCATATGAGACATTTCTGTTGATGGATACCAATATCTAATCATATATTTATATATTTTTAGTTGTTGATTGAATAATAATATTGTTTTATTAGTCCCATTGTCACTTTCAAATTTTGTTATCCATGGCATTGTGTAAAAACAAGAACATTTTCTTTCACTTGATAACTTATTACTCATTTTTAATACTGAATTAAATCCAACAAATGACATCATTAATTTAGGATTTTCAACAAAATATTCCTGAATTTTTTTGGTATTTTTATTTATTGTAAAATCATAAATTTCGTTAGGTATAAGTAACGTATCTAATTCTTTTCCTGGATTTTCATAATTTCTAATTATAATAACATTTGAACTCATTACTATATAAAAATATTTTTATTTTATTTGACCGTATTTATAAGTATTGATTAATAATATTAGTTATTTTATGTTATTGATTTACATTTATTTTTACCAAATAGAAAAGTAATATATGAAAAATCTTTATAATAATCATTATATTGTTTTGAAAAATACATACCATGTCCTATTAATATTGTAATACATATGAAAATAAGTAAGTATTCATTTATTTTTTCAAGAGATAAAATAATATCTTTATTTTTATTTTTATCTTCATTTTCATAATATTTAATATAATTATTTATAAATATAATACCAAATAATCCTATAAATGATGTTATTGTAAATGGCAATGTCATTTTATTAAAAAAAATAAAAAACACCCATATTATAATAGTTTGATATAATAACATTAATGGATTTATTATAATATCAGATGTAAATCCAATAGCAAAATAAATAATCATAATAATAATAAAATTTTTAGCAAACATATTTTCAGATAAAAGTTTTTGTGTTTGACAACTTAATGTCTCAGCTACAAAATTACCACAAACTGCAACTATTAATAAAAAAATTCCAGTAACTTTGTCAATATTCTTATTTTTGTTATATAAATTAAAACGCATATATTATATAATTATATAATATTTGATTATATTTGATTATATTTGATTATAATTGATTATATTTGATTATAATCATATTATTTAGAAATATCAATAAACCATAAAGAAAATGATAATATGATAAATAATATTCCAACATATATAAGACGTTCATCTTTTGTAAAAATAATAAAAAAATTATTTATATTCTTATTTTTTTGTGACATATATATTGTTAAATCTTCGAGAATACCCATGCTAACTTTACTTACGTTTTTTATTAAAGAATGAATTGACATATTATATATATTTTTATTTTCCTTTATTTCTTTTTGTTTTTCATTTTCTTGATATTGTTTAGAATATAATTCATTATATTGTTGTGACTGTTTTAATTTTTGATAATCACTTTTATCTAATGTAAACTCATCTTTTAAAATGTTTTTTCGCTCATTTGTGTCAATATTTGTATAATATTCTAACATATATCTTAATATTATATTTTAATAAATTTAATTATTTAATATTTAATTTATATTTATTTCTATCGTAATTTATTAAATTATAATAACAATTCTCTGATAATCGTTGTTTTTGTTTAGATAACTCAAATGTTCTATTCTCACATAATGCATTAAAATTATCAGGTTTTGGTATATAATTATTTGTACATTGTAAATAACTACCATCTGTATTAGGACACTCGTAATATTTTGATTTATAACATTGTTCTGTATTTAATGAAGGAACAGTGCATTTATTTGATACATTGATATCATTAATATCATTGTTAATATTAGTAAATTTACTTAAATTATTATTTCTATTATTTCTATTATTTCTATTATTGCTATTATAGGTTTTATTGTTTTTATTGTTTTTATTGTTTTTATTGTTATTATTTTTTGAAATAACATTTTGCTTTAAAGTATGAAAATTTATTTTACTTTTTATATTTTCATTTTTAGTATCAATTATAATGTATATGAAAAGAAGTATTAAAAATATAAAATAAATGATATATATATCCATATATTTTATATATATAAAAATTATAAAAATTATAAAAGATATAAATCATTTAATGTCTCAATCCCAAAATATTTTTCTGATTTTATAAATTTTTGTATTATTTCTGGTTTTTTAAAATATTTCTTTTCATCATATATTGTATTCCATTTATAAATATTTCGTTTATTTTCTTCCTCACATAATTTAATAATTTCTTGTAAAGTTAAACAAGAATTTATATTTTTTCTATACCATATTACTGAATAATGATATTCATTACAGTATTCTTTTAAACTTAATTGATAATTACTATCATGCCATGATGTAAACATCTCTCTTAAAAATTTTCTTGTATAATTTTTTATTTTACAATCAAACTTTAATGGATATTCATAATTTTTTATTTTATGATAATCTTTATTTGGATCATACCAAGGCATATCTCCACTTGACGGAAAATAAATATCTTCTAAATTTTTTAAAAAAAAAGGATGATTTGGCATGATAATATTTTCAGGATTATCTGTTGTATGATTTAAATCATTCTCTAATAATACAATAGGAGCAGTCGCAAACGTAATATCATCACGAATTAATATTTCTAATTCTTTTTCAAAATTATCAACAAATATTTCATCTCCATCTTGAATAATATAATAATCCGCATACGATCTTGCGTGATTTATAATTAATTCTCTTTTATATCTCAATTTTAAATCACTTTCAATAAAAGTTATATTTAAATTCCATAATTTTTGACAATAATCAATCACTTCTTTTGTTTTATCAATACCTTTCTGTATAATTATTATATATTCTGTAATAAAATTTTTACTACTATATAATGATAATCCAATCATATTCTGTTCATCCCATACTGGCATTATTGATATAATTTTTTTCATTGTATTATTCTGTTTTTAAATTTTATTTTTTTTATAAAAAATAAACTTATTGAACCATTCTTTGTTTCTTTGGAAGTAAATATCATAATTATTTATATTTATATTTTTATTTTTAACAATATTGTTTAAATATGAAAATATAATTGAATCATCATTAATATTACTAATAGGTGTATCTTGAAATATCATTCCACCACAATAATTTATAGTTGTTGTTAAATCAATATTTATAAAATCATTATTACTTATTGGCATATATTCATCAACTTCTACTTCCATATATAATTATATAATATATATTTATTATTTACAACATTTAATTTTTTATTATACAACTACAAAATAAAAAATAATACACACAATTATCATGCACAAAAATCCTTCAATTGGTTATGATTGTATGATATCATGTTCATACATTTTTTTAACTTTCTAACTTTTTATTTATAAATATTTTTTATTGTATTACCGATTTTTATTATAATAAATATTTTTAAATTTAATCTTTTTTCATACAATTCCTCCTATTCTACCCATTTTTCCTCTTCCTTAATCTGCTCTTCATCTTCAGGTGTTAGATCATTTTTAATATTAAATAGTTGTCTTATTTCTTCTGATGATTTATCTTTAATCATAGTTGCTAATTTAACACATGTCAAAGTAAGAAGCGGTTTAATATCCATGTAATTTGAAGCATTAACAAGTTCATAAATATCATTTTTTTCATTAAGAAAAGTAACATATCGTTCCTGAACTATTTCAGATATATCTGTAGTTTGAAGAGGTTGTTCAATATCATTTAATGGTTCTATTTTCATATGTTCCATAAAATCAATTACACGAGAAAGAATAGTAGTCGAAACATTCATAATTGGTATTTCTGATATTTTATCAGTATAATTATCATTATCATTATCATTGTCATTATCATTATCGCAATTACAATCTTCAAACATAACTTTAACTAAATTAGATAGTATAGCATTTTCAATAGGAACAGTAAAAACAGTACCATCAGAAGAGATTAAGTTTACACACTTTTTAGATTCTGTAAATTCAGCCATTTTTTATATTTTTAGTAAATATTATTTAGTAAATATTGTTTAGCATCTTTATTTAGTATTAATCAATTTTTATTTTATTTTATTTTTTATTTTTTATTTTTATTTTATTTTATTTTTTTTATTTTTATTTTATTTTTTAATATATTATTCAATATATTTCTCATATTATCATTTTTTCTTTTCTTTTCTGTTTTAATTTCATTATAAAATATATAACAGTCATTCATATTAGATTTATATACTCTATATTTACCTTTAAAAAGAATATCATTATTTTCTACTTTAAAAAAAAATCCATAATTTACTTTTAATGTTTTTTTATTAAATGTATAGATATAACTTTTTCTGTTAATAATATAATCATCTTTTAAATATTTACATCCTATTAATTTCTCTCTCCACATATCTAATCTGTGATCAATTAATATTATATCATCAATATTATTTTTTATATAATCTTCTTCTATTTTTTTATAAATATCATCATACATATATTCCATTAATAATTCTACTTCAAACAATGGTTTATTTTGTTTTTCAATAAAATGAATCCTTTTTTTTTCCATCTTACTATAAAGATAGAATTTTAAAATAATTATTAATCGAAATTTAATTTATATTCTGAATTGTTTTTTAATGTTAGTCTTCCAATAAATTTAAAATTTTCGTTGAAAAATCGGTTATTTAGAATATCTCTAAAATACTTTTCTCCATCATGTTCTATTTTATTTTCACTAAAAACTGTGTAATATTCACCATCTTTAATAATTGTGCTATATTTTTTTTCAATTTTATATAATATTCCAATACTCGTTCCTGCAGAATCACCTTCCGGTTCAATTACACTCATAGATTCTGGTTCTAAATATAATAATTTTCCTTTTTTTGTATAGATTTCTGTACAAGAAACAGCACTATTATCGTCATCATCGTCATCATCGTCATATTGACCATCATCATCATGATTACTTGTATTATCAATATCATGATCGTCATATTGACCATCATTCTCATGATTACTTGTATCATCATTATCATAATCGTCACATTGACCATCATTCTCATGATTACTTGTAATATCATTATCATAATCTTGAATTTTATTATTTATGTCTTTATCATCATCACTAATATCAGATAATACGTCACTAAAATCAGATAATATATCATTTTTATCTTCATTAATATTTAAATTATTATATTCTTTCGTTAATTTATCAATTGTATCTACTAAATTTTTATTAGTGGATATATTTTCTTTTATTGGTTCTTCATCTTTATGTTTATCTTTAATAATAATTTTTTGTGTTTTTAATAATTCAATAGAATATAATCTTAAATCAACAGCCAATCTAGGATTATTTTTCATCTTAAGTATTGTTAAAATTGGATCATCTATATTTTTAAAATCAAAAGATGTATCACTTGTTGGTTTTTTATTTCTTCCTCTATCTCCCATAGCTTTAAAAAAAGGATCATCTAATGTTACCTTTTTAATTGTTTTATCATCACATTTGTCTTTAATATCTTTAATAAAAAATAATAATTTACTTTTAGCTCTGGCTTCTTGAGCTTTATGAATATGACATAACTCACTATCTTGGGTAGAATTACTACATCTACCATACGGAGTGTATTTAGGTAGTCCATTTGATATATTTTTATATAAATAAACACCATCTGTATTTTTATCTTTACATGCTGAATATGCCGCACCTTTTGTTGGATACTTCATCGCTGCCCCACATTTTGTTTGTTTTTTATCTACTGTTTGTGACATTGTTTTTTTAAAAATATTTTAAAAAAATCAATTTTTTAAAATATTTTAATAATATATGTACTTAAAGTTTTTAAAAACTTTATTTATTTTAGGAGATATCGGATTTTACAATACAAATTTACATAATGTTGTAAATTCAATTCAAAAAGTTATTACAAATGATGATATAATTGTTATACTTGGGGATAATTTTTACCCTTCAGGTGTAACAGATATTAATGATAATCAATGGAATAATTATAATTATATTTTCAATAATATTACGAATCCGATTTATAGTATATTGGGGAATCACGATTATTTATTAAATCCGTTATCACAATGTAATACTACAAATTGGAATATGCCAAATTGGTATTATAAAAAAGAATATGAAAATATAGAATTATATTTTTTAGATACCGTTCAATTTGATACACATAATGGACTTAGTACACAAAAAATAGAATCTGTACATAATTCAAGTATAGAATATTTAATTGAAAATCAGTTATCTTGGTTAGAATCAGAATTATCTAAAAATATGAATAAATCTAAAATTATATTTGGACATTATCCAATTATAACAAATGGTATATATATATATGAATCAAATAAAGTATATAATTATTTAATTGATATATTTAAAAAATATAATGTTAAATCTTATATTAGTGGTCATGAACATAATATTCAATATATTAAAAAAAATATAGATAATTATATTTTTAATCAAATTATTATAGGTAGTTCTTCGGAAAATAGAAGTGACAAAAAAGAGTGTCTAATATTGAATGATAATATGTTGGATAATTCGGATAATTTTTATGGTAAAATAATATTTAATAATGATACATATATTCATTTTTTAAATAAAAATAATGAATTAAAGTATATTTATGATTTATGATTTATAATTTTCATTAAATAATCTTAATAACATAATATGTATATTTTATGATATACATATTTTATGATATACATATTTGATATTTTAATTAATATTTTTAATACTTAATTTTGATACTTAATTTTGATACTTAATTTTGATACTTAATTTTGATAATTTTGATAATTTTGATAATTTTGATAATTTTGATAATTTTGATAATTTTGATAATTTTGATAATTTTGATACATTTTATTTCACTTTAAATACTTTTATTTATATTATATTCTATTTATTTAAAATTATGTAAAATTTTAAGATGTTTGTTAAATTCTACGTTATATTTAAAATTTTTTTGTTTACTTTCTTTGCTTTTATTAATAAAATTATCTATATTATCACCACATATATGCTTAATATCTTTTAAAGGTATTTTTTGTTTTTTTACACGAATTTTAGACAATAACTTTAATGAATTTTCTAAATTATTATTTCTTAAAATCTTAATACATTTATCGTTAAGTTCTTGTTGTGTTATATTTAGATGCATATATTTATTAATTATTGTTTAATTAAAATAAAATTCAATTTTTTAATTTTATAGATTATTAAATTTATTAAATACATCATCAAAATTAGTAATTTTTTTACTATTTTTATTCTTATTATGTATATCATTATTAAGAATTTTTAATATTTTTTTTACCTTATCTTCCTGATAACATCGACATTCTTCTATAATTTTAAATTCATCTTTATACAAAAATTTTGATTTTTTAAATAAATACTTACATAATAATTTATATTCATTTCCTTTGAATTTATATATAAAATTATCATTTTTTAAAAACAATGGTTCAGGTGATAGTTCTTTAGGGTATATAGTACTAAATTCATTATATTTAATATCATTGATTACTGTATCATGGGTTAATGTTAATTTAATACAATGTGTGTTGTAAATTTTCATAGATTTAATAGGTTTATATTTTTCATTTTTTATTAATTCTACCATTTTTTTTATAATTGTATCATTGCAAAATATAATAAGTTTACTACGCTCATGAATATATTTACGTTGATCACTTATCAATGTAAGTAATTTGTCAATAGTAAAATTTTTTATTTCATCAAAAGATCTGCTATTAATTTCGGTCCAATTTAAATCAACATTATTTTTATTATTTATTATATTATTATTAATCTTCCAATATTGTTTCATATTATTGTTATCAGATGTAAAACTATTGATAAATTCAGGTATTTCATTTGATTTTTTTATATTAGAATATTTTATTAATGGTAATACAGATAATGTAAAATTATGTCTTATTTCATTATTTAAAAATATTAAACCTGTTTCAATACTAGTCCTGTCACATAAACTAAAAAAAACATTACTACTATCTTTTAATTCAATCATCTTTTTATTTTTCTTCAATTCACGTGTTTCAATAATTCCATTTAATGATAATTTATTTTTTTTTTCTTTTTTTAAATCATTGAGTATTTTTTTGTTACTCGTATTTATTATCAATCCTTCTTTTTTCTTTAATAAATAATTATCAACTAAAAATTTATATATTTCTTGACATGATAAACCATTATTTATTAAATATATTTCTTTATTTATTGACATATCTATTTTAGTATAATATTTTATTTTTAGAATAATGGATACATATAATTATTTTGATAAAAATAATTATTATATTGGGGTTGATTATAATAATCAGATACATATGGAGTCCATAGAATTGTAAATTTTTCTATTTGATGATTTTTTAAATAAATTGAATAAAATATAGTTAAAATTATAATAATGCATAATAAATAATAAATATTATATGATTCCATAATAATTAAAAATATATTTATATTATTTTAAATAAATATAAAAAAATATAAAAAAATAGTATAATACTATAATATGAATAAATCAACTATTAAATTAATATCTGATGACTATATAAGACCAAAAAAAACAAAGACAGATAGAGTTCAAGATGAAGAAAGTATTCAAAATTATTTAAATGACTATGAAGAAATAGAACCAGATGATATACCTTATTTAAAATTAGGTATTCATTTAAGATATATATCATGGGATAAAAAAAATAAATGTGAGTTATTTAGGTTTGGTGGTATATCATCAAGTATTAATAAAGAATATCTTATATTAGCAGGAAAAGGTGGTAAAACATTTTCAGTACAACGATATACATATTCGGATAATAAGAAAATATTACATACAACAAGATTTTTTAAAAAAATAAAAAATACTGTATTGTTACAAGAACAGATAAATAGCACTATAGAATCATCACAAGAAATGATTAATAAACAATCTGAAATTATTGAAAAACAAAAAAGAGAAATTTCTAAATTAAAAAAAAGTCAAAGTAAAAGTCAAAGTCAAAGTCAAAGTCAAGGTAAAGGTCAGGGTCAAAGTCAAGGTAAAGGTCAGGGTCAAAGTCAAAGTAAAAGTAAAAGTAAAAAGTAAAATTATACTTATGATTCAAAATAATTAATTGAATGATTAATTGTACTAAATATATTATTTATAATAGATTTATTAACATTAAAATCTTTTTTTGTATTCATATTTATTAAAAAATCTTGTAGATTTTGGAAAATTTCATTTTGGTCATATTGTTTCGAATTATGATATCCATTATAAATTACATTTTCTTTTTGTTTTTTAGTTAATTTAAAAAAAAAGATTAATTCATTTTTGAATTCTTGTATAGTTCCATATGTAAATGAATTATTATCATTGTATAATAAATTGTGTATATCACATTCAATAACAAATACCGGTATTCCAGAATAACATGCCTCCATTGTAGATTTACCAAATGTCTCACTTTTAGATGATTGGATAAATATTCTATTATTTAATTGGGTATAAATATCTTGAATCATAGAATAATTTATATCTCCATAAAATATTATTTTATGTTTTAATTCTTTGTTAATACTATTTTTTATATTTTTAATGCATGGACCATCTCCAATTATATGCATTTTAAAATTTTTAAAATTAGAATTATCTAAGTTTAAATTATTTAAAATATCTATTATTAAATTTAAATTTTTTTCTTTTGATATACGTCCAGTATATATAAAATTTATTGTTTCATTAAAATTATATTCATCAATTTTAAATATATTAAAATTATCTAAACATATTTCATTTGCGTTAAAAACATTAGGTGTATATTTTATAAAATCTTTTTTTGTAAGTTCTCCAGTGACAATTATACCAGAAAAAAAATTATTTTTTAAATTATCATATAAAATATTTTTACTATTTTTAATAGATATTATATTTTTAAAATATATATTTGAATAATAGTCATAATTTGTATGCCAATTAGGTATTATTTTTATTTCAGGATATGTATTTTTAATTTTACTTAATATTTTATATAACCAAAAAAATTCACCATTAAATATAATTATATCATCATTGTTTATAATATTTTGGATATCATCAATCTTAATATTTGGTATTTTAATATCCTTATAGAAAGGTACGTTAATACCTTTTTTATTTATAATATTATATTTGTTTTTAATATGAGTATTAATATCATTATTATTTTGAAATGATGTAAATAGTATATATTCAATATTGTTTTTTGACAAATGATCAATAAATTTAATATATTTATTACTGACACCACTTTTACTTTCAAAAATGTTATATAATATAAATATTATTTTCATTATTATTATATTATTTTAATATTTAGATAATTATCCATATTTTCATTATTAATTAAATTGCTTTTTATCAATATTGTAAAATAAATGTTATCTAATTTATCATCATAATCAATCGTTTTATTATTATCTAAAATAATATTATCTTTTTTTTTTACTTTTTCATTGAAAAATATATAATTTAGATAAGAAAAATTTAAAAATAATTCATATCTAAAATTATGTAAATTTATATTTTTATCATTTATAATAATATTATTTTTTGAAAATATAATAGTATTAATTATATCTTTTTCTACATTGTTGTTATTTAATTCAAATAATTTATTAGATAATACTACATTCAACTCAATTTCATTATCATTTTCTAAATTAAAATTAAATTCAATACTAATCAATATTTTTTTAATTTCATATTCAAAATCTATTTTTTTAGTTAATGATAAATAACAATATCCATTATTTATTAATTTAAAATCTCCTTTGTTTAATATATAAGGATTTTCTATTTGTTTATTCTCGTATTTAATATCCCAATTATTAGTATTTATCCAACTTAATTCATATAGATCATCTGAACATATATTTTCACCACAATTTACATTACCCATTAAATGTAATATAAAAAATAATATTTTTATTAAACAAAAATAATATTTTTTATATTAATAACTTATATATGAAGCTAATTAAAAAAAAACTTAGTAAATTAAATAATATATTTAAAAAATATAGCTCACTAATATTATCAGGAATACTACTATTAACAAAAAAAGACAAGGCTTCAAATATAATATTATGTTTAATAACATTAATTGGATTTTTAGTTCATACTGGAAATGATAAAGATGATAAATCTAAATCTAAAGATTGGAAATCTTTTATTTCAAGAAAATTAAGTGGAAATAATGAAAACAGTGAAAATAGTGGAAATAATAATGAAAATAATAGAAATAATGAAGATGATGAAGATAATGAAGATGATAATGAAGATGATAATGAAGATGATAATGAAGATGATAATGGTGAATATAATATATATGAAGATATAATAATTAATAAGAAAAAAACAGAGAAAAAACTAGAGAAAAAAATAAACAATATTGTTGATAAAAATTTAAATGATAAAGCGTATCCTAATAAAATTAATAAATTAATAAAAGAATATGATGATATTGATGATCATATATTTAATTTAAAAATTAATAACAATAATAAGAACATTCCAATATTTAATTTAAGATCAAGTGATAATATAGATTTTTATTGGAATTTTCATTTACACAATGCTGATAATAGTAAAATAAACAGTTTAATATTATGTCGTGATATTCATCAATGGATGAACAATTCGTCTTTATCAGATGATGATTTGGAAGATCAATGTTATCCTGTATATTTTATTTTAAAAGATCATAAAACAGATAATGAAATAATGATATTTGAAGCATATAAAATTTTCGTATATCCAAATGAAAATGGTAATAAACATGCATTCATTACTAAAGGTGATAATTATAAAACTATAGAAGAAATTTTAGAAATTTTAGTTGAGAAGAAATATATTAATGATTTATTAAATATGAAAGAATATGAAAGTTATAATTTAACATCACATGATAGTGTATGCTTATTTTTAAATAATTTATTATCACATTTTTTACCTTACGATTCACAGGATGGAGAAATTATTAAAATCGATTTAGAACAATATAATGAAAATAAAAATACATTTGATTATTTCTATCATACAAATCAAATGTCTAATGAAATGTTTAATACAAACGTCTAAACAGTTTTCTAAACAATTTTCTAAACAAATTTAAAAAAATCTAAAAAATTAGTTAATTATAAAATCATTTTTTTAATTATAAAAATAATGTTTGTTAATTTTTATAAAAAAAAGAACAAAAAATACTATATTAAAAATATAAATAGTAAAAAAAAGACAAATGAAGAAAATAATATTGTAAAATTTTGTATATTTGCAGGAAGAAAAATGAATTTGCAAATTCTTCATAAATATATTGAAGTGTTGTTACAGGAAAATATAATACATGAATATCATATTTTTGATTTTACACGAAATAATAATGATAAAATTTTTTTATTTGAATCTTATACATATTTACATAAAAAATTTAACAATCAGATTTTCATACATAATAATACAAATACAACTCAAATTCAAGATAATCAATATGATTGGTCTCCTTTTTATAAAGTAATTTCGAATAAAGAATTTTATAAAAATTCAATTGTAATAAAATGTGACGATGATATATTATTTATTGATATTTTAGGACTAAAGAATGCAATACAAGAACGACAAAAAGATAAAAAAACATTCCTATTTCATTCAAATTGTGTAAATAATAATATCTGTGCATTTTATCAAAAAGAACTTTTTAATACAATTACAAAAGAATTAAATACTTATCCACAAGGAGGAATATTAGGTCCATTATTTGAAAATCCAAAACTTGCTTATATCATGCAATATCAATTTATAACTGATTGTATTAATGATATCCATAATATGCGAAAATATTATTTAAAAGATATATACATAAATACAAGAATATCTATTAATTTCATTATTTTAAATGGTGAAGATTGTAAATATTTTAAAAATACATCTTATAATGATGAATACGAAGTTAGTTCTTACTATCCTGAAAAACTATTACGTCCTAATAAAATTATAGGAAATTTTATCACATGTCATTATTCATATAGTCTTCAAGAAAAAATATTATCTCGAATTCAAAATATAAAAACACTATATAATAATTTAAGTAATTGTTATTTGTCCAACTTTAATAAAGACATATTTATATATAGTAATTTATCATTAAATAATTTTAAAATAAATAATATTAGCAAGAATAAATTCTATATAAGTAATAGTGTATATAACAAATATTCTATATCAAATTCTGATAATAATTATTTATATATACCATATGAAAATAACAAAATTATAATAAATAAAAGGAAAACATATTTTGATATAAATTTTATAGATGATAATAAAATAACAATAAGTATTGGAATTTATAAACTTAATAAATTTAATTTATTAAATGAATTTAAAAATAGAAATTTATTAATAAAATTATTATATGATACTACAGAAAATATTATTCAATTAGTATATCATAATGATTTATGTTATTTACAATTTGTTAAAAGCAAATTATATATAAATACGAAAAATAATAATATAACACTTTCAGCAGAACCATTAACATCGTGGATATTACATAAAAATATGAACAATGAACAGATTTATGTTAAACGATTTGTTAAAAATAAAAAGTTTTATTATAAAAATTTAAAATCAGGATATATTTATACTAATTTTTATTTAGGATGGGGTTGTGAAAATATTATAAACATTGTGTAATTATTGAGTAATTATCGTGCAATTACTCCGCAATTACTCCGCAATTACTCCGCAATTACTCCGCGGTTACTCTTCAATTATTAATTCGATATCTGAAACAAATGCATGTGTTGTATTTATGTAATATTTATTAATAAATTTATTCATATCTTTTTTATTTTCTGAAAGATATGTAAATATAATTTCATAATAATCACATTGATAATCTATTGAATAATAACAATAGTCTGGAATAATTGCGTTATATATAAAATCATTCTCATTTTTTGTTAATTTATCATCAATACCATTTTTTAAAGTTACATATAATCCATAATTATCATATTTTTTTGACATAATTGAGTATTTTTTTTTGACATATTCAATTGAGTTAATAAAAGAATAATATTTTCTATCTGGATGTTCTTTAATAATATCTAAATTAATATTAATTAAATCTATTTCCCCAATATCAATATCAATCCCTTTACCATAAATCTCATCATTGATTCTATAAAAAAGCCATTTCGACGGCACATCAATTATACCAAAATTATCGATAATAAAATCATCATTATGTTTTATTTCGACACCATAAAAATGTGTATGAATATTTTTAAATGTATTATATGGATCATTAAATTCTTGTGTAATTTCTAAAGGTATACATATATCATCAGAAACTGTTCCATAACATTTAATTATTTTATTATTTCCAACAATATAACAACCATATGCATTAGAATTATCAAATTGAACAATATCACCAAATTTAGGTGTTAAATGTAAATTATTTTTTATATAATCTATCGTTAAATCTTTATCCCAATATTCATTAATTTTTTTTTGATAAATTAGTTTAGGAATATAAGTTAATTTCATATTTTTTTTTTCAATAATTTCATTTTCAATAATTTCATTTTCAATAATTTCATTTTCAATAATTTCATTTTCACTATTATCATTTTCACTATTATCATTTTCAATATTATCATTTTCAATAATTTCATTTTCAATATTATCAGGAATACTTTTTTCAAGAGTACAAATACCCTCTCTTTCATGTTCTTTGTCATGTTCTTTTGAAAGTAATTCAATTAATTCTTTTTTTTTTAATTTGTGAAAACATTTTAATTTATTTTTTTTAGCAAGTTCTTTAAGATCTATGACCTTTAATTTATTTAATGTTTCTAAATTCATAGTTTCTAAATTCATAGTTTATCTATTTTATAATATATATAAAATAAATCATTTTTTTATACTTTATAACATATAACATATATGAAAATAAAATCTCCGTTTCTAATTCAATTACCAAGAGAATTAGAAAGGATGATTTATTCATTTCTTACGTTAAAAGAATTAAAAAAGGCAAACGTATGCATAGAAATATTCCATGAAATTATACATTTTAAATATCCAAAAATATCCTCACAATTATCTTATGGAATTTATTATAATCTTTCGAATCAATGTTTTTCATGTGGAAATAAATTAAATGATAATTATATATTAAATATGTGTTTACCATGTGTAAATATATATAATGAATGTTATTCAAACTATCCAATAATATGCAATAATTGTGTAAAACCGCAAAATATTAAGACAGGAGAACAAGTATCATGTATATGTTACATATGTAAAAAATCATCAAATCACATTGGCATCACATCATATTCTAATAATAATAATAATATTTGATTTTTATATTTTCTTGTAAATTGCATAATAACTATTATTATAATTTATATTATATTCTTGTTCCGTATAAATCAAATTATATATTTCAAATTTAAAACCATGTTTTTTTAATAAAAAATCCCATTCAAATTTATTAAATAATAACATGTAATCACGTTTATTGATATAATTTTTAGTTTTTTTTTCAGATATTGTTATATATAATAAATGTTCTAATTCTATAATTATTCTATCATAATCGGATACAACATCGTGTTCTATCAATATTAAATGTCCATTTTTTTTTAATACTCTATTTATTTCTTTCAAAAAAAGTTCTAATTTTTCGACATGATGAAGTGTATAAATACATGTTATTAAATCAAATGTATTATCATCATATTTTAGTTTATTATTAATTATAAATTCAAATTTAAATTTAATATCTAATTTAATTTTATTTTCTTTATAGGGACCCCATGTTTTTAGATCAGTTCCATGTACATTTTCTTTTTCTAAGTTCAGAAATTTTTTTATTTTTAATGTTTTTTTAAAATCACCACACCCAATATCTAAATATTTTATATTATCACTTTTTTTAATAATTTTTTTATAATCAGTTATTACATTGTATAAAATAAAGTCCCATCTAGGACATCTTTTTCTTATATATATTTTATTATTATTATCAATTTTATCTATTATATAATCAAATATTTGACAATCATTTATTGTTTTATCAATATTATTAAAATATATTTTATTTACAGATTTTAATAATTTAGTACTAATAAAATGTTTCAATAATAATTGTAATCTAAATAATTGAAATAAATTATTTTCTTTTTTAGCTGTTGTAATAAATGTTTTAAATAAATTATTTGTTTTTGGAAAGATTGTATGTTTTTTATTAAAATTCTTTATTAAATGTACTTTATGACAATTAATAATATCTAATTCATTAATAAATTTAATATATTCATTTTTATTAATAATTCTTTTATGTAGTAGATTATAGTTTCTATTATCCATTACTATTTATAAATAAAATAATTTTAAGTTATATATATGTATATAATGAATATACAATTTTATTAAATAATTATGATTATATGGGTAATTATCATATACCTAATTATCATATACCTAATTATCATATACCTAATTATCATATACCTAATTATCATATACCTAATTATCATCATCTTCATCATGAATAGTTGAGAATCCCCATCCACATATGCATATTTTTAGGATGGAAACGGTTAGCCATTAATTCTTCTACAAATCCACCTTCTTTATACATTGAGTTTTTTCATAAATGTCTTAGTATTGGTATGTAATATAAAATAGTTAATGGTTTATAATTTTTTTAAATTATTATCTAAAATAATAACTGTTGTGTCTTATTGATTCGTTTATTATCCATTTCGGATAATATAACATAGTTGTATCTTCAAATACTTGTATAAATAAACTATCTCTTTTTCTACGAAGAGCATTAAGACTTTGTCGTGTTATATGTTTATTATTATTATTTAAAAGATTTCTTAAATATTTATATTCATTATATTCATTTGTCAATGTGTGGCAAACATTTTCAATATTTTTAATTAATCTATCACGATCATTATTATTCATTTTTAAAATAATATAATATATATTATATAGTATTATATATATTATATTATAAATCAATTTTTATATTCCGTGTTCAGAATATTAACCCATCAAATCTGATATAACTCAAATAAATATAAGTTATTAAATTATTTTTTTTAATTTTATCTTAAATTTTTAAATGCATAAATAATGATATTATTATATCATTATTATTATAAATTAATTATTTACAATAAGAAATACACCTTTCTGATTCATAAGCTTCTTTGATAAATTTTTGAATACCATCATTATTTACTATTCCGCTATCAACTAAAATTGGCATATGTTCTGTACCATAAGAAATAGTAAGATTTAATTGCATAAGACATGATAATTCACGTTTAGTTGCTACAACAGCTGATCTTCCTCCATTGTTCCTAGAATTCGCATATCCAATAATTGAACCAATTAAATTGTTAATTTTTTTTGAAAAAAATTCTTCAATTTTCATTTTATCGTGACTGCTTAATCCACGTATACGATCATTTAGACTATCAACACTTTCTTCTTTAAAAGAAAACCATAAAGTTTTCTTAATGTTTTCAATTTCGTTCATTTCAGTTCCGTTCATTTTAGTTCCGTTCATTTTATGTCTTTTACACTCTTTGTAATTTAAAATAAGTGTTAATGCTTATTTTTAATAATATTTATGCATCAATTTTTTTATTCATATAATTTATATTATGCCTAAATGTAAAAATGATCCAAAAAAATCATGTAAAGACACAGAGCCTAGTCCAAAAGGATTGGGATGTAATATTCCATATTTATGGTAAATTTATTATAATTATATACATTATATATCTTTATGCAGAAAGTTAAACGGTAATTCCACATAACTTTTCCAAACATTGGAAGAGCAGACTTTTTGTCTCATCATTTGGTGAATACTATTTATACCAATCCATTCTCCCATATAACAACTAATTGTGTGAATGTAGATCATTATTCTCTAAGTTATTTCTTAAATTTATTTTAGATACAAATATAGGAATGTATATGTAGATGGTTGTAATTTTCCTGATAAAAGTATTTTATGCAAATCTTTAATTTTTTTTTCTTTTTTAATTTGTTTTTCTTTTTTAATTTGTTTTTCTAACTCTGATTCTGCTTTTTCTATATCAATAAAAAAAGTATCTTCGTATAATGAATCCATGTTAATATTACTATTAATATTACTATTAATATTTTATATTTTGAATCAATTTTTATCAATTTTTATTTATTTGTCATCAATATAATATGTTGTTCAAATACATTTTTTATATACAAATGTATTTGTATTTGAACTAAAAGGTTTTTTATATAGATTAGAATTTTTAGATAAGTTATTATTAATATAGTTATTATCATTAAGTAAATTGTCAATAGAAGATATTAATGTATTAATATCATTAAGTAAATCTTCATCATAAAATATTTCAGCATCTATTTTTTCATTATCTAACCAATAACGGATGCCAATGCCAATAGCATCTTCTTCTGTCATTTTTTTTAGAAGGGTTACTATGTTAGAATTGTTAGAATTTTGATATTTATTTTTCAATTTAGAAAATAAAATTTTATTTAGTTGTATTTGTGTATAGATCATACTGATATAAGTAATTTGTGTTTCTACGATATTTTATATTATATTTTATAAAAACTATCGATTTTTATTTAATAATATTTATTTTTAGTTAATTGTATTATTCCATTTGATTTAATATAAACATTATGTTCAAATTGTGATACATAATTATCTTTAAGTACATAAATTGTTTTATATTCTTCAATAATTTTTTTATCAATTATATTTTTAAATATGTTAAAATCAAACTTATCAATATCTTTTTCAAGCCATTTATCACAGAAACATAGTGTTAAATATTGTTTAATTATTTTATTAAACAATTCTAATTCATCCCCACATAATAAATAGATTAAATTATTATAATTTTTAGCTACCATAAACAAATTTGTAGGACTATCATAATATGATTCCGCACATGTTGATATAAATGGTTCCACGGCAAAAAAATCACCTTCTTCCATTCGTACAGGATATTTAATTGCACAATTTGGTAAAGCTTTTGACTTATGTATTAAGTATTCACCAATATTATGTCCTGATAATTCTTTTAATGTATGTAATTGATATAATTTATTATCTATATGTATTTCTTTACTTTTTACATATTCTTCAATATCTTTACCTAAATCACCTAAATTAACATCTGGACCACATAAACTAACAGCATAATCAGTACATTTTTTCGAATACTCTACAAATTCATCATATTTTGAATCAAAATGAAATGTCTGTGCACTATCAATAATAGAACCATTTTTATGTACACCAAAATCAACTTTCACAATATCATTTTTTTTTAATATATAATCATCATTTTTTGACGATGATGTATAATGTGCTACTATTTCATTTACGGATATATTTACAGGAAAAGCACATCCTCCTGTTAATGGTATATTACTATCATAATTAATTTTATCAAATATTGAATTTTCAATATAATCTACTATATTATTTATAGAATTACCTGGTACAACAATATGTTTATCATGTAAGTCATTCATAATATCACCATGAATTTTAGCTGCTTTAATGCTATTTAATAATTGCATACTCATAAAAATAATTAGTAAATTGTTTTTATATCTTCAAATAAAAAATTGATTATTATAAGTAATATTATTTAACAATATTGATAAATAATACTGATAAATAACATTAATTAAATAACATTGATTAAATATGAGTACAATTAAGAAAGAACATAAAGTATTAAAAATCACAGATACATTATATAGTATTTCAAAGTTTTTAAACTATGAAGATAAATCTAATTTATTATCATCTTCTAAAACAATATTTAATAAAAAAAAAATTTTGACATTAAATGAAAATAAAAAGGCATTTATTATTATACGTTTTTTTAGAAAAGCATATTATATATTTAATAAAATTAAATATATAAAATTAGTAGATGATGTATCACATTTTCGTGATAAACCTACTATTGCTACATCAAGAACTATGGCATTATATTATTTTATATATTACGAAAAAAAATATATAAAACCTTTTTTGGATCTTGCAAATAAATATAATGAGGGAACACCAAACTTTATAGATAATATAATTGAAAATCCATCAAAATATGATTTATTCAAATTTCAAAATTCAATTCCATTACATCTTATTTTGAATATTGGATGGTAAATAGTCATTTACAATCATCATATTTATTTATATTTATATTTATATTTATATTTATATTTATAAATTTATAAATTTATAATTTTATTTAGTTTCATAAATAGTAACAATATTATTAACTATATTATCAACTATATTAGTAGTTATATTTTCAATAGTTTTATTAACAATAATTTCAATACTATCATCAATAGTATTTTCAATATTTTTATCAATAGTATTTTCAATATTTTTATCAAATATGTTTTCAAGTATATTTCTATTAACTTTAGGTTTAATTATATTATTTGATTTATACTTATCAATTATATTATTAATATCTCCATATTCAATTAAATAAATTTCATTTAAAACTGTATCTTTTAAATTTATATAATTAGTATTTTTTTTAAATCCTGTTGTTTCATAAAAACTTAATATATTTATTATTTTAGATGATGAAGATCTTTCTACAATATTCCTTTTAAATATTGATAATAATATATCAATATGAGTTTGGGTTATATCATAATCTGATAAATATGTATTATTATCATCTAAATCTCTTTTCATATTTTTTAATAAAAATTTTTCTTTTTCAATATTATTTCCTGATAAATAATTATTTATGTATATTATTTGATTTTTTCTTTCTATTATATTATTAAATATATATTTATTATTAAACATCATTATCATTATTACACCAAATGCCCAAATATCTGCTTTTTCGTCATAAGATTGTTCTTCTAATATTTCTGGAGCTGCAAAAGGATTTTTAAATACGGGAAATTTCTGTGTTAATTTTTTTTTCTTTTCATTGTCTTTATTATGTATTTGTTGAATTTTATTAATTGATAAAGATGATAATCCAAAATCAATTATGACACATGTATAATCATTTTTTAATAATATATTATCATCTGATAAATCTAAATGTAATATATTATTTTCATGAAGATATTCTAAACCACTTAATATATCTAATAGCATTTTATTAATAATATTTGTTGGTATTCTAATATTATTACATTCATTATATTTTAATAATTTTTGTAGACTTGTATGATATTTTTTCATATAGATTGATATTGAAGATGAATTATACTCATAATCAATACACTTAATAATATTTGGATGGTTTAATTCTTTCATAATAATTACTTCTGTTAAATAACTCATTATTACTTCATAATCTAATTTTCCAAATGATTTTTTTATAGCTATGTTTTTATTATTTGGATGAATAAATACATTACCATAACTTCCTTGTCCTATTTTTTTATGAAATTCCATATTGTTATTATTATAACTTTTTATATTAAATCAATTTTTTATATTATTTGTAAAAAATTGATTTAATAAAAATAAATATACAAACATATATCAAACATATATCAAACATATATCAAACATATATCAAACATATATCAAACATATATCAAACATATATCAAACATATATCAAATATATATAAAACATATATAAAACATATATAAAACATATATAAAACATATATAAAACATATATAAAACATATATAAAACATATATAAAACATATAATGTATGCTATAAATACATTAAGTAAATTAAATAATTTATTAAATATGAAGAAAAATAATAATTTTGATGAACCAAATATATACAATAATAATGATTTTATTTGTATTCATAAAAAGAAAAAATATTTACAAGAATGTACATGTCAAGAAAAATGGCGTCAAAAACAAATTGACGTACATTATAGACAAGGACGACCAATATACGGTAACTATAAAAATAATAAATTTATTTTTAATGAAACAGATTTTAGATATCACAACACTACCGAAAATGATAATAAAAAGTTAAATATATTTTTACCTAAATAAATATTGAAAATTATAATTTAAAAATTTATAATATAAAATTATTTTTTTATATTTTTAATAATCTGAATATTACTTCGACATAAAGCACATATAAAAAATTCATTTTTATTATTTAAACTATTTATACATTCATTACAATATTGGTGATTACATTCCGTTATTACATCTGACTGATTCTCTAAACAAATAGGACATATATCAATGGTATCAATTGATATATAATCAGTTATTTTTATTTTTTTATTTACTTGATAACTAATAATTTCATAATTTTTTATTTCTATTTCATATAATTCTGGATTTATTTCATTAAAAAAAGATGCTATTTCATAATAATTTTGGTTACAAACATAATAAAATATCTCATGATTATTCAATGAATAATCTATATTATTATTTTTTTCAAATAACCATTTAACAACTTCTATATTATCCGTTTTACAAGATATTCTAAATAAATATTCATTGTCTATTGAAAGATTGAAATTATTATTATAATTATATAATAAATTAATTATATCTATATATGCATTTTCAATAGCATATCTCATGATTATTTCATTTTTAACTAAAACATCTATATTGTTATATTTCTCAAATAAAAATTTAATTATATCATTCGCTAAATAATCAAATGAAACTCGTATAATAATACCATCATTGAAATTTATATCAATATCATATGTATCTAATATATATTTTAATATAGTTATATTATTAACTGTTATTGCACTATTTATAATATTATATTTATATAATAATAAATCTGTTTTAATAATTTTATTCTCAAACCATTTAAATATATCTAAATTATCAACACATGATGCAAAAGTAAGATATTCAATATTATAATCATTAAATTCTTGATTATTATCAAATTTATATAATAATTTAATAATATTTAGATTTTTATGTAAAATAGAAATATAATAAAAATAATATTTATTTATATATTTATTTTCATTTTTAAATTTTGTTAAAATCCATTTTAATATATTAAATTTATTCATGCTAATAATTGTTTTAATAATATAATTATTATCGTAAAAATCTATTTTATGTAAACTATAAATATAATTCATTAATTTAGGATTATCATAATTCATTAATATTATATAATCATCATCTGTGATATTTTTATAATTTATATTACCTTTATAATTATCAACAAATATTTTAATACATTTTAGGTTACCTGTATAAAGAATATTAAAAAATAAATCTTCATTTATAGTTAAATAATCATAATAATTTGTTATTAAATATGTAAATATATTATTATTGTTGTTATCAAATAATACAGAAATATTTAACCAATTATAATTATGAATATTTTTTATAATTATATCAATAACTTGATAATAATTATATTTAATACAATATGAAAATATTGATTTAAATGGTAGATTTAAATCATATTTTGTTATGTCAAAATTTTTTATTAAATAATTTAATATGTTAATTTTATAGTGAATAAATGCATAAGTATATAATTTTATTATCATGTCATCATTTATTAAATCATAATTAGATAATAGATAGTCTATTACTTTAGAATTATCATGTTTAAGTAATTCGACTATGTTATAATCTATTTTTATGTAATTTATAAATTTATATTTGTCATAATCATTTAAATTATCAAAAATCCATTTTATCAATGATATATTATCTTCATTAATAATTAATTTTATAATATTAAAATTATTATTAATTAAATCAATATATTTATTATTGTCTTTATGATTATAATAAAATATAGCTTGGTCAAAATGTTCATAATATATTAATGTATTAAATGCTATATTACGATAAATAGTAATATCTTTATCAAATTCTAAAAACCAATTTATAAAATTTATATTTCCATATTTACATATTTTTAAAAATGTATAATGATTAATTATTTGTGAAAAACATAATTTATTCTGTAATTCTTGAATTATCTCAAAATTATTATATTCAATGCATTTATTTATTATATCTACTATATTATCATTTGTTATATCATTGTATTTTATCTTATTTTCTATTATTTTAAATATAGTAGAATTACCTGATTTAATTATACTAATAAGTAAATTACAACTATTTTTATTAATATTTATATTTTTTTTATTAAGTATTCTATTAAATAATTCTATATCATTGTGAAAAATACAATTTATTAAAGATTGTTCATATGATATTAAAATAAATTCATTATCTTTATCAAGTTCATAAATAATATGATTTATTTTATGAAGATATGCATAAAATAAAATATCATTTTTATAATCATCAATTGATTCATTTAAAATTGATAATGAATATTTAATACATTCTAAATTATTTGATTTAAATGAGTCTTTAATTAATACATCTCTATTTGAACATGTATATAAATAATTAGTATGATAATTTTTTATAATATTAATTTTATTTAATTGATTATGAATTAATAGATAATTTATTAAATAAGATATATCTTCGCAATAAATTGGAATATTATTATTTTTTACAAAATCTAAAAATAAATATAATTTATCATAACTTATATATAAAACAATTTGTAAATAATACTTATTTATTAATTTATGAAATTCAATAAATAGTAAATTTGATAAATTTAATATAGGACTTTTATGAATAATAAATAAAAATATATCAAAGAATTTATTTTTTAGAATAGATTCTATACATAATGTATTATATAAATTTATTGTATTATTTATATCATATAAAAATGATATTATTTCTAAATTTCCATATAGAATAAACTTCATATACAAAAAATCGTAACATAATATACTATGATAATTATATGATAATAGTATTTTGATAATATCTATATTATTGCTATCAAAAGCATGATTTAAATATATATAAATATTTTTTTTTAAATTTTTTTTTATAACCTTAGATTGTAAAAAATAAGATATGGAATTGACATAACCTTTTTTTATACAATTTACAAATATAGGTATATCTTTACTTGTCACGTTAAATTTATTAATTTTATTAATAATTAGATTTATTATATTAGAATTATTTGTGTAAAAAGTATATTTAATTATATCATTGTTATTATTTAAATTAATATTTTCATTTATTGAAAATAAATATTCAATAAAATCATATTTATCATATTTTATTGATTCTAATAAAAATTTATTATTATTACTAAAAATAGATATATTATATGTAGTAATAAAATATTTAAATAGTTTTAAATTATTATAAGTAATACAATAATGCAAACAATCATAATAATCAAAATTATTAAATAAATCTATTTTTGATAACCATTTAATTAATTTAATATTATATTGATTACAACTATTATACAATGCTTTATTAATATTAATTTTTTTATTATATAATTTATGATAAATATATTTAATTATATTTATATTATTGGATAAACATGCATTGTAAAAATGTTCTTTTTTGAAAAATAAATTATTATTATTTTTATGATATAATAATAATTCTTGTATATCATTTTTTTTTAGAATAGAATCTAACTCTTTATATATTTTTATATTATTATGAGTAATATATACCATATAAAAATAAATTAAATTAAATAATTTTATCTATAAAATAAATTTAATTTATTTTGCAGATAAAATTGATATATTTTTCTTCTTTAAATATATGATTAATAAATTTATTTGTATTTTATTACTTTCATTATTTATTATATTAATTTATTTAACAATACAAGAAATTAAGAAAAAAAAATATGAAAATAATAATGTAGAACATTTTAAATTATATTCTACACAAGATGGTAATATTGAAAAATTTGAAAATTCTGAAAATTCTGAAAATGCTTGGACAGGGAACCAAGAAAAATTTGAAGCTAATAGCAAAGGTTTAACACCAACCCAAAAAACAGAAGTTACAGATATTGTAAATTCTAAAACACGTGCAAAGGTTATGGATATGATTACAACACAAAAAGCAATGTTCGAAGGACAACAGGGACCTATTGGACCTCCTGGACCATCTGGAGGTGATTTTATTTCTTATGGTAGATTAATTAATAAAGAACATAGTTTAGAAGATAATTCGAATGAAATAATTAACTCAATAACACGCACAGATGGAGTAGATGATACTGGTAAAGTATATTTAGAAAAAACTGATCAATTTTCACCTATACAACAATGGTATTTATATAAAGATGGTACATTAAAGAGTAGATATGATGATAAATGTTTAACATCTGGAAAAACAGAAAAATCAGATTTATTTATGAGTGACTGTAAAGATGATAATATAAATCAAAAATGGGAATGGAATAAAAAAACAAATCGTATTGTTTCAAAAGATATTTCAGATAATAAAAATTATGAAAGATGTATATCTTTGTCTAAACCAAAAATAGATGAAAGTACTAATTTACTTGCAGGATGTTCAAGTAAAGCATGTGGAGATAGTCAAAAAAGATATTTACAAATTAAGAATTGTGGTCAAGGTGCACAATTAGATGAGATATGGAATTTTGCATAAATTTTATAAATTATTAATAATATCACTCCATTTATAATTTTGTATTTTTAAATAGTATTGAATATTCTTTTCAGTCGTTTTCTTATTATTTTTATTTTTTATTTCTTTATTAATACATAGCCATTTTGGGTGACCTGACTGCTTGCAATATCTACATATTATTGTAGGACAATTATTAATAGTATGAGTATTAGAGTGGCAATATTGACAGGTCATAAATTAATTATATATTTTTTTTTTATATATATATCGAACTATTTTTAAATACAAATATATTTAAAATAAAAAAAATATATTTATATAATGAATTTAAATCAAGAAAATGAAATAAATAAAAAATTTCTAAATAGATTTACTTATTTAATAAATAAAAAACTAAATACTTTTAATTTTCATAAAATAGATAATATTTATGAAAATACACAAACTTTACTTAAAGAACATGAAAAACAGAATGCTAAATTAAATAATAAAGTGAGTGTATTAGAAAATTTAATGATAGCAATGAATAAAGAAATGTTGGAATTAAAAAAAAAAAATAAAATCATTGATAGTAAAAAAAATGGAAATGAAATAAATAAAAATAAAGAGGATAATAAAAAAAATTATAAAAAAGAAATAAAGAAAGTCGATGAGAAAGAAATAATGAATGTTGTCGATGAGAAAGAAATAATGAATGTTGTCGATGAGAAAGAAATAATGAATGTTTTCGATGAGAAAGAAATAATGAATGTTGTCATTGAGAAAGAAATAATGAATGTTGTCATTGAGAAAGAAATAATGAATGTTGTCGATGAGAAAGAAATAATGAATATTGTCGATGAGAAAGAAATAATGAATGCTGTCGATGAGAAAGAAATAATGAATGCTATCGATGAGAAAGAAATAGTGAATATCTACGAGGAAGTCCATAAAAAAGTCCATAAAAAAGTCCATAAAAAAGTAGATCATAAAGAAATAGATCATAAAGAAATAGATCATAAAGAAATAGATCATAAAGAAATAGATCATAAAGAAATAGATCATAAAAAAGTAGATCATAAAGAAATAGATCATAAAGAAATAGATCATAAAGAAATAGATCATAAAGAAATAGATCATAAAGAATTATGTATTGTAAATTTACATAGAGTAAATAGTTTTAATAATTTTGTTTATAAAGATATTAAAAAAGAGCAGATACTTCTTGATGAGAAACTTGTAATATCAAGTTTAGAAAATCATAGTATATCATCAGATTTAAAAATATTTAAAAAGATATATATAGATAATATACCAGAATCATATTATCCGATTCGACATATAAAAGGTAATTATCAATATTGGTTAAATAATAAAATGAATAGTGATGATAATGAAGGTACATATATAAAGAATACAATATCGGATAATATATCAAATATATATTTATATATAAATACTATTGATAATTACAAAGATGATATAGATTTATTTTTAAAAAATCAAGAATATATTTTAAATATGTCTAATTCAAAATATAAAAATAATTTTTTAAAAAAAATATTAAAAATTATCGAATTATAATTTAAATAATAATTATTATATTTTAATAATGAGTATATCGTTTTTTGAAGAAACTCCAACTATTAATGACATTGATTTTAATAATAATTTTTATAAATCCTTTAATTTTTTAAATATTGAAAATATGCCAAATTTAATTTTTAATGGTCAAAAGGGTAGTGGTAAAACTATAAAAATATATTCTTTATTATGTAGTTTATTAGATAAGAGAGTATATACAATTAAAAATAATGAAATAGAATTAGATAAAAGGATATTTAAATTTAAATCAAGTATATATCATTTAGAAATAGATTGTATAGAATTGCAAAATAATGAAAGAACATTTTTCAATAATTATTTAAAAGAATATATCGACTCAAGGAATATTGGATTAGATATACCTAAAATAATATATTTAATTAATATTGATAAAATTAATAAGAATTCATTATTGTATTTAAGAAAATTAATTGAGTCAACATATCAAAGTTGTAAGTATATATTTGAAACAAATAATATATCATTTATACCGGAATCATTGATTAGTAGATTTTTAATAATAAGAGTGAAAAGTCCTCAAAGAGATGAAATTGAATTAGTAATTAAAAATATAATTAAAAATAATAAATTAAAAATAACTAAAAAGATAATAAATAACATTATAGATTATGATGCAAAATATAAAACTTATTATGATTTAAATAATATATTTTTAGCATTAAATTATTATATTGATACAAAAGAGATATTAAAAAATAATTTTTATAGTATTATTGATGAATTAATTAATATAATATTATTAAAAAAATTAAATTTTACGATAACAAAAAATATAAAAACTATATGTGAAAAAATATTTATTAATTGTTATGATGTAAATGAATTAATTAATATAATATCAAAGATATTATTAGATAAATATAAAAATAATATAGATATATGTTTTAAGATTATAGAATTAAGTACAGCATGTGATCATGATTTATGTCGTTCTACAGGAAAATATTTTATTCATTTAGAGAATTATTTTATTAAATTAATATTATTATTAAATAATTAATTTTAATATAAAAAATAATTCATAGAAATATATTATAATGAATAAGGATTATTATAATATATTAGGTGTAGATAAATATTCTACACAAGATGAAATAAAGAAAGCATATAGAAAGTTAGCTTTAAAATATCATCCAGATAAAAATAATAATGACGAAGAATGTAAGATAAAATTTCATAGTATTGCAGAAGCTTATAATGTATTAAATAGTGATGATAAAAAGAAAAAATATGACATGTTTGGAAATATTGATGATAATGATTTTCATTTTGATGAAGATCCATTTAAAATGTTTAATTCAATATTTGAAGAGCATTTAAATCAATTTAAAGATATGAACTATGAAAATAGTTTTGATATAGGAGGTATAATAAATAAATTATCCGGATTTAATATGGAAAGTGTTTTTAATATACCAATCCCAAGCGTTAATGTTAAAGTTAAAAGTTATAATAATAATAATAATAGAGAAAATATAAATAATATTTTTACCAATCTAACTAGTAAATTAGATAATAATAATAGTAGTAGTATTGGTAATATTTTTAATAATTTAACCGGTAAATTAGATAAAAATGAAGAAAAAATAAATAATATATTAAATAATTTAAATATTAATTCAGTAATAAATCCTGAATTAGAATCTGAATCAAATTTAATAAAAGAAGTTATAGATGATATTGTAATACATTTAGATGTAAGTATAAGTGATATATATAATAATAAAACTAGGAAGATAACTTACGAAAAAAATAAATATAAAAAGGGCGAGTTAGTAAAAAAGAAAGTAAATTTAGAAATAGATTTATACGACAAAGAAATAATATTAAAGGGAAATGGAAATGAAACTTTAAATAAAAAGGGGGATGTATGTATATATATTCATTGTGATAAAAATGATTATATAAGAATAAATGATTATGATATATTTTATGAAAAAAAAATAAATTTTAAAGATTTTTATCTTAATAAAACAATTGAAATAATATTACCGAATGATGAAAAATTATATTTAAAAGATGTCAAAGGTAATTATTTTATTAAAATTAATAAAAAAGGTATAAAATATAATGAAAATGATGAAACATATTATGGTAATTTATATTGTTATTTTTCTATAAATATGCCGGAAGTTGATATATTATATGATATTGTAAATGAAATAATGGAATTAGAAGATGAATGTAATATAAAAGATCAAGAATATATGAATTATAGTTATGTTACTTCATATGATATATTTAATTCAGATTGAAAATGCGGATTGAAAAGGCAGATTGAAAAGGCGGATTGAAAAGGCGGATTGAAAAAGTGGATTATATATATATATATATATATATATATGAATTTTTTATCAAATAGTTCAATAAAAATTATAAATAATATGAATATAAATAATATAAACATAAATAATTTATCAAATAATTTATCAAATAATTTATCAAATAATATATATTATAATAAAATAAAGAATAAATTTTTAAAAATATATAAATCATATGATAAGTTAATAATAATAGATGAAATTAAAATAAATGATTGTGATATAAATATATCTGATGATTCTTATTTTATAAGTGATTCTTTAAAAAATAAGATGAATAATTTAAATAATAAATACAAGATTATTTATAATAATATTCAAATATATTTTATAACAAATAAAAATAAAGAAAAGATTAAAAACAGAATATTAAAAATAATCAAAGTAATATTAACAGTAAAAAAATTATTTGGACGAGATTTATCATCGCAAAAAATAACTATATATGATATTAATGAAAATAAGAAGTTACCTAAAAAAAACAATGATATAATTGGTCCTGATAATTGTAATTCAGGATATTGCAATGTATTATACGATAAAGATAAGAATGGTGATATAGTATTATATAGGAATGAAGAATTTTATAAGGTACTTATACATGAATTAATACATGCTAATTTCATTGATTATAATATAATAATAAAACAAAAGGATAGTAGCATGGATAATAAAATATGTACAAATTATAACATATTATTAAATGAATCATTTACAGAAACATTCGCATGTTTGATAAATATAACATTAGTGCATTATTATACGAATATAAAAATAGAAGAATTATTTAAAAATGAAGTTAAATTTATGATAAATAATTTTAATAAAATAATGAATTATTTTAAAATTGAAAGTATGAAAGATATTATTGTAGAGAATGGATGTAAAAAATATTTTCGACAAAAAACAAATGTATTTTCATATTATATTTTAAAATCAATTAATTATTTAAATATAGATATTTTTTTAAAAATAATGAATACTCATTGTGATAAAAATTATTCAGTAAATAATTTTAATTATAATGATATTTATATTAAATTTATTTTTAAAAAAATAAATGAAATGGATAAATATATTAAAAAAGAAGATATCAATGATAAAAAAATTCGTTTGAGTTTATACGAATTATCTATATAATATATATGTTTTTTTAATAAATAAAAAAAAATCTATTTATTTTAAATAAAAATAAATAGTTTAAAGATAAAATAATATTATTAATTATGGGAATTAAAAACCTTAAAAATATATTAATTGCAAAATGCTCAAGTGCTATAGTACAAAGAAAACTAAATTCATATAATGGTATGATTATTGGTATAGATTTATCTATTTTTTTATATAAATATTTATATAGGAATGATGATCACATTGAAGGATTAACAAGATTTATATTAAAATTATTAAAGAACAATATATACCCTGTCTTTGTTTTTGATGGGAAACCTCCCAAAGAAAAGGGAGAAACTTTACAAGAAAGAAAACAAAAAAGAGAATTTTTGTTTATGAAAAAGGAGATTATAGAATTAATTAGAGATAACGATAAAGACGACAAGATCGTATTACATAATAAGATAAATGATTATATTCAAAATAATAATCAAAAATTTAAAATTCAAGATGATAAATTACAAATATATTTAAGTGATACATTTAACTATGATGAAGAATTAGAAAAAATAAATAAAAAAATAATTATAATTAAATCACATCATATTAATAATGCTAAAAAATTATTTGATTTATTTGGTGTTAGTTATATTCATGCACCATGTGAAGCTGAATCTTTATTGGCTGTATTATGTAAAAAGAAGATTATTGATTCATGTATTACAGAGGATATGGATATATTAGCAAATGGTTCTCCAACATTTCTAAAAAATTTTAGTGCAGATAAAAATTATGTTGATGAGTATTGTTTGGAAGGAATATTAAAAAATTTAGATATAACATATGACCAATTTGTTGATTTATGTATATTATGTGGTTGTGATTATACATCAAAAATTTATGGAATTGGATATGTTAATGCTTATAAATTAATATATAAATATAAAAATATTGAAGGTATATTAGAAAATATAAAATCAATGTCTAAATTCAAAGTTCCATCTGATTTTGATTATAAATGTGCCAGGAAATTATTTAATAATCCATTCGAATATGATGATATTAAAAGTCATGTAATGGAGTTAAAAATGAAAGAGCCTGACAAGGATAACTTATTAATATTATTAAAAAATACAAAATTGCATAATAAATATATAGAAGAAATAAATCTACATTTAATGACTTATTATTTAAATATTATATCTGTAAAAAGTTTTGAACAACAAGATATTCAAAAACAAACTAAAATTACCAATTATTTTATTTAGTCACTAAATATTTAGTGATAATAACTATAATAATTTAATAATAATGATATTTTAGATAAGATTGTATATTAAAAAATTCTAATTGGTCAGAATCTGTTAAATACCCTTCAAATAATAGTTTTAATCTTTCATCTGGGATAATTATTTTTTTATTTTCAGGATTCTGGAGATTATTTTCTTTAATATATTTGCATATTAAAGAAGTTACATGAGTTCTTGAAATTTTAATATTTTCATCTATATTTAAGAAAGTAGCTAATTTATTTGATATTTTTGTAGGTATTGCAAAACCACTTAAGTTATTATTCTTTTTTTTTTTCTTAGTATTTTTTAATATTTTTTTATTAAATTCTTTTCTTTCTTTTAATACTTCTTTATGTAATATTTTAACATTACTGTGTAGTGTTTTTATTATTTGTTGGGAATTATTAAATTGTATTTGTAATTTTTCAAATAATATATCAACAATTGATTTTTCATTTTCATTTTCATTTTCATTTACATTTTCATTTTCATTTTCATTTTCATTTTCATTTTCATTTTCATTTTCATTTTCATTTTCATTTTCATTTTCATTTTCATTTACATTTACATTTACATTTACATTTTCATTTACATTTACATTTACATTAGATATATCAATATTTTTTTCATATTGATTATTTATTATTATATTATTTTCAATATTATTTTCAATATTATTATCAGAAGTATAATTAAATTGTTCTGAAACAGTATCCATTTTAATAAATTATTATATAAAAAAATATAAAATAAAACGAGTGCATTATTCTAATAATTTATATAAATTTCAATTATTATAATATTTACAATAAGTAGATAGCTATGGGAATTAGTAATGAATTTAAATATTTCTTGAAAAAATTTCTTAAAATTGTAGTTATGTTTGGTATAATATTTTATATTAATATTGGTATATCAAATAATTGTTTAAATATAAAAAGTTATTATTATAATCGAAGTATATTATATTTTTTATTATTATATTTATGTATTTTTATATCTGATATTTTTACATCTGATTCAGATTATGTAAATAAATTTGTTTATGCATTATTAGCATGCATATTACTTATTTATTTTGTAAATTACTTAATTTATAATTATATGTATAAAGGATTTTGGTTAAGTTTATTAATATCATTTGGATTTTCTATTTTAATATTTGGTATATTTGCTATATCATTTTGGTATTCAATTGAATCAAAAGAAAAAAATAGACCATTATTTTTACAATTTAATTATGCTGATTTTAATAACAACACTATGACGAATTTTATATTATATTTTTTTATACTATATGGGTTTTTATTTTGGTTAACAAATACGAATAGTAAAATAGGAATATATTTAAATCAAAATATAACGGGATTGTTAGCAATGATATTAGTTATATATATAATATTTTCATATGCAATAAAAATAAAACTAATAGATTCTAAACAAATATTAAATACTGTTTTTACATATTTTTGTGTTTTATATGTTATAGGTATTATACAAACATATTTTATAATAGATAGTGTTCATAATACTTGTTATGGATTAGAACCAACAAATGAAAATAAGGAAAAAGGAGTAAAGGCAGAAATATTTGGTAATTTATTATTAGTAAGTATAGTAATAATATTAATATTAAATGATATACGTAAATGGTCATTTATGAATTATTTATCTTATTTATTAGTTACTTTATATATTATTTATTGCTTGGTTACGTTATCATCTTCTTATCCAAGTATTAGTATGTTATCATTCTGGGGTTTTATTGAATGGTGTATATTAACATCTTATAATAATCATGATACATTTAACTCATTTTCATTTGTAATGATGAATCATAAATATAATTTAAAATCAAAAAATCTAGAAGGAACTTAAATATAAATTAAAATATAATATTAATAAAGATGTCGGTAGATTCACTGATCGATACTCCTGAAAAATTATTAGAATATATTCATAGATGTCTTAAACCAAAAGAAATTCAGAAAAAGAAGAATGGTGAAGTTTATACAATGATGAATTTAATAAATGAAAAACTTGATAAATTAGATGAAATATATACTAAAAAATACAATAAATCAATATTTACTGAGAAAGAATTTAAATGGTATGATCCAGCTAACGGCATGGGTAATTATCCAATAGGTTTATATTATAGATTAATGGAAGGATTAAAAAAAAACATACCAATTCACGAAGATAGAAAAAAACATATTTTAGAAAATATGATTTATATGAGTGAAATTAATGAATTAAATATATTTGAAACAGAATTAATATTTAATTCATCAAAAAAATATAAATTAAATTTATATTGTGGAGATAGTCTTACAATAGATATACAAAAAGAATTTAATGTAAATAATTTTGATGTAATTTTAGGAAATCCTCCATATCAAGAGAGTAATATAAATCTTTCATCCAAAGGTGGTACAAATTTATATACTAAATTTATGAATCATGGATTTAATTTATTAAAAGAAAATGGATTTTTAATGTTTATTAATCCTATTTCTTTTATTGGACCATCTACAAATAAACAAATGGGTTCTGATATATTGCACAATATATTTTTAAAATATGATTTACATTATTGGAATATGAATGAATGTAAAAAATATTTCAAAGGTATTGGTTCAACATTTACTTATTATATTATTCAGAAAAGTATTTCAGATATAGAAACAACGATTGTAAGTGAATTTAAAAAAAATATAGAAATATCTACAATAAATATGAAAAAATATTATGATTTAAAATTTCTACCTATACATATTACAAAAGAAAAACTAAATTTAGTTCAAGAAATAGTTAATACTAAAAATAAGTTAAAAATAGAACGTATTCGAACATTGGATACATCACATAAAAATAAAAAAAATTTAAGTTTAGTGAAATGTGATAAATTTAAATATGTTACATATCATACAAAAACAAAAACATATTATTCAGATATTAAACAAGATATTTATGACAAACCTAAAATATTATTAAATATGTCTGGTCATATAAATATAGAATTAATTAAAGATGGTAATATAACAGAAAGTAAATTTTTTATTTTACCAAATAAAAAAGAATCTGAATTTATTTTACAATTATTTTCTGATAATAAAATTATTGAATATTTAGAATTATGCAAATATAGTGGATTTAATTCGAGAATAATACTTGATAATGTTGGATATAATTAATTTTTTAATAATCTATCAATAAAACAAGTAATATTTTCATTATTTATAAATGATTAAATTAAATTTAATAATTTATGATTTATTTATTTTAATTAATGAAAAATAATAATCATAAATTTAAATTATAAAAAGATTTATATAAAATTTTATACATAAATAAGTTACAAATTATTTAGTGACTATAGTTCTAATTTTATCAATATCGTATTTAAATTTAGAACCTAATAATTCTAATAACTCTTTTTTTTGCGTATTTTTATTTTTATTTGAAAAAATAATGAATGCGATTTGAGATAATAAGGTAGGATTTTTTTCTAAAAATAGATAAAAATTATATATCCATGCTTTTTCATTAAAATTTTCAAATATAATATATTGTTTATCTATTTTGATTTTATTATATATTTTATTTTTTGATAATTTTGTATTCATATTATGATAAAAATCCTCAAAAAAATCTTGTCCGTTCATATTATTTTTTTCAAAATCTATTTTAAACTCTTTTTCAATCATTTGAACATATTTTTTATTCAACTTATATTCAAAACCATTTATCATAGATTCATACATTTCATCATGCCACAATTGTTTATAAATAACTAATTCCTCTTTATTTATTTTTTTATAATTATTCATAGAGAAAGTAACAATTTGTGCACATATAGCTAATAACTGTATTAAATTAGACGTAGGTTGATGATCCAATATACGAAATTCAATTCCTACTCTTTCTTCTTTTAATAATTTTTTATATTTTTTAGTATTAAAAATAGGTTTATCAGTAAATTCATTTTTTTTCACATCTACATAATATTTTATAAATTTATTCTTTTCTAAAATATATATTTCTTTAAACTCTGGTAATAATTCTTGATAAAATAAACTATTTATATCTAAAGTTCGAATATCAGCTCCTAATGGAATTTGGTCATCTTCTGGTGTAATATTTGTTTTTTTAAATATTTTAATTAAATAATTCTCAATATTTATATTATTATTTTTAATATTATTCATATTGCTGCCATATTTATATGATGAAAAATATTTTTTATAAAAATCAACAGTATTATCTCTTGTATTTAATCCATTATAATTTATTATAGATTTATTATCAATGCTATCGTATGTTTTTTTATTTTTATATAAACGTATATGATTATTCTTAAAATAATCATTTTTAGAAAGATAATATTCGCTGATAAATGTATTATCTACACCATTTAGATAAAGTACATTTGATGTTCCATAACCTGCATACTCATTTAAAGATTGTCTTAAACTTGTCCTTGAATGAGTAAGATTATTTCCAATGGAATTCATATCAGGACTTGTAAAATAAGATGAAAAAATAGGTTCTAATAATTGTAATCTATTACCTAAAGAAGCATGTTGTTGAACAAATTTTTCAGGACTATCTTTTTCTTCATATGGAATTGTAATCCAAATATGAAAACTACCTGCGTAATCTTTTTTTATTTGTTTAAAGGATGGTTCTATATTTTTTAAAATAATTGTTTCTTGTAAACTGCATGTATTATGATATACAATTTTTCCAAAATTCTCAATAAAATTATGCAATTCAGGTATTTCATTTACAATTGTAAAAAATACATGTTCTATATACATTAAATCATCAAGTTGTTTTTTATAATTATTATTTTTAAAATCATATGTTTTGAATTCTAAGGCAGTTGTTTGAGACGAATAATCAATATGTGGAATTTTTAAATTTATCATATTATCTAATTCTTTTAGTAATTTTTTATCATCAAATTTTTTTAAAAATGTATTTAATTTATTATTATTTTTATTAACTATAAAATTATATTTTTCACAAAATTTTTCTACAGTTTCAAATGTAAATTTTTTTTTATTTTCTTTCTTATAACTTAATATAATATAAGTATCATTATTGTCCAATTTATATTCAATATTATTTATAAAAGTATTTGATTCAATGTATTTTTTAAGATAATTTTTATATTCTTTTTCAAAAAGACCTTTTTTTAATTTTGTAAAAAATATTTTTAACTTATTTTTATCATAAATAGAATTATGTAATACTTTCATTAGTATTATATTTATTGATATACTATTTGTATCATTTGTACTCAAATGATCTTTTACCATAAAAGTTTTTGAAGAAAATAAAAAATATTTTTCATTATATAACCAAATATAATAATGTAAATAGCGTACCCAACTATTAATGTTATCATTAAAATAAGTTGAATGGTCTAATGGATATTCTGAATTAGAATCAATGCAATATTTTATATATACAAATGGATTTTCATTATTAATATTTAATTTTTTATTGTTTTTACTATTTTTACTATTTTTACTATTTTTACTATTTTTACTATTTTTACTATTTTTATTATTATAATAATCTAAAATTTTAATAGAATATTTTGTAAATAAATTCAATAAAAAACTAGACTCAATAAATAAATAATCAGGAATATATTTATAGTCTTCTACTATTTTTTTTATAATAGTATTATCTAAATCCAAAATATTCAATTTATTTGTAAATCGTATTCGCATTTCATGTTCAATGCCTAATCCCCAATTTACCATATTATATTATATATAAGATATATAATATAATCATATAAATTGTATATCTTATATAAAAAATAAAAAATTAGAATCAAAATTAAAAAATAGTGAATTTAATTCGAGAATAATACTTGATAATGTTAGATATAATTAATTTTTTAATAATCTATCAATAAAACAAGTAATATGTTCATTATTTATAAAAGTTATATTTAATTTAATAATTGATTCATTATTTTTTTTTAATTTTACTCCAGAATAATAAATATTATTATTTTTAATATTTATTTTAACATCTTTTTTATAATCATTCATTATATAAAAATTTAAATTATTTACAGCACTTTCTTCATCATATATAAATGTAATATTAAAAATTAATTGAATATCAAACTGTTCTATTTCTTTTGGTATAGAAATATAATAATTAGTAATATCTCGAAATGTTAAATCAATATTTAATATTTTCTCTTGTTTTTCTAAACTTGAATCAAAAACAGGCATTTCCAATTCTTTAAAATCTAAATTATTTGATAATATCATTAAACCATTTTTTTCACTATATCCATAAAAATTTTCATCGTCATAAATTAATAAACCACTAACCATTTTATCTTGCATACCAATACTAAGACCTTTGTGAAAAGAACCTCCGCCTAAACATGTAAGAGTGCCATAGTTATAATTTTCACCATCATTATTCATAGGAAAAACATCCTTTTTACCACTTAATACAAGTGTATTAAATTTATTATCTTTGTTGAACATTATTTAGTAAATAATAAAAGTATTTTAAATATTAAATATTAATAAATAATAAATCATTAATAATAAAACATAAATCATTAAATATTAAATAATAAATAATTATTTATTATTTAAAATATTCGTTATAATTAATTATTATGACAGGAGGACTTCTTGTATTAGCAGCTTACGGGGCTCAAGATAAATATTTAACAGGTAACCCTCAAATAACGTTTTTTGTTGGTGTTTATAAGAGATATACAAATTTTTCTATCATACAAACACCACAATTATTTAATGGTGATTTTGATTTTGGAAAAAAAATATATTGTCAGATTGAAAGAATTGGAGATTTAGTAAGTCAAATGTTTTTAAAAATAAAGTTACCTTCATTGGAGAAATATAAATATAACGATGCGAATGATAATGAAATAGAATATTATTGGATTAATTCTGTTGGACATGCAATTATTAAAATAGTTGAATTGGAAATTGGTGGTAATTTAATTGATAGACAATATGGAGTATGGTTGGAAATATGGAGTGAATTAACAGTTCCTCTTAATAAAAGAGATGGATTTTTCGACATGATTGGAAAATCGATTAATCCTGTAAATTTTGATAATAATAAAGAATTATCATTATATGTACCATTGCAATTTTGGTTTTGTAAAAATATAGGATTAGCATTACCATTAATATCAATACAATCACAAGAAGTAAGAGTAAATTTAACATTAAGAAATTTAAATGAATTAATTATATCAAGTGATGGTAATCCAATAACAAATAGTCCAAATAAAGATTCAATTAATATTTTATCAGGAAATTTAGAAGTAGATTATATATTTTTAGAAGAAGAAGAAAGAAAAATATTTGCTAAAAAAGATTTACAATATTTAATTAAACAAACACAAGTATTCGCAAAATCATTAGATACTCAAAATTTTAATAATCAAATTATTGAATTTAATTTTAATCACCCAGTTAGTGAACTTATTTGGGTTATTCAAAATAGTTCAGTATTAATTCCTTATTCATATGGTGGGAATGAATGGTTTAATTTTTCAACACAATCATATAAAAATGGTGAGTTAAATGGTATAGATCCAATGATAGATGGTAAGATTTTAATTGAAGGAAATGATTTAATAGACACAAAAGATTATAAATATTATAGAACAGTTGTTCCGTATCAACGACATACAAATGTACCAAATAATTTTATATATATTTATAGTTTTTCATTACATCCAGAAGAACATCAGCCATCAGGTACGTGTAATTTTAGTAGAATTGATAATTCTGTATTACAAATGAAATTATCTGACGAATTGGTAAATCCAATAATACAAATATTCGCAGTAAATTATAATATTTTAAATATTTCAGAAGGTATGGCAGGAATAGAATATAGTAATTAATTGAATAATGATAATATTTTATTATTAAAAAAATTATTTTCTGAAAATAGTGTTAAATTATAACAAATACATTTATTAATTAATAATATATCATCAATACATATATCATTATTATTTTCTAAAAAGTCACGTATATTTAAATTGAAATATTTATATTTTTTTGAATTTTTTTGAATAGTCCATAAAGAAATAGAATCATTGTATTTTTTTATGTCCCAGTCTAATTTTGTTATTATTACATTTTTTTTATATATAGAAATATTTAAATTTTTATCATAACAATCAATAAAAATAATAAAATAATTATCTTTGAAATATCCATTAAATTTTAATGTATCATTGTTTTTAGTAATTTCTGAATAATACGATATATGAGACTTATTTAAATATTTTATTGTTAAATTTGGTTTAAAATATATACTTTTAATATTATTGTAGATAGGTTTTTCAAAATTGAAGTTAATACAATTAGAAGATTCTGATAAAATATATTCCATAATATAATATTCCATAATATTATTTATTATTATACATAATTATTATACATAATTATTATACATAATTATTATACATAATTATTATACATAATTATTATACATAATTATTATACATAATTATATTATTTAAAAAAAATTGATTTGTATCATAAAATACAAGGATAGGACAAGGATAGGACAAGGATAAGACAAGGACAAATGCAAGGATAAAAACAAAGATAAATACTATAAATTATTATTTTTGATTTAAATATATACTTGCAATAATAAAATAGACAGATTTTTTCAAAATTAATTTTAATATATGTATTTCATATTATATTCCATAATATTATTTATTGTTATACATAATTTTGTTATACATAATTTTGTTAAACATATTAAAAAAAAACAAAAATTTAATAATAATAATAATAATAACAATTATTATATAATGTTAAATTATATTTTATCTATTATTTCCAATAATTCCAATAATGCCAATAATTCCAATAATGCAAATTATTCCAATAATTCCAATAATACGAATGATGAAAATCATGAAAATGATGAAAATGATGAAAATGATGAAAATGATTCAAAAAAAAAAGATTTAAATAATAAATACAATCAATATCAAGATATTGAATATGGAATGTCGAATCAATATAAAGATTATATTGAAAAAAATAATTTCAAAAAAAATAATTTCAAAAAAAATATAAATTCAGAAAGTATAAAATATAATAACTATAAAGTAATAAAATATAATTGTTATAATTGTTATCGTGAGATAAAAGCTATAATATATATGTATAAAGATAATTGTTATTGTAGTACGGAATGTCGTAATAATTGGATTAAATAAATAATAAATAATATTAGTATGAAGGTTATTAAAAATATAAAACCTATTGATTTAATTCATATTTCAAATAATTATAATATAATAAATAAGAATAATGATGATTATATAATAAATATATATTATTTGTCTATTCAAAAAATACAAATTTTAGTTAGAAAAATTAATGCTATTACTGGATGGAATTATAATATGAAAATTCAAGTATTTGGTAAAAATAAAAATGAAATATTTGACATAGGAACATCACAAAAAAATTATAAAAAAATTAATATTTATTCAAAAAATATAATATTTGATAAAAAACCAAGTAAAATATTAAAAATACCCAAAAAAATAATACAAACACATAAAGATGATATATTCAATAATGAATTATCATATAATTCAATACAAACATTTATCGATTTTAATCCAAATTATGAATATACATTTTTTAATGATGTAGAATGTCGTGAATTTATAAAAGATAATTTTAATAATGAATATTTATATTATTATGACATAATATACCCAGGTGCATTTAAAGCGGATTATTTTCGATATTGTTATTTGTATATTAATGGTGGATTTTATTTTGATTGTAAAAGTATATTATTAACAAGTTTAGATGATTTATTAACAGAAAATGATGAATTAGTTTTATGCCAAGATTATCATAAGTTAGGATTATACAATGCTGTAATTATGTCAATACCAAATAATAAAATATTTATTAATTTAATTAATAAGATAATTTATAAAATCAATAATTTTAATAATATTTATAATCCAATAAAAGATTATAAAAATTATATAAAATTGGATAATATATTATCATTAACAGGACCAAACTTATTATATGAAGAATTTAATTTATTAGAATTGGATTATAATAAACATATATTAATGAAACATGATATTATTGGCAATTATAAAAATTATAAAAATTTAATTATTAAATTTAGAAAAGAAATATTTATGTATAAAAATTATAATAATTTTATAATAAATTCTAAACATTATTCTGTATTATGGAAAAATCATCATATCTTATATAAAAATCATTATTATAATAATAATAACCATTTTTATATAAGTCCATTTACGAGTAATACAAATGAAAGTGTAAATAATATTGAATTTTATTTAGTAAATGATAAAGTATTAATGATAAGTAAAAAAAATATTAATTATAATTTTGAAGTAAGTATAATAGATAATAAAAGTAATTATACAAATATAGATATTATTGGTAAAAATAAAATTTATTATATATTTGATTATGAGTCATACAATGATTTTAATTATTCAATACGATCTATTAAAATAGATGATAAATATAATGATATTATAAATAAAACATATGAATTTTCAATTAATAAAATATACAATAACTATTTTTTAATTATAATGAATAAAAATATGAATAATAATACGAATAACAATACAAATAACAATTCTAATAACAATACAAATAACAATTCTAATAACAATACAATAAAAGATGATATTAATCTTGAAATAACAACAAACTTAATTAAATTTGATTTTATTTTATCTAATTCATTAAATGAAAATTATTTAATTGAAAATTATTTAATTGAAAATATAACAAATTTGTTTATAAATTAAAATATTAATAATGTTTTAAAAATATGAAACTTGATATTGATACAGTTGTACAAAAAAGAAATAAATATATAATTAATAATGAATATGAACTAATTAAAAATAGGAATGATGATTTTCACCACGTTATATATTATTTAAGTGAAAAAAAGATTGAAATAATTGTTCGTAAATTAAATGATAAATTAGGATGGAATTATGATCTAAAATTAAAAATAATAAGTGATAATAAACCATATATTATATCCATAGGGAGTTCTGAAGATAATTTTAAAATAATAGAATTATATGTAAATTATAAAATTGAGCACAGAGAACATAAAAAATTATGTTATATACCAAAAAAAATAATACAAACGAATTATGATATATGTAAAAATTTAGCTCATTATAATACTACAATGAGTATATTAGAAAAGAATCCAGATTATGAATATAAATTTTTTAATGATATTGAATCACGGAATTTTATAAAAGATAATTTTATAATTAATTTGCAAGATAATAGTGAATTAAATAATGATATATCTGACGTATTAAAAACATATGATTTATTAATATGTGGAGCATTAAAAGCAGACTTATTTAGATATTGTTATTTATATATTCATGGAGGTATCTATTTAGATTCGAAAATCTCAAATTATATTGATTTAGATAAAATAATAAATGAAGATGACAAATATGTTATATGCTCCGATGATGCGTATGAATCATTGTATAATGGGATAATGATAATAGAAAAAAATAACTTTAAATTATTACAAATGATTAAAGAAATAATAAATAATGTAGAAAATAAAAATTATTTAAATAATATACATGAGCCAACGGGTAATATGTTATATTATAAATATTTCAATGATAAAAAATGTATTATGGATAAGAAAGTAAATAATGTTTATTTTAATAATAAAGTAGCATTTAAATGTGATTATATAGATTATTATAAATTAGATTACAATGATTTTAGAAAGGATTATATTAATAAAAATTATTATTATATTTATAATCTATACATTATGAATTATATGTTTAGTTTTGGAAAAGATATTCGTAATAATATTTTTACAATATTTCATTTAAAAGATAATATATTTGTTCTTAAAAATAATAATAATACAGGATGGGATAATACAATAAATATAAATATGTTTAATATGTTAAATGGTGTTAAACGAGTAATTAAAATAGATAAAAGTAAAGATTCTGAAAATGTTTTTACACTATAATTTGTATTATTATCAATATTAAAATTATATTAAAATTATGGATTTTAATATAGAATCAACTTTATCTAATAAATATCTAAAAAATAAATATGATTTTTTAGATATTGAAAAACATATAAATTATTATGAAGTAGAATTATTTTATTTAGAAAAAAATCTATTATATATAAAAATATGGAATAAACAAAATAATACATGGACTGAAGATGTAAAACTTAGAATATATACTATAAATAATGATAGTTATGAAGATATATCAATAGGTGGATCTGTTTATTATGAAAAAGAAATGGAATTATATGTAGATATAGATTTAGAATACAATAAACAAATTATAAGAAAAAATATACCTAATAATGTTTTATTAAATAAAAATAATAAAATTAACAATAAAATTAAATATTATAATACAAAAAAATTTATACATATTAATAATTATTATATAATAAATAATGATTTATCAATAATATATGATTTTATTAATAATAAATACCAAGAAGTAAATAAATTAGTAGAATATATTTTAAATAATAATATAAAATTATTAATTTATATTTTATTATATTTAAATAAAAATGGAGGTATTTATGTAAATTATTTTGTAAAAGATATAAATTTAGATGATTATAATATTGATGACAATTTATGTTTTATAAATAATAATTTGATAAGTGTTATTTTTTCTAAAATTAATTTTTTAAATGAAGATTTATTATTTGAAGATTTGAAAAAGAAAGATATAATTATATTTAATAAATATTTAAATAATTTTACAATAAAATACGAAGAATTAATTATTGGAGAAAAAATAGATAAAATAGAAAATAATTATTATAATGATAGTTATTTATTTTCTAATTATAATTTTTATATATTATCCAAAAAGAATATTAAATATAATATTGAAGAATTACAAGGAGGATATTATTGTTTAACAACAAATAATGAAAATGAAATTGAACATGATATTGTAATAGAAATACATGATAATATTAAATATAATAAATTTTTTCTTTCTGATGATTATATAAAGAATAAATTTAAAAATAATTATATTATAAAACTTTATTAGTAAATATTAGTCTATATTAGTAAGTATTAGTAAGTATTAGTAAAATAATATTTTTAAATAATCATGGATGATTTAAAAATAAAATCTTTTATTGAAAAAAGAAATGATTATTTTATATTAAATAATTATGAATTATTAAATATAGATAATCATGATTTTAATTTAATAGTCTATTATTTATATGATTACAAAATTAAAATTATAATACGTAAATTTAATCTTGAAGATAAAGGATGGAATAAACAATTAATATTAAAATTATATAATAATTATGAAAATGATGATAATAAAAATGATAATAAAAATGATAATAATGATGATAACAATGATAACGAGATGATAATAATAGGTTCATCTAAAAAAAATTGGAAAATATTTAATTACAAAACTAAAAATAGAGTTTATAAAAAAGAGTATAAAAATATTAAAATACCTAAAATAATACATCAAACATATTCTAATAATAATTATCATAATATATCACATTATAATGCTGTTCAATCTTTATTAGAATTTAATCCAGATTTTTGTTATGTATTTTATAATGACATTGATTGTAGGCATTTCATTAAAATAAATTATAATAATGAAATATTAAATTGTTATGATCGTATCTATCCCGTTGCATATAAAGCAGACTTATTTCGATATTTAATAATGTATAAATATGGTGGAATATATTTAGATAATAAATATATTTTAAGAAAATCATTCTATTCAATAATTAATACAAATGATTCAACTATATTTTGTAAAGATATCAATGATAAATTATTATTAAACTCCATACTATTATCAGAATCAAATAATGATAAATTTAAATTATTAATTGATAAAATAATAAATAATGTTGAAAATAATTTTTATGGAATGTGTCCATTACATCCAACTGGTCCAAGATTATTTTATGAGTATTTTAATAAAGAAAATATAAAATTAAATCATAAAATACAAGAACCTAAAAAAAAATATATAAATTGTTCTATACAAGATAACAATGATAATATATTATTAAATACATTTTATGATGGATATTATTATAATAAAAATCATAGAAATGAAATTAAAAATGATTATGATTATTGTCATAAAAATGATTTATTATATTTTAAAAAATTTATTACAATAAATAATTATAAATTTTCAATATTAATAAATAAAAATGTTGTATTTAATGTAATATTATTAAGTAATGATACTCAAAAAATAACAATTCAAGTAATTATTCAAGGAGTAAATATAAATGATATTAAAAATATACATCAATTTGTATTTATAAACAATAATAACCATACTATTGTTTATCTTAATTTAAAAGATGTTTTTAATAAAATTATTGATATATTTGTGTAAATAAAAATATTATATATTATAAATAATAGATTTAAAATTTAAAATAGGGTACATCTTTATGTGTTGTTATATTTAATTCGTGTAATTTCATAATATATTTAAAAAAAAATCGATACACTTATAAAAAATAGAGTAAGTTAAAGTGAGAACACTGATAATACTAAAACAGTAAAACAAAATGGCGTTATCTAACATGGCAGACATTTCATTAGCGATTGAAAACTTAATTGATTCAAAGGTTAAAATAGCGATTGAAAACTTAATTGATTCAAAGGTTAAAATAGCGTCTGAAAAAGCGGCTGAAAAAAAACCAGTGTGTCCAATTTGTTTGGAAAATCCATTTTGTCCTGTATGTATAAATATATTACATGAGAGAGATGGAATGAAGTGGTACGCAAAATGTCAAGCAACATTACGCAATCCATGTTGTTTAACATGTGTGCGAGCTCATTTTATTACTAAGATCAATGATGGAAGTGACTTAGTATGTCCATATAGATGTTGTGTATCTAAAAAACCATCAAATAATCAAGTATTTCTGTTATATGGAGAGCCAGCAAGAGGACCTAATGATCCAGCAGATATTTATACTTGGTCATTATTGGATACATATGGTGTGTTAAATAGAGTATGTCCAAGATGTAATATAGAATGTACTGATTTAGAATCAGTAATAAATCATAATAAAAAAGATTGTCCTGAGAGACTTATTCCTTGTAAAAAATGCAAGGTTTTGGTTAAATTTAAGGACATAGATGATCACATAGAAGAGAAAGGCCATGAACATAGTTTTATGATTTTTTAGTAATTAAAAATTATTGATATATTTGTGTAAATAAAAATATTATATATTATAAATGATAGATTTAAAATTTAATTTTCACAGTAAATTAAAAATTATAAGCATTATGATTATATGTTATACATTATTTTTAACAATGTATAAGGATGATGATTTTACTGGTTTAATAGAAATAGATAAAAAAATAGGAAATATTCATAATAAAGATGAAACATTATCTGAAGAAATAATATATACTATTGATAGAGTATTAGACAGATTTTCATTTGTTTTAGCTACTGTTTCAAGTGTTGGTTATGGAGATATTATTCCAAAAAAACGTTCATTGAGAATTATAAATTCATTATTTATATTAACATTGATTTATTTAATTTTTAATTAAAATTATTTTTATACTTATACACTACTTGATTTAAGTAATTTAATATATATATATATTCTTTTCATATATTTATAATTTATCAAAAAAATCGAAACAAATATATAATTAATATATTGGAATGAAATAAAGAACAAATTCATTAATTTAGTAATAAATTAAAAACAAAATGTCTAAATTTTATATGATTAATAAAAATACTGTTATATTTCAAGGAATTAAAAAAATTATTCATGATATTATTGATGGAATATTATCAGACGAAGATGACGAAGATGACGAAGATGATGAAGATGATGAAGATGACGAAGATGATGAAGATGATGAAGATGATGAAGAAATATCCATTAAATGTTATATTTGTTATGAAAAAACATTCTGTCCTGTAAATATAAATATATATAAATATTCAGACAGTATGTATACACTAACAAAATGTCCATATTCATTGCGTAATCCTTGTTGTTTAACATGTATACGAGCTTATTTTATTAATAAGATCGAAAATGGTTTTAAGTTAAGATGTCCAACAAATTGCTGTAAATCTGAACATCCTCTTAATAATGAAATATTTAGATTATATGGAGAAGTATTAAGAAAAAAAGATGAACCTGCAGATCTATATAATTGGAATATTTTATTTAATTGTGGTATATTAAATAAAATATGTCCAAGATGTAATATAGAATGTACTGATTTAGAATCAGTAATAAATCATAATCAAAAAGTATGTCTTGATAGACTTATTCCTTGTAAAGGATGTGATGAATTAGTTAAATATAGAGAAATTCATAATCATATAGAAGAATATATTGAAAATAATGATGGTTCACACCCACCATGTAGATTTAAAATATATACTTAATGATATATTAAATTTAATTTCATAGTAAATTAAAAATTATAATAATTATTTTACCTGTGTTTTATACACATTTTCGTAAAATTATTTTCTGGTAATAATTTGATTCGATTGATAAATTAAACAATACATTATGAATATCATATGAAGAATCACATGAAGAATAATTATCTGTAAAATTTATATTGATAAAATGTATATGAAATTGAAAAGCTGATGGAAGATAATGTAAATTTATTTTTAGATTTTTTTCTTCTAGTTTATATAATTCACTGATTATAGAAACTGTTTTTTGAATCATATACTTAATTAATGGTATATGTTTGCTTTTTAATGATCGAATACATCTAATTCTTTTGTCAGTTGCTATACATAATATATGTAACTTTGATATATCTTTACAATCCCATACATTTGTTGGGATTACAATAATATCTTTATCTTTATATAAAGGTTTTTCTTCTGATGTACCGTCTATAATTTTATATATCCATTCATCTTTTGTAATAGATTTACTTTTATCACGACTGTTAATAAATCTTGTATAATCTTGATATGTTTCTTTAATAAATATCTTATTATCTTTTTTATCTTTATTATCTTTACAAATAATAACTTCATCTTTAACTGTAGTAATTGCGTCACATTTTGTAAAAGTTTCATTTTCGATTAAACATGATGTTTCTTTATTTGAAATAAATAATGTTTTAATTTCTTGATTTGGGACATTCATTGTTTATAGTATATTTTTTATAGTATATCATAATATTTAGGAATAAATCAATTTTTATTTTACTAAATCTTAAAATAATATGTAAAAACGTCATTAATTTTTTCTAATATTATTTCACATAATGATAAATAAATGTAATATATTTATAAATTATACATTATTATCAGTATTTTCACCATTATCATCATCATTATTGTCATCAGGGGTTTCAGATACATCTTTGTCATCAGGGGTTTCAGATACATTTTTATTTTCAGGAGAGTTAGATATATCTGTATCTTCTGGTAGAGAATGACGAGTTCTCTTTTTTTTCTTTTTAATTATTTTATTACTTATAATTTCTTTATCTTCATCATTCGTTTCTATTTCTAAATCACAGTCTTTTAACTTTTTAAATAAATATTCAATCCTTTCTAAAAATAAATTTAATTTATTTTTATGTGTTGGTTCAGTAACATGAATATGGTTTTTATTATCATCTGAATCATTATCGATGTCATTATCAATTATATCTAAACTATATCTATTTGTTAATTCTAAATATAACCATATTTCTTGATTTATCTTTGATTTATAAGAACTATATAAAAAATATTTTTTATCCCATTTATAAAAACTAATAAATGATGTAATTAGACTAACTAATAATTGAAGTGTCCATACTGTCCAAAATAAAACTGTATAATTTGTATGATCTTGATTATTATTTATTGATAATAATGATGGATTTAATATACCACAAATAATAATAAATATTTTTGATTTTTCATAATAATTTGAGACAGATTTAAAATTATCTATACAAAATAGATTTATTCGTCTAAATCTTACCAAAATTAGATTTTTTTCAAAATTAGTTAAATTTAATGATTGTATAATATCATATAAAATTTTAAAATCTTTAATATTATATTCATTATCAAAAAATTTATTATAAAATTTATAAAAATATCCATTATTAAAATATTCTATTGGTATAATACTCATGTTATTATAATTAATTTTATTATCATATATTTCTTCCACAGAATTAAGTTCATAAATATTATCTAAATTATTATTTTCTAATATATTTGAATTCATATATTAGAATATAATATTTTTAATTTATATTGTATTGTTATTAAATATAGTTATTGAATAGTTTGTAACTTATTAGTGACTATATTACACTTTTTTGTATTTCAATAAATTTTTCTGAATAAATTGTTAATATTAAATTTTTAACTTTATTATAAATATTATTATTATTTACATATAAACTATATTTGTGTTGAATAATATTATGTTCTTTATTTATTTCTATTTTATCTATGAATTTATCATTTTCATATAAATCTGTTTCTATTTGATTATATATATTATATATCTTTTTCATTGTTGTATCTACAATATATTTTGTACTAATAACTTCGATATTGTTATTATTTAATATATAACCATATAATTCATTAGAATCATATATTATATTTAAATTTTTGTCATTATCTAATATTTTTCTCAATAAGTCACTATATTTATCAGTTGACATATATAATAATTTCTTCATTAATAAATCAATATGACTTATATCCCATTCTTCATAAAAGGAAGTATATTTTTTATTTTTATCGAAATATAATAATGATATATTTTCATGAAATAAAGTTATATATTTTTTTATATCACTATAAGTGAATAAATTATATTTTATTAATATATTTTCTTTTTTATATTTTTCAAAACATTTTTTATAATGTCTGTCTAAATTATAATTACATGAAAAATATTTAAAACAACATTTACATTGCTTATTTGAAACAGTATCATTATTTGAAACAGTATCATTATTTGAAATAGTATCATTATTTGAAATAGTATCATCATTTTTAATACATGGTATTTTACTCATTTCAAATAATATATCATTTGGGATAAAATATGTTGTTAATTTTTTAGTGCATATTTTTTTTTTAGTAAAATGATTTATAATTGTACTTCTTTTATTTGTATTGAATTTGCATCTATAACAGAAATATATATTTTCCATAATATATATTAATTATTATATCTTATATATAATAATTAATAGTTAGTATATATTATATATTTTAAATAATAAGTATTACCATGTATCATTCAGTAAATTATTAAGATATGTATTATATGAATGGTCTGTTAATAAATTAAATTTATTTGATTTTAATGTAATAGGTATTCCAATATGTTCATAATTAATAAATGGAAGTTGTGTAACTATATCATTTTCGTTACAAAATCGATAACAAATAATATTTTTAATATTATTAAATGATTCTTTAAAATGATTATTACCTACTTTACTGCCACCGAATGTTACTATAATTATTTTATTTTTAGTAAATACATATGAAGAAAAATATCCAAATAATACACTCATATTTCCACCTAAACTATATCCACTATAATATATCATATAATCATCAATTTTTAATGTTTTTATAAAATTAATAATGTTGTTATAAAGTTTACCTTTAAAAATTTGTTGATAAAATCCATTATGTATTTTTATTTTCTTATTATTTAAAAATGTAATTTGTTTTAAATTTATTTTAAGATTATATTTCATATGTATATTTTTTGAAGTACCTCTAAATATAATTTTAATATATTTATTTATATCATTCCTTATAATCATACAATACATATGTGTAATTTCACAATTAAAATATTTTATAATATAATCATTTTTATCCATATCTTTACATTTTTCTAAAAGAAGAAAATTATCTTTAAATATATTCTTATTATTTAATATATTTATTAAATTTTTTTCTTTATTATTTTCATCAATCTTATAGATTAATATTGAAAATAAGAGTAAATTTAAAACTATTTTATAATCAATAATATCTTTTTTTGAAGACATCTATACTATATAAAATAATTTTTTTAATTATTGTTAGTATGAAAATATTTATTTTACCATTATTTATTTTATTTTTTTCATTATTTATAAATAATTATGAATTAATATATAAAAATATATATAAAAATATATATTGTAATATAAGTATAAATATGAATAGTAATGAATTGCCGAATTTTACGAACTTTAAAATTGATGAAATTGAAAAATCATTAACAGGTATAATATCTCAATTAGAAACAGATTTTGATATATTAGAAAATAAAATAAAAAAAGAAGATAATAAAAATAATTTTTATAACTTAACAATTTATGAAAGAGAAAAGATTGGATACTCTTTAAATAATTTTTGGAGTATAACATCACATCTTAATAGTGTGAGGAATAGCAATGACTTAAGAATTGTTTATGAAAAAATGTTACCAAAAATTATTACTATTAGTAATACTATATCACAATCAAAAATATTATATGATGGATTAGAAAAATCATTACAACAAGATTTAACACCTATACAAAAAAGAATTATTAATAAAGAATTACAATCAATGAAGACTGATGGTGTTAATTTAAATGTCAAAGATAAAAAAACCTTTTTAGATATATCTTTAAAATTAGCAGATTTGTCAAATAAATTCAGAAATAATGTATTAGATTCAATTAATAATTATAAAATGGTTATTGATACGAATGATAAAAAAAATATGAATAAAATGCCTGAATCAGCATTAGAATTATTCTCAGAAAAAGCAAAAACAGAGGGTTATGATGATACTACGCCAAAAGATGGTCCATGGATTGTTACATTAGATGGACCTTCTTATATTGCATTTATGACACATTATCCAAATAGTGATAAAAGAAAAGAATTATATAAGGTTAGTATTCAGAAGGCTTCCAAAGGTGATTTAGATAATTCTAAATTAATTATTGATATTTTAGAGACAAAAGATGAGTTATCTAAATTATTAGATTTTAAGAATTATGTTGATTTATCATTATCTGAAAAAATGGCGTCATATGATGAAATCGATAAATTATTAAATAGTATATCTAAAAAATCTATTACAAAAGGAAAAGAAGATTATGATGAGATTGTAAAATATTCTAAATTAGAAAAAGTAGAATTATGGGATTCCACATATTATTTAGAAAAGATGATGGAAGATAAATTAAAATTCAAAGAAGAAGATCTAAAACCATATTTAGTATTTGAAAACGTATTAGATGGTTTATTTACGTTAAGTGAAAAAATATTTAATATTAAAATTATTGAAGTTAAAAAGGGTATTGATGTTTGGCACCCTGATGTAAAATATTTTAATCTTTATGATGTATCAAATCTTGATGAACATATTGCATCATTTTATTTGGATCCATTTGTTAGACCAGGTCAAAAAAAAGGGGGTGCTTGGATGGATGAATGTATTGGAAAGAGTAAAAATTTAAATAAATTTCCAGTAGCATATTTAATATTAAATGGTACACCTCCATTAAATGGAAAACCATCTTTAATGACATTGGGTGAAATGGAAACATTATTTCATGAATTTGGACATGGATTACAGCATATGTTAACTACAGTTGATGAAGCATCATCAGCAGGAATTAGTAATGTTGAATGGGATGCTGTTGAATTACCATCACAATTTATGGAGAATTGGTGTTATCATAAAAAGACACTGATGAGTTTTGCGAAACATTACCAAACAAAGGAAGTATTACCGGATGATTTATTTAATAAAATAATAAAACAAAAGACGTATCATGTTGCTAATGGAATTAATAGACAAATATATTTTAGTATGTTGGATTTATATATACATAAAAATAAGATTACAGATATACATAGTATTCAAAAAAAAATATCGAAAAAATATTTAGTGAAAGATATTGACGAAGATGATAAATTTTTATGTGCTTTTGAACACATATTTGCTGGAGGATATTCTGCTGGATATTATAGTTATAAATGGGCAGAAATAATGTCATTAGATGCTTTTAGTGCTTTTGAAGAAATAGATATGGATAATGATAAAGAAATAAAAAAATTAGGATTAAAATTTAGAAATACTATTTTATCAAAGGGTGGGGGTACAGATCCTTTAACTGTATTTAAAGAATTTAGAGGAAGAGAACCAAAAACTGATGCTTTTATGAAAAATTATGGATTATTATAATAAGTATATGTATTATAATAAATTCGATTGAATATATCAACCATTAGAAAAGAAATAAACCATCAGAAAAGAATAATCTGAAAGTTCTATTAACAAATACATAATAACATTTTAAAAATTTTATTTAAGATTATTAAATAAAATAAATAAAATCTTTATTGTTATCATTACTTGTTTTTTTATCAATATAATTTGGAATTAAAGGACATTTTGAATATGTATAATCATACATCCCCACATTAACTGTATATGAATCACGTGTAAGATGAGAACTACATTCTACATTAACAATTTCATCAATACAATTTTCATGTAAAGAATTATCGCTAAATAACCACCATTCATTTAATGTTTTATTTTTAAATTCACTAATTGATATATTTAATTTACTTGATTGTAATAATAATAATTTTTTTTCCATTTGATTTACAAAATCTAAATAATTTACTATTTTTTCTTTTTCATTTGAAATACCAAAACTAATTTGATGTTGCATTAATTTACCAAATGGTAATAAATATCTTGTTTTACATGCTTGTAAAATTGCGAAAGCCATACTATAAGCTTTTTCCGCAATACAATTTACATCATATTTTAGTATTTCATTAATAATTTTATATCCTTCTTCGACAGAACCACCAACACTGTCAATAAAAATATATAAATTGTTTTTATTAGTATTCAAATTAAAATCATATAAAAAAATATTTGTATTTTTTTCATCAATTATACCTTTTAAAGTTAAAACATTTGTTGTATTTAATTTAATTGTTTTAATATAAGAATCTGTAATTATAGATTTTTTTTCGTTAATTTTGTTATTATCTTTTTTATCTTTTTTATCTTTTTTATCTTTTTTATCTTTTTGATCATTTTTATATGTCAAATAAGGAAAAGAAATATCATAATCATTATAAAAATCAATTACTGGTAATTCTTTTGTTAATTCTTTTTTTATTGATTCTGTTTTTAATTCTTTTTTTATTGATTCTATTGTTGTTAATTCTTTTGTTATTGATTCTGTTGTTATTAATTCTTTTGTTAATGGATTATTAAGACTATTTGACATATTAAAAAATAATAAAAAATTTAAAAATAGTAAGGATGATTTCATTAATATTTATAAAAATATTAATTCTATAAAATAAACAAATTATATTTTAATTGTTTCAAATTCGTTTCAAATTCTTTTCGATTAGTTCGACAAACTCTTTTCCTGTATATTTTAAATTTAAACTATCAATGTCAGTAATCACAGTTTCTTTAAAATCATCATCAATTGGCTTTTTTAAATAAAACCAATATGATCTATCTTTTTTTTCATAATATAATTCATTATAAATAAAAGTTTTATCTTCTTTTGAAATTATAAAACCTTTTTTAACCATTTTTATCAATCTATGAATTAATGAATTATGATCTCTTGACCATTCTTCATGTGTGTCACCTGGATTTAATCTCCAAATCTTTTTTTTAGCATCATCTATACCAGAACCTGTTAAATCATATATATATTTTGTATCAAAATCATATAATAATGAATTACATGGTCCATCTAATGATTTTTTTAAAACATCTAAATTATTAAGTTCCATTTCACCTTCTTCAATTGAAAAATATTTTTTAAATAAGCCTTGTTTAAAATTTAAATTTTTGATTTTTTTTAATAATTCATTTACTTTTTTATAATCTCCGATATATATACAATCTATATCCTTCACTTCTGTATCATTTAATAAATCACGCATTGTTCCTCCATAAATAAATATTTTTATATTATTGTTTCTTAAATAATTAATGATATTTTTACAAGTATAATGATTATTAATAATATTTTGTAATTTTCCTTCAAGAATATTATATAAATTTTTAGCAATTTTTACTTTTTTTAATTTAGGATATTGATTTTTTATAAATTTATTATAATCATTGCTTATTATACTATATAAATTACGTAAATCTATTTTTTTTTTATTAAAATTATTATATAATTTTTTATATATATTAATCCATTGAATATAAAAATTATTATATTTTTTAAATGAATTATTATTTTTTAAATTTTGTTCTTTGAAAAAAGATAATGGTTTTTTAATAAAATTATAATCAATTATCTTTAATTCATCAGAATTAAATTTATTATTATTTAAATCTCTTATATATTTTTGAAAATCAAGACTTAATGAAAAACAGTTTATCTTATTAAATAATAAATTTAATATATTTTTATCAATATATTTTTGTGTTAGATCTATTTCGTCAATTATTTTTAATGCATTATCATATATCTTTTCATTCGGTTTAATTAAAAACATATGACTTCTTTTAAATTTATTTCTATAACAAAATCCTGCTGGATAATTTAAATTAAATATAAAATCTATATTTTTATTGATTAATTGATATTTATCTAAATAAAGTATTTTGTCATAATTTGTTAAATTAAATATTTGAAATTTAGTAAAAAAAAAGGATAAATTTTTATTAAATACTTTTTGTACAGATTTAACTTTTTGTGTAGTCCTAACGTGTTCTACTTTAATCATTTTTGTATAAAAATTTCTGAATATGTTTAATTTATATTGAGGCAACTCAGATGTATATAATAATACAATATCATGAATTGTCTTCGTTTTTAATAAACTTGTAACTAAAATGATATTATATATAAAATCCGGAGTATCATCCGTTAGTAATGTTACATATGCACATTTCATATATTAATACATTATATTATATTTTATTGTAAATAATATATAATATTCACCTAAATTAAAATAATTATTGAAATTTAGTAAAAATTAAGCATTTTCATTTTTTTTTTCGTATTTTTTTATGAAAATTAAGCATTTTCATATTTTTTTTTCATTTTTTTTATGAAAATTAAGCATTTTCATATTTTTTTTTCATTTTTTTTATGAAAATTAAGCATTTTTTATCATTTTTTAAGAATTATATTGAATATTTATTTATATTTTTTTAATTTATTTATCAAAATAAAAATTTATATTGATAAAATATAATAATAATAATAATTTCATTGTTGAGAATGTTTAAATATTATTTAATTATTTGCTTAGAAAAATGCTTAGAAAAATGCTTAATTAGTTGCTTAAAATATTTTTTGTTAATTTATAAGTTTTATATAAAAAATAATAATTATTAAAATATTATTTTATTTTCTAATTTAAAAATATTTTTAACACTTTTTTTACTAAGCAAATTTTTAAGCAAATTTTTAAGCAAATTTCTAAGCATTTTTCTAAGCAAATTAAATAAATGAATAAATAAAAATGTTATGATAATTATATTGATATATAATTATATTTTATTATATTTTAATATTTTTTTAATAAATATACTATTTGTTTTATTTTTTCGTTTTAATTCCAACACTTTGTTATAAAATCAGTTATCTTGTAAATATTAATAAATGACTGTTGTTTATTTGATAATTAATTATATATATAAATCATATATTTTTTATAAAAAAATGAAAAAAAATATGAAAATGCTTAATTTTCATAAAAATAATGAAAAAAAAATATGAAAATGCTTAATTTTCATAAAAATAATGAAAAAAAAATGTGAAAATGCTTAATTTTCATAAAAATAATGAAAAAAAAATGTGAAAATGCTTAATTTTCATAAAAATAATGAAAAAAAAATGTGAAAATGCTTAATTTTCATAAAAATAATGAAAAAAAATAGTTTATAGATTTTTTAAGCATTTTTTTTCATTTTTAAGCATTTTTAAGCATTTTTAAGCATTTTTAAGCATTTTTAAGCATTTTTATACTCAATAAAAGTAATAAAATATATAATAATAAAATATATCTTAATATATTATTGGTTAAAATAAATAATAATATATTAAGATACATCATGTAAAATACAATATTAAGCAATAAAGTATTTAAAATAATAATGCTTAATATATATTATGAATTATAAATGTTATAGATGTTTTTACAAATCAAAAAAAAGTAATGTTTTATCACATTTAAATAGAAAAAAAATTTGTTCTAAATCAATTGATTGTGAATATAATGATGATGAAATTGAATTATTAAATAAATCACAATTTAATAAAAAGAAATCAAATAGTAATATTCAAAATAATATTCAAAATCAAAATATTCAAAATATTCAAAATCAAAATATTCAAAATATTCAAAATATTCAAAATCAAAATATTATAAATAATACAATTAAGATTGATAATTTAATACCATTTAATGAAGATTGGGATATTTCACATATTACAGAAAAAGAACAAAGGATGATTTTATTTTCAAATTTTATATATACTACCTTTTATAAAAATATATTAAAGAATGATTCAAATTCAAATATAATTATAGATGAAAAAACAAAAACATGTAGAGTTTATAAAAACGATGATAAAAATGACGATGGTAAAGAAAATATTTATAAAGAAGAAGATCTAAATGTTATTATTCAAGAATCTATGATAAAATTAAATAAACAATTAAAAGATATTTTTGAAAAAAATTTTTGTGAAGAATACAAACCACAGACAGAACAAAATATCTCAAAATTAATAGATTTTCTTGAAGATATTAAGAAAGAAATAGATGAAAAATTTAATAATTTTATGAATATACATAAAATAAAAGATAATGTGAATGATTGTTTTTCTTTGATTTTAAAAAATAATCAAGATGTAGCATTACAATTTTTAATAAATAAAAACGAAGATATATCTAAAGGATATTAAAAATATTAAAAAATAAATTTTTTGAAAAATATGTAATAAATTAAAAGAAATTGATTTAAATAATAAGTAACAATAAAATAGAGTAATATCAATGAAAACATTATTAATTGTAGAATCACCTGCTAAGGCGAAAACAATTGAAAAATTATTAGGAGATGGTTATATAGTTAGATCATCATTTGGACACATTCGTGATTTAGAAAAAGAAAATTTTGGAGTTGATATAGAAAATGGATTTAAACCAAATTATAAAATATGTGATGGTAAAGGCAAGGTTATTAAAGAATTATTAAGTGCCGCTAAAACTGTAGATAGGATATTACTTGCCTCGGATGAAGACCGAGAAGGCGAGGCCATTTCATGGCACATAGCAGTAATGTTAAAATTAAATATTAAAGAAAATAATAGAATTTCATTTCACGAAATTACAAAAAAGGCGTTAGAAAATGCTGTATCAAATCCAAGAAAGGTAGATATGGATATGGTTCATAGTCAACAAACCCGTCAAATTTTGGATAAGATTATTGGATTTAGTTTAAGTCCATTATTATGGTCTTATATTGCACCGAAATTAAGTGCTGGACGAGTCCAAAGTGTATGTTTAAAGTTAGTTGTGGAGAAAGAAGCAGATATTGCTAAATTCAATGATAAAAAATATTATAAAACAAAAGGAACATTTGATAATGGATTGGAAGGGTTTTTAAATCATAATTTTGAAACAAATGAGGAATTGGTTCATTTTTTAAATGATGCTAAAAAATCCACATTTAAAATTCATGAAATTGAAAAGAGTAAAACAGAAAAAAATCCACCACCGGCATTTATAACAAGTAGTATTCAACAGGAAGCAGGTTCTAAATTTGGGATTAGTTCAAAAAGAATTATGAGTATTTTACAGAAGATATATGAAGCAGGATTAATTACATATCATAGAACAGATAATGTTAATTTAAGTAATCAATTTATTGAGTCAATCAATGAATATGTAAATGATAAATATGGTTCAACTTATTTTAAAAAAAGAATATATAAATCAAAAGTTAAATGTGCACAAGAAGCACACGAAGCAATTCGTCCTACAAATTTATCAAAAGTAATATTAGATAGTAGTTTTGACACTTTTGAGAATAAAGTATATCAATTAATTTGGAAAAGAGCAGTAGCATCACAAATGTCACAAGCAATTTATGACAGTTATAAGATTATTATTGAAATAAGTAAAAGTAAATATGTTTTTGAATGTAAATTCGAGAAATTAGTTTTTGAAGGATATAAAAAAGTATATGACGAATATGTACCTAAAAAAGATGCTGATGAAACACCAAAAGTTATGAAAGACGATATTTTATTATCAAAAATTAAGAAAGATGATATAATTAAATATACTAAAATCGTTGGAAATGAGAAATATCAACAACCTCCATTAAGATATAGCGAATCTACATTAATTAAAAAAATGGAGAAACTTGGTATAGGAAGACCATCTACTTATGCTAATATTATTGAAACAATTCAACAGCGTAATTATGCGAAAAGTATGAACATTGATGGTATAAAGAAGGATGTAATGAATTATGAATTAGTCGATGATAAAATTAAGGAAATTCCTGATAAATTTGCTATTGGTAGTGAAAAAAGAAAATTATTACCAACAGATATTGGTAAAAATACAAGTACATTTTTAAATGATAATTTTGAAGATTTAATGAATTATTCATTTACAAGCAAATTAGAAGAAAGTTTGGATGATGTTGCAAATAATAAAATTAATTGGACAAAAGTATTAACAACATTTTATTCTTCTTTTGAACCTAAAGTAAAATTATTGAAATCAAGTGCTTCTAAAAAGGAAGCATTTCAGAAGAAAGAAGATTCCAAAAAAAATTTAGGAATCAATGATAAAAATGAACACGTATTTGCATATGTTGGTAAATATGGCCCAGTTTTACAATTTGTAGATGTGGAGAATGATAAAAAGGTGAGATTCCAAAAATTGGAAGATTTTGACGTAAATAAAGTTACATTAGAAGATATTCAATCGGTAAAAGGATTTGATTATCCAAAGGATTTAGGAGTACATGAAAATAAGAATATATTTGTGAAAAAGGGTAAATTTGGATTTTATCTGGACTATGATAAGAAAAATTATAAAATATTAGGTGATTATGATGAGGATTTAACATTAAGACAAGCGATTGAATGTTTAGTTGAGAAAAAGAATAATGATATTCATAAATTTGGAGATTATATTGTGAAAAATGGACAATATGGACCCTATGTTTTATATAAATCAAAATTTTATACGATTCCATCAAATTATGATTTAGATAAATTAACAAAAGAAGATTGTGTAAATATAATTAAAAATCCCTATCCAAAATCAAATGATAAAACAAAAAAAAATTCAAATGATAAAACAAAAAAAAATTCGAATGATATTCATAATTTTGGAGATTATATTGTAAAAAATGGACAATATGGACCCTATATTTTATATAATTCTAAATTTTATAAAATTAAGAAAGATCAAAATGTACAAAAATTAACAAAAGAAGATTGTATAAAAATCGTAAATGAAAAATAAAATTATTTAGTTATATATAATTATGTATTGATTTTTAATGAAAGAAATAATGGTCTCATAATTGAAGATAAATTTTGTTTATGATTCAATAATGCGAACATACCAATAATTCCACCTGTTGATAATACAAGTTTTTCTAAACTTATACCATAAATTTTTTTTGTATTTGTAATATATAATTTATTCATTGTATACCATGATAGCATTAATGGGATTAAATATCCTCCGCATACACTTACTTCATTTGGAATATATAATGAATGAATCATTGGTAGTTGATGGAATATAAAATCACCTGAAAGAAGTAATGGATATGGTATTTCATAAGTTTCATTTTTATAACGTATAATTAATTTTCGTGGATATATGTATGTCATATATCCACCAATAATTGATGTACATATAATTGATGTTTTTAATATATTGTTCATGGGAATCAAATTACTATTATAAAGCATATATCCTGTAAAATTATATGTAGTCCAATAAATCATATTATGATATATAATAATATTAATAATTTTGTAATAATATTTTAATATAAAAACATATATATAAGTATATATAAGTATATATATATATAAGTATATATATGAACAATGACTAATATTTCTAATATTAAAATAAAAAAAGAAGATATATTAAAAATATATTCACAAAAATTATTACAAGAATTTCCAGAAATTAAAAATGAAAGATTTATTTGTAATATTGAAGATTTACTTGATAATATAAATAATTATGAGGATATAAAATATCCTCATATTAATATTAAAATTAAATTAAAATTAAATTGTAACACAAGTAGTACTACATATAGTACAAGAGAATGTAGAATATGTGATAATACTAATACAAAAACAAAATGGATTTGTAATGATGCTATGGTTGTTTCTAATAAAAAAATATATAACAATCAAATAATATTATCTGAAAAAAAAGTTTTATATTATCCTAATAAAATTCCTAAATATAGTATAATTATATACGGATCGACATATAAAGAAGATTTTACAGGAGGAATATTTGAATTTAGTGATGGAACAAAAATAAAACCACGAAAAAATATGTGTATATTATTCAATAGCAAAGAAGCTTTTTATATACATAAAGTTCGTTCAGGAATTAAAAAAGAAACGTTTGTAACTCTTTACTAATTTTTTGGAAGTTACTGGTAATTATTCAATAATATATCAATATTATTTTTATTCAAATGTAATGGAAATTTAAGATTACTAATCATGTAATCAATATTTAAATCTTTATGTACGGTTTTATTATTCTTTTTATCATTTAATAATTTCAATAAATTAATTCTTAAAAATAATTCTTCAAATACACGTTTTGTATTTCTCATTCCTTCTTCATTATCTGTATATTTATTAATAATATGATAAAAAACATCATTATCAAAAATTATATCATTTTCAGATAATCCAACATTGTTAATAATTTCTTTTAATAAATATTTTTTCAAAATAATTATTTTTTCATCAATATTATACCCTTCAAATTTTATAATTGTTAATCTATCTTTTAAAATAGGATTAATATTTTCAATATAATTAAATGAGAAAAATAAAATTGCTTTTGAATAATCAAAATCAATACCACTAAAATATTTATCTTGAATACAATTATTTTGTGTCTGATCTGTCAGATGTATCAATAGATTTTCAATATTATTACCTTTTTCATCATTACTAATTTTATCTAATTCATCAAAAAATATGATTGGATTCATAACTTTTGTTTCAATTAATATTTCTATAAGTCTTCCATAATGTGCACCCTCATATGTATAAGAGTGTCCTTCTAATATAGATATATCACTCGCACCTCCTAAAGCATAAAATGAAAATGGCTTTTGTAAAACATTTGATATACCATTCTTAATTAAACTTGTTTTACCTACACCTGGTGGTCCTTCACATGCAATTATCTGTCCTATTGAGTTAGGATTTGTTATCCATTGAGCTAATATCTGCATAATTTTATTTTTTGCTTTATATTGTCCATAAATTGTTTGGTCTAATTTATAATAAGAATCAATCAAAAATTGTTGTATTTTATCTGGTTTTAAATTAAGTTCCATTTTCAAATAATTATTAAAAGGAATTTTTGATAATGAATCAATCCATTTACTTAATTTATGATATTCATTCTCTTCTTGTGATAATAGTTCAAAATGATCTATGCGTTGTAAAATCATTGATTTAGTACTAATATTTAAATTTGAGTTTATTATATTATATCTTAATGGTGTATTGGAATTTAAATGATTATATATTTCACTTTCTTTTTTAATCATACTATTTTGTTCATTTTTAGTTAGATTTTTAAAATAAATATTTTTTTTATGTTTATTTTTTTTAATTGTTTCAAGATCACCTTCACTTGAAGCCCTTCTTTTTTTTTTTACTGGACGATAATCTTCATTCATTTCATCATCGTCAATAAAATCATCATCAATAAAATCATCTTCCTCAAAATCAGAATCTAAACATTCAAACTCTATATTTTTTTTTTTGGAACTCATATATATATATTTATGCATACTAATTTTAAATTAATATGTTTTTTAAAAATAATAATACTATTATATATATGGATAGTGACTGGGTTTTCAATTTTGATTGTAATCAGCCAATAACAAAAACATCAAAATATTTTGATGATAATATTATACCAACTGTTTTTTATCAATCTGTTATCAATAGAAGTAAAGAACAAATCTATACTGTTATTAAAAATAATCCTAAATTAGCAAAAGATATTATTGCATTTTATCAATATTCATTGGCTAGTTCATTTAATTTTAAAAAGAATGCAAAATTCGGTGCAAATACAAAAGTTAGATGGGCATTAAATAATAATTTAGAAATAATAATGAATTTTAATGATCAAGTTGATTACTATAAATATATTGTTGTGCGAAAATGGAATATGACAAATTTTGGATTTTTATTTCAAACAATTCGTCAATATTTAAGTGATTTAAGTTATGGATTATATCTAATTAAAAATAAACATTGTGGATCTAAATATTACTATAAGTTAGGAATTAATGTTACAAATGACCAAGAATTTAGAGTTTTTATAAGAAATTTTGTATAATTTAATAAAATTATGTATAATTTTATGTATAAAATTATGTATCATTAACTTTATTAAATTCCTCTTTTACATAATATAATATTTCTTTAAAATTATAAATATTATTAAAACAAAAATTTTTTTTATCTTTTATAAATTCAATCGCACCATCAACATCCATTTTGTATTTATAAATTAAATAAGATGCTATTATTGTTGGTGACCTCATAATACCCCAATAACAATGTACAATTACGTTTTTATTTTGTTTTATTTGAGCATCAATGAAATATGTTGCGTGAATTATTCTTGATTTAAATTTCTCAATATTTTCTATGTCTTTACTATCTTCTATATCAACTCTTAATATTGGTTTATTATTAAAATGATGATGAATTGGTATATCATTTGTACAATTTACGATAGAATCAATATTATATTTAGTTAATAATTCAATATTATTAATTGATTTTGTATTACCTAAATATAAATTTGGACATATAAATACAATATCATTATTATTTGTTAAAACATTAAATATACTTAAATTTGTTTCTGACTTTAATTTTTGTATATTTTTATAAATAAACGTATTAAAACTATCCATCATATATTATATTGTTAAATTTTTAATTTAATATGAACTTTGACAGAAATGTTTATTTTTATCATAATAATCACATACACATGATTTACCATATTTATTGCATTTATCAATTGTATTTTTAGTACAACAACATTTGTCATCAGTAAAATTATTATCAAAACTTTCTACATTGTTTAAAATTATATTATAATTCATTATAAATATACTTATTAATAGTAAAAGGAAAAATAGTCCAATTAATAAGTTGTTATCCATATTATTACTTATTAAATTTTTTTTGAAAAATTAAATTTAATATCCTTCACGAATATCTTTTCCTTTAGCAATTTTAGGTTTTCCATCATCTGTTAATCCTAAAAATTGTACAGTTAATAATTTTCCAATATATTTTTCTGCATTTTTAAATAATTCTTTTCTTTCTTCATTTGAACCAATTGGAACAATGTCAAATTCAATACCATTTTTTAATTCGCAAATCCAAATTACAAGACCTTTTTCTCTTTCAGAATCCTTAAATCCTATAATTTTAAATTCTTCTTCTTCAAATTTCTTAAATTTTTGTAAAAATTTAGATCTTTTATTAGGCTCATAAATACTATTTATGTCACGAATCATTAAACCTTCCCCTCCTCTTGATACATACATATCATGCATTTCGTCGGCTTTTTTAAAATCATTAATCAAAGAAGTTTCTACTAAATGAATTAAATTAATACTTTTTATTTCCATTAATTGTTTTAATTTTTCAATTCTTTCTCTAAAAGGCATTTCTGGTGTATTTACGAAATAAATATCAAATATATTATATTTAATTTTATCAATTTTCTTAAGTTCTAATTCTGTTACTTTTTCAGAAGTTAATCTTACTAATCCAGATAATTCTTGAAAACTGAATTCATCGGTAAATAATTCACCATCTATATAAATATCTTCACCTACAATATTAAAAATATTCTTTAATTGATTTTTTAATATATTAAAATTGTCAAAGACATTTCCTGCTCTTGATTGAATAAATATTTCGTTATTTTTTAAATAAGTAACTCCTCTCAAACCATCTAATTTTGGTTGTACATAAGCAGGAAAATCAATTTTAAATGCTTTAGATTTTGATTTACCTGTATATAAATCTACTTTTACTTTATCAGCAAGCATAGGTTTAAAAATAGATGTATTATATTCTTTTTCTTTTTTATTAAATTTAGATTGAGCTTCCAATATTGTTTGTTCTAATATTGTCCTGCTTGCTTTTCCTTTTTTTATATTTACCCTATGTTCAGCTTTCTTTCCATCACTATATCCATTTAAAGTCAAAATTTCATAGTGTGTATCATTAATTTTATTAATTTTTACTTCCCATTCATAAATTTTACCATTCGTTTCCTTTGATAATTTTTTAAATTTGGGTATTTTTTCACTACTTATTTTTTCGATGATTTCTGTCATTTTATATTATATATGTTTCTATTATTTTATTTAAATCAATTTTTTTTAATTCTAAATTATTTAATATATAAATTTTTAACTTAAAGATTTATATATTAAATAATATATGGTACATAATAATGATGATGACAGGAATTTAGAAGATTCTAATAAAAATATCAATGAAAATATAATTGAAGATACTATTGAAAATACCAATGAAGATACCAATGAAAATATAATTGAAGAGACCAATGAAGAGACTAATGAAGAGACTATTGAAGTGACCAATGAAGAGACCAATGAAGAGACCAATGAAGAGACTATTGAAGTGACCAATGAAGAGACCAATGAAGAGACTATTGAAGAGACTATTGAAGAGACTATTGAAGAGACTATTGAAGTGACTAATGAAGAGACAAATGAAGATAATAAATCAGGCGGAACGAATGATTCAGATGAATATGATAAAATAAACGATTTTAATGAATTAAAAAATATTGATAAATCAGTAAATGAATCAGAAGATAAATCAGTAAATGATTCATCAGATAAATCAGTAAATGAATCAGAAGATAATTCAGTAAATGATTCATCAGATAAATCATCAGATAAATCATCAGATAAATCAGTAAATGAATCAGAAGATAATTCAGTAAATGATTCATCAGATAATTCAGTAAATGAATCAGAAGATAATTCAGTAAATGATTCATCAGATAATTCAGTAAATGAATCAGAAGATAATTCAGAAAATGAATCAGAAAATGAAATAAATAATAATGTAAACGATTATATAGATGTTGCTATGATAAATAATCTTTTATTTATCAAAAAAAATATGGAATTGTTTAATTTTATAATAAAACATAAATATATTATTTATATAATAAGTATGTTATTTAGTTATGGGGAGACCATATTAAATTATTTAATTTTAATAAAATTATATTCTCAAAATCAATATAAAACTATTAAAAAATCTATATTTATTGATAATTATATTACGAATTGTTATTTAATTAATGATACTGATATAATAGAATATAATTATATTGAATATTTTGGATACATGGATATAAATAAAGAAATTTTCGAAGACACATTTAAAGTAAATAATTTAGAAATAACTAAGAATTGTTGTATATTAGTTAAATATATATATGAAGAATGTCAGTATAGAGTATATATTAATTATGATAGTTTAGATGATAAATTTATATATATACCATTAAATATTACAGATATTAATGATAAAAATATAGAAAAATATTCAAATAATGAATTATATTTTTATAACAATGAATGTAATGAAATAGATACAGCTTCAATAAACGGTATAGATATTAAGGAAATAATTCAGGAATGTAATGGACCATTTAATGATTTTGGTGTATTGAATAATAATAAGATATATATTAAATATATAATGAAAGAATTAAATATTGATACATTGGAAGAATTAAATATAAAATATACAAATTTTCATTTAAATGAAGAAAAAATGGAATTAGAAGATAATATTATCAAACTAATAAATGAAGATGAATATATACATAAATATATGTATAAATAAATAATAAATAATAAATAATAAATAATAAATAATAAATAATAAATAATAAATAATAAATAATAAATAATAAATAATAAATAATAAATAATAAATATATATTATTATTATATAATGAATTACAATATTAATCAAATTAGTGGTAAAATGGCAAATTCAGGAAATAATGCACCATCACCTATTGCATTTAATATGGGTACTGGTATTATCGGATCATATGATAATTTAAAATTAAAAACAAAAAGCAAAGATTCGTGGAGACACGAACCTTCTAATCCCCCATTAAAACAAGGTAAAATGTTTGTTCCTCAAGGAACACCACTACCATTGAAGAACGAAATGATTTATAGTGAATTACCAAAAGATTCAATGTTTATATTTGCTAAATCTTATTCAGATCCATCGTGTTGTCCATCGACATATTCAACAGATAGAGGTTGTGTATGTACTACACCAGAACAAAGAAAATTCATAGGAGAACAACGAGGAAATAATAAGACTTATGGAAATTATTCTTTTTAATTTTTTTTATTAAATAATAATATGGATACTAAATCAAAAAAATGTATTATATGTGCTATACCAAATTATGAAACGATACAAAAAAATGGTAAATTTAAAAAATATTTAAATATAAATGATAAACATTTAAATAACCTTTATTGTTTATTAAACAATGAATCATTGTTTTATGAAGAGATATATTCTGATTGTAATGATACGAATGATACGAATGATACGAATGATACAAATGATATAAGTTATATTCAACATAAATTTGGTTATTCAAACGATGATATTAAAATATTATTGGAATTAGAAAAAAAAAAGTTTTATATAACATCCTATAAAGGTATATATACTTATAAGCCAAAAAATATAAATAAACTTGTTGAATATATATATATTAAAAGATTTATTCACGATTCTAAATCAAATAATGTTATTAAAAAAATGGCTGAAATATATAAAATGTCAAAATTAAGATATCCAACAATAAGCGATAGTACATTATATTCACAATTATTTTTTGCATATTATGTACAATCATTAGTAGATGAAATAGAAAAGAAATATGGAATTGATTTAACATTAGATTTTAGTAATTTTAATGAATTATATATTTTTTTAAAAAAGAAAGGGTATGTAAATAAATATTATAAAGAAATCATTTATCAAGTAAAAGATTATTTGAAAATAATTGATAAAAAGTTAAAAGATGATAAAAATAAAATAGATAAATTAAAAATACAAATAGTAGAAGACTCAACACGTTTTAATTTAAAATTAGATACCAAAAAAACATCATATACAAATGAGAATTTTAAACTAATTAAAGAAAAATTAGAAAAAATAAAAACAATAAAATAAAAATATTTATTAAGTATATGGATATTAATTTTTTAATTAGTTTATTAACAATTATCGCATTTGTTTTATTAGGGTATTCACAATATGAATCATATGCGAATGAAGTAACATCCGTTAAATCTTCTGTTGATGATAATGAATATTTAGTACGTGACAGAGATGATAAACAAGAAGCAGCAAATATGTTAGCAACAATAAGAAATAAATTGCAAAAATTAGTTGATTCAATGAAATTAAAATACCCAAATGACGAAAGTGTTATTAGAATGAATAAAAAATTTAATGCTGATAATATATCAGAATCAGGAAAAAGTAGTCAATATACGTCTTATAGTGTAAATAAAGGTGAAAAAATAGTATTTTGTATTAGACAGAAAGATGAAAATGAATCATTTGTAGATTTAAATACGATAACATTTGTTGCTATACATGAATTAGCACATATTATGACAAAATCAGTTGGTCACACAGAAGAATTTTGGAAGAATTTTAAATTATTATTAGAAGAATCAATAATAATAGATGTATATACAAAAGAGAAATACTCCCAAAATCCGAAAGAATACTGTGGAATTAAAGTTACAGATAGTCCAATTGAATAGATTATGTAAAATATTATTTTGTAAAATATTATTTTGTAAAATATTATTTTTGTAAAATATTTAACATAGATGAAATTATATATTTTTAAAATTATTAAAAATATATTAAAAATATATTAAAAATATATTAAAAATATATTAAAAAATATATTATTAAATAGTAAGTTATGTCTTATTCTAGTCAGGACAAAAATATTATTTTTAATATTGAAAAAATATCAAGAAGTAAAAGAATTGTATATATATTTATTGGATATATTGAAGAAGATATTAAGAAGATATTAAATAAAATTGAAAATAAAGAAAGTATAAAATCTAAGACAGAAATTTCAAAATTAAAACAAAATTATAAAGATGAACTATCATTATGGATTAAATTTATAAAAGAAAAAGTAGATATAAAATTTATTTATAATTATATACGAATAAATGATAGTATATCAATTATAAAAAAAAAAATTTTTTATTATTGTAGTTCTCATACTAATAATAATTATATATTACCAGAAAATCAAGAATTGTGGATAGTAAATGAAAAGAAAGAAAAAGAAATAATAGGATTTTATTATGAAGATTCAAATAAAAATAAAATAAAGATGAAACCATTAGTATATGAATCAGCTAATATAGATACTAATTTTCAAACCAAAAAAAAATATACATTAAACAACAGTGAAAATAATATATTGATTTATGATTTTATTAATTTTTCAGGAGTCACTAACAATACGATATATATTACTGATGCATTAGAAGAATATAATTATTTAAAAGAAAAAAAGAAATTAATAAATAAAAATTTAATTAGTTTTTATTTTAAAAAACATTTTCCATATTTAAATTTAAATTTCGATATAAAAAATGTTAAAAATGATTATTTATTGAAAAAAAAAATGTTTGATAAAGAATTAGTATTATACAATATTTTTAATAAATATAAAAATAATAATAATAATTTTATTGGTAATTATAACATAACATCTATTAATTTTAAATCAAATGAAATAGAAAATATTCCTAAAAATATGAAGGAATCACCACCATTAGATTTATATCAAATATTTGATTATGTAAGAGAAAAAAGATTAGGGGATGATTTACCATTCGTAAAATATGGTGATGAAAGTTTTAATATTCCAATATCTCTTATATCAACAGAAGCAATTAGTAATAATAAAGTATCCGAACCAATTATAAATGATTGGATAGGTATTAATAAAATTACCACAAAAATTAACGGAATAATGATAAAAAAATATATCAAAGATTATAATAATGAACCAAAATATATATCATTAATATTACGAAAAAACAATGAATTAACAATTAAATTAAATTTTAATTTTAATGATAATGTTAATTTAGATGATATATCATATAGTTTAAAGATTTGTAAAAAATTAATTGAAGATATAAATAATAATATTGTATCAAAAAAACTAAATATTAAACAAAAAATAGAACCTCCGGATTTAGATGTTGATAAACAAAATATTAACTTAAAAAATAACACAAAACTAATATACTGTAATATTTACATTCCAATATTACAAAATTTAAAAATAAATTTTAATGATTTATATGAATTTTCCAAAAAATTTCCAGAATATTTATATGACGAATCAAAAGACTTAAATAATAAAAATAAACAACGACTTATAAATGTTATAAATTTACGATATAAAAAAGTTAGTGGATTTATTCCAATGACTGATATTATAAAAGATATTGATATTTTAAAATCAAAAGGTGAATTAGATATTAATATTATACATATGATTAGTAAAAAATATGATAAAACATTTGATGATGTAACAAAATATATAATGGAATGGAAGAAAAAATATAGTTCTTATATATCAAGTAGAATAGATCCAGAATATAAAATAGGTGTTGATATAGAAATTACAAATAATAGCATAAAAATAAACCAAATAACGAGTTTTTATCAAATAAATATTATTTATAATTTTATAAAAAACTTTTTACTAATGTTTTTAAAAGAGAATAATAATAGTAAATTAGGACAATTCATAAATAATAAGAAATTGAATAATCAAATTATCGAGGAAGACAATTATATAATATCCTATGGAAATGATAAAATGGAAAATTATAATAATACTCTATTGGATTCTGTTGAATTAGATATTATAAAAGATAAATTATATTCTTATTTAGATGATAAAAATTCTACTGAATATATAAATAATTCAAGATTAATGTCATCAGACTCAGGTATTGCAAAAGATGAAGATATTGCTCCAGAATTAAAATTAAGATGTGATGATGCAGTACCAGATCAAGATAGATGCACAGATGCTTGTAATGATCCAAGTTATTATTTAAGAAGATTACAAAGATATGATAATTACTTATTTAGATTTAAAATGAAAAATAATAAAGGAGTTCAATATTCAACAAGATGTGGTGCTGCACAAGGAAGACAACCAGTTGTTTTACTTAAAGACCCAACAGAAAATCCTAAAATTAATAAGGAATCTTATACATATAGTTTAAAATATAGTTCAAAACCAGAAGAGTTTCAAAGATGGTATATTTGTCCGAATATTTGGTGCCCAGTTTGTGAAATACCATTATCAAGAAGTGAAATTGATGAAAAAACAATTCAAGTAAGATTATTAAGAAGAGATGGAGGACAATGTAAAACTGCCCTATGTCCATATGATAATAGTCATCAAGTAATTATAAGAGAAACGAATCAAATATATCCAGGATTTATTGGTAGAAAACATCCAGATAAATATCACTGTCTTCCATGTTGTTTTGCTTATCCTCAAAATTCGATAAAATATCCAAAAACATATTCTAATTATAAAAAATGTTTGGGTGAAGATGTAGAAGAAGTTAATTCTAAAAATGGTATGATTTATATATTAGGAAAACCCAGTCCAATCGAAAAAGATAGATATTCTATACTTCCTGCTGAAGTAACAAGAATATTAAATACAAGATTGGAAACAGGATACTTAAATATAAATAAAGGTTACGTAAAAAAAGGAATTAGACACAAAAATAATCAATCATTCTTATCATGTATTGTTAATATAGTATCTTGCATTGACGATGATAATAGTAACAATATTGATGAAAATAAATTGAAAAAAATATTAATTGAAAAATTAGATATAAGTTTATTTAAAAGTTTACATAATGGTAATTTAGAAAATATATTTAATGACCCTAAACATAATTTAACAGGAATACAAAATTTTAAAAAATTTTTAAATAATGATAAAATAATCATTGATCATAAATATTTATGGGATTATCTACAAAGAGATAATATTTTATATAAGAGTGGTGTAAATATAATTATTTTTGATAATAATGATATATTATGTCCATTTGGGGAGAATATATATGAATATTATGACGAAAATAAAAAAAGTATTTTAATTGCTAAAACAGATAATTATTATGAACCAATATACTTTCTTGAAGGTGATGGTAAAAGTGCTGTTAAAAAATGTATCTTTAATAGTGATTTACTTGAAATAAAAAAAGTATTAGAAATATCAAAAGATGGATGTGCAGGAAAACATGATATAGATTGGACACAAATATTAAAAAAAAACGTAGATTTATATAAATTAAAAATTGATAATACATCATTTAGATTTGATTATGATTTAGTTTATACGATTAAAGAGATATTAAGAGCAATACAATTAGACAAATTAGGAAAAGATTTTATTCCAAAAATGCAGTATATTGATAGTTATAATAAAGTTTTTGGAATCGTATTGAAAAATAATTTATATATTCCTGTAAAACCAAGTAAATTATTTGAAAAAATAAATTACAAAGTTGTTTATAATTTAAGCACTACTGAATTAATAGATTACAAAGATGTTCTTAAAAATACAAAAAAAATTAATAAATATACAAATTTAAAATACAAAATTGAACATAAAATAGTTGATAATAAAGCAAATAAATATATTATCGCATTAATAAATAATAACAATAGATTAATACCTGTTAAAAGAACAATTGATAAAGACCGTGAATTAAAAATAAGTAATACTAAATATTTTAGTGATATTAATGAATTTATTACACAAAAAATTTTAATGAATGATAAAAGAATTGAGAAAATAAATAAAAAGAATTTTGAAGATGAAACATTTAATCGATTAAGATATGAATTATCCATTTTCTTACAAAAAAATAAGAAATATTTAGATAAAATAAAATTAATTATATATAATCAAGAACAATATAATAATAAAAGTTTAGATATTAATAGAAAAAAAATGTACTTAATACTTGATGAAATTTTTAAAAAAATAACATCTATAAAAGATAAGAAAATAGATTTTTTCAAATATAAAATACCTAATAAAAGAGTTCCTTGTTGGATGAGAAGTACAAAACAAAATAAATCAAATAACTATGAAACATTGTTTAAATGTGAGTCTGATCCTCATTGTATTAATCATAATAATAAATGTAAATTGTATATTAATAAAATAAATTTTATACAATTATTTGATCATATTCATAACTATCCATATTATTTATCTAAATTATTAGATGAACTATTGAGATTTAAAATAAAAAGAGAGGAAATATTAAATAATGATATTGATAATATATTAGATAAAAATTATGTACCTGAAAATGATAATAAATATATTAAAATACAAACATATAATTTAGAAGAAATAAAAAATAAAATTGATATAGTATTTTTTAAAAATTATGGTATCAATTTGGATACACGAAAATTATATGAAGAAAGTATTACTGAAAAATACGCTTTTAATAAAAACTTATATTTAAAAGATGAATATAAAAATAAAAATAATTATAATCAAGAAAATTTATCAATTCATTGGTCTAAAATATTGGGAGATAAATTTAAAATTAAAAATGAAATAGTCAATGTATTTTCTATTTTTAGAGATGCAATAAAGTCAAATACTGAATTTTACAATAAAAATAAACCAATAGATATTAGATCAATTAAACAAGAATTAATTAAATATTGGGGAGATATTGTTAAAGATTCAAGAAATAAAAATATTGTGGAATTAGATATTTATACAAAATATAAAGATAAATGTGCCAAAAGAATTAAAAATATATTAAATTATGAAGATTTAATGAATTATATTTTAAGCAATGAATATAGAGGTTGTATTATTGAATTTGATATATTATCAAAAATATATAATGTAAATATCGTATTCTTAGAAAAAAGAATTAAAAAAAATAATAATCAAGGGTATCAAATTATAAATACTAATAAATCGAATTATTATATATTGATTTATATATCAATTATTAATAACCAAAGTATATATAATTTAATAGGTGTTAAAAATAAATTCTTATTTTATTTAGACGAACTTAGTCCAAAATTTATTCAAACAATTCTAAAAATTAATTAATCAATTAAATCGAAGTAATCAATATTAGAATTAGAATCTTTATTAGAATTAGAATCTTTATTAGAATTAGAATCTTTAGAATTTTTATTAGAAAATAAAAATATTAAATATATTAAAATATATAAAATATCATAATTATTTTCAATAAAACTTTTTGTTATCATTTTTAATGATTTAAAAGTAATAAAATTTAAATTTATTTCACATGTTTCTAATACATCATTCACTTTATTTGGAATACTTACACTAAATTCTTCAAAAACATCTTTTTTTATTGGGAATATATCATAAAAATTTAAATTATAAATTTTTAAATTTTTATTATAAAAATTTATTATATTATTATCTTCATGAAATAAATAAATATAGGTTATTACTTCAATATCATTAAAAAAAAGAGTCTTTAATATTATATATTTATTTTCAATATTCTGAATAAATATATTATTGTTTTGTAAATATTCTTCTTCTTTTAATACTGTTTTTAAATTATTTTTTTGTATTAATATTTCAATATCTTCTTCAAATATATTAATTCCTTTGAATATCTTCTGTCCTAATAATGTTTTATTTATAATACAATAATCAATCGATAAATATTCAAATAAATCATTTATTATTTTAATCATAAACTTATTTGACAATAGTTTTTTTTCATCTAATGGATAACTTTGTATTTTTATTGATGAATTAATATTTATTTCGTGTGATATTCCATTTAAAATATAATTATAATTATTTTTTAACATGAATATATATTACTATTTAAAATTTAAATATCTTTATATTAATAATGAATAGTTATTTATTTGATACTGAAATAAATAATAATAATGTAAATAATTATAATAATTATTATAATAATTCGAATAATTCGAATAATTCTAATAATCCTCATAATTCTAATAATCCGAATAATCCGAATAATCCGAATAAGAATAATCCTCATAATTCTAATAAAATACCTGAATTCACAATACCCCAAATATCTAATCAATCAAAACCAATGAATACTACTCATGATAATTATATATTTGATAGAAATTCTCAACTATTTTATAATAATAAAATGGGTAATTATCATAATCCAACAAATACAAGATTTAATGAAAATGTAAAACCTGTTCAAAATGACTTTCAAAATCAATATGCACAAAATTTTATGATGTCTAATTTTGAAACAATTAATAATGGACAAGAAAAAAATTTATATATTGATAGAAATCCTGTTATTACAAGAAGGGACCAAATAGAAAAAACGAGAAACGATGATAGGAATATTTTTTTAAAAAATCAAGGGGGTAATTTGAATAATTTTACTAAATTTCAATATGATAGTACAAGAAAGGAAAAAAATGAAATTAATACATCATCATATATTCCAAGTGCAAAAACAATGGCTATGCCTAAAGAAAATATTTAAGATATCTAAAAAAATAATTATATGCGTTTAGAATAGAATGAGAAAAAAAGTAATTTTTGAAGAAATTTCTACATATTTGGATAATATAATATTATTTGATGATACAACTATTAAAAAAAATATAGAAACAAAAAATCAATTATTTAGAGAAGATGTAGAACTTATTTTTTTATCGAACTTGATAAATGAGTGTTTTAATATTGAATTGAATAATTCAACAAATTATAGTTTTTCTAAAAAGATAATTATTAGTAAAGATATTATAACAATTATAAATAATAAAATTAATATTCTTAAAAAATACTATATAAAATGCAAACACAAAATATATTTAGAAAATATAAACGAAAAAAAAGTAATTACATTATTAAGACAACTTTTAAAAATACATGATTTTGATTTAAAAGCAAAAGAAAAATATGAAAATGGTAAAAAATATTTATTATATACCATATCAAAAAAAGTAATGCCTAATATAAAACTTAAAAAAGTTAATTCATTAATTAATTTTGATTAATTTTTTTAATTAAAAATAAAATAGTTGTTATTATTAGAAATGAATTTTACAAGTTTTTTTACAGGTAATAGTACAGCCAAAAATAATAATCTAATTAATGATAGTAAACATCATTATTATATTGGATGTGTTATTAATGATGAAATATTAATAGAAAAATTAAAAGTAATTAGAAAAAAATTAATAAATAAATATGATATCCAAGAATTGCATTTTCCTAATTTAGTTAGTTCAAATTTGATCTATCTTGGATATTTTAATTTATCAATAGCAAAATTATATATGGATAAAATTATTCGTTTTTTAGTTGATTCTGTTGTACAAAAATATGAAAAATTAGAATGTAAACTTACTAATTTCAAATTAATTTATGATCAAACATATTACAAAATAATGATTCAATTAGAAGATGATAATAATCATTTAAAAAAAATTATAAATTTTCTACAAAAAAGAGGAGTCGAACCAGTATATGGAAATAAAAAGTATGAAAGAAAAGCATCCATGGATATGTTATATTTTAAAAAATCAGAAAAAATAGAAGTACAGAAGAAAAAATTCGGAAAGAAATTTAAACTTATGGGTATTGACCTACCAATTGATAAATTTTTATTTGATGAGTTGGTATTAATACAAGGAACACCATTAATTACAAGAAGAGGTACTCCATCAATACATGATAGCATGGATTATCGTATTATGAAAGATTATACATATAAATTTAACGGTAAAGGACAAAATAATAATAATATTAATAATCAACGCAAATCAATGAATAATAATCAAAAAAAATCAATGAATAATAATCAAAATAATAGTAATCGTAGTAATAATCGTAGTAATAATCGTAGTAATAATCGTAGTAATAATCGTAGTAATAGTAGTAATAATAGCAATAATAGTAATTTAATGAATGTTAATCAAATAAATGGAGATCAATTAAATAGAATTATGAATAATACAAATACAATGAATACAAATACAATGAATACAAATTAAAATAATTAAAATAAAATAAAAACTTTAATTTATAATTTATAAATTATATATTTATAAATTATATAATGATTGAAAGAATACAACAAAATATTACATCAATACTTTCAAATAACGAATTTTTTGAAAATAATAATGAAGATAATGAAAATAATTTAGATAATGTAAAGGAATTAAGTACAATAATACTATTTGTTTCATCATTCTTATTGATTCTATTTTTATTTTTTGGTAAATATTTATGGAATAATATATTAGTCAAGATTATACCTAGTATAAAACCTGTTGATACTATTCTACAATTCATAGGTCTTTGGATATTACTTCAAATTCTATTTACACGATAAATAAAAGAATAATTTATAAATAATAAATATAATAAATAAAAATAATAATAATGATATTCCAAATGATATCTTATAATGAAGTTCAAATGCTTTTTTTGGATTATTTTTAAAATTCATATATTTTATGTATTTTAAACATATATATTTAAAACATATAAACAATGGCCAATTCTTTTGATTCTCAGTTTCTTCAAATCTTTGATAAATCAATGGCTTATAATAAAAATATCTATTCTTAATTAAATTATTATGCACATCCCAATCACCTACTTTATAAATATATTTTTCATTATTTAATAAATTTATTCTCATCTTTTTTGAATATATTGTATTATGTACTCCAAAATTTATAATTGGTTTATTAAAATGTTTGTTTATAGGATAGAAAAGTAATGGCACTGTACCCATACTTAAATTAAAATATTCTTGTTTATTTTTTAAACAAAATTTATTAATATTGTTAATATCTTCGTGTAAAATAATTCTGTCTAAAATAAAGTCATCTTCTAATACTAAAATATTATTATATTTTTTAGAATGTGCATGTTTAAATATTTCTAAATAAGAATGAATTATATCATAATTACTTTTTTGTTTATATAGGTTTTTCTTGCATTTCTTGAATCCTTTATTGTTGTAAATATAAATTTTCTTAGATGGAGCATATTTATGTAATTGTATTTTTATATTTTTTAGTCTTTGTGTGTTTTTTTCAAGATGAATTATATATGTACAGTCTACTGATTCATCAAAAATACCATATTTAAATTTTAATTCTTTAAAACTGAAACATTTCATATATATTTATATTTACAAATTTATATTTACAAATTTATATTTACAAATTTAAATTTACAAATTTATATTTACAAATTTAAATTTACAAATTTATATTTAAATTTACAAATTTACAAATCAAAATTTAATGTAATCATTTTGTGATCTGATTTTCGTGGTTCTAAAAAAATTTTTAGATCATCTTTTTTAATCTTTATATCTTTTTGTAGTGCATATACAATTCTATCTGGATTTGATGGAGGTTTAATAATATCATCTAATTTTTCAGTTTTAGAACCGAAAAATGTTGGTGTCATTGCTGATGTAACTTTTTTTAATCTTGTTTTATCTTCTGTTTTAAAATATTTTTTAATATCGTCATATGTTAAATTAGTAATACTATTATTAGTACTCTTATCATTGTATAATTCTTTCAAATTTATATTATTTTTATATTTAAATGATAAAAATGTTCGTGATTCTTCAATGCTTTTTTTAAATTCTTCTAATAAAATTTTTTTTTGATTAGATTTATTTATATTATTTTTATTAGGTAAAAGTTTGTTTGTTTCAGTCTCACTCTCATTATCATTATCTTTGGTTAATTTCTTAATTTCACTTTTTAAAAATTCATATATTTCGTCTTTTTCATATAATTTATTTTTATTATTTTTATTATTTTTATTATTTTTATTATTTCTCATATTTATCAAATGGTCTTTGACAATACTTACAATATATTCTTTTTTACCGTCATCATTCTTATTTGAATTATATAAATGTTTATCATTAGCTAATTTGGTTAATCGAAAGTTAAGATCACCCAAAAAAAATATATTATACCCATCATTATATTTTTCATATAGTTTAAATTCTTCAATTAAATCCATGAACATTTTTATTCTTGTTTTTATTCCTGAACCTTTTTTATAATTGTGACTATCGAAAAATAAATGTGAATTTACAAAAATAAATTTCTGTGCTATTGGGCTTTTATTTTTCTTTAAAGTTAATTCACACATAATTGAACCTTTCCATACAGTAAATTTAAATAGTTCCCCTAAACCACTTTTCGTAGATTGTTTTAAATTTATATTCTTTTCATTGACTATTTCAATATTATTATTCTCCGTTTTTTTATATATTCTCATTCTTACATTCTTATTTTTTTTCATGATATATCCTTTCATTAAACTCGCATCACTCTTATCTACCATTTTATAATATTTATCTTTTTCAATAGATTCTCTAAAAATATGTTGAAAATGTTGCACATCTTTCCATCCTACATAAGTACCACTGTCACCAATTCTTGATGCTGACTCTTGGGTATTTACAATAATAATAGATGGTGCCCTTTTTTTAATATATTCTAAAAGTGTATATAAATCAGATTCGTTAAATTTTTTTGCTTCTTCGTTATAAGATATAATCATTACATTATCCTTAATTTTAACAATCTTTTTAACAGGTAATATATAATTCATTGGTTTCGTTTTTTCACAATATTTAAAAATCTGATATTTGTAATAAATAAAATTCAAAATATAATAATACAGTATATCTCCTAAAGTACTTTTTTGTTTTTTCGGGTCATCTATAAATTTTTGAATAAGTTTTGGATCTAATTTAAAAATATGATATCCATTTTCATTCCTTATTAACCCAATTTCATTACCAATTATACCTTTAGTTTGTTGTTGTTGAATATTACTATTATTTAACGGAATAACTTCGTTACCAAAATAAATTGTAGTTATGCCATTTATACAACCACTACATTTATAAATAAAATTTGCTTTTAATAATGTTTTTTGTATTTCTTGTTTCTGTTCTTTATATAATTCAATAATTGGGTTTATTTTAGATATCTTTCCTTTAAATAAATTATTTTCATCACATTTTATGTTTTTGATTATTTTTTTTCTAAAAGGTAAAGATTTAGATAAAAATTTTTCAAGTGGATCTCTATTTATTTTTTCAATATTTATTTTTTGTTTTTTAGTATCATATGTACATTTTATATCAAAAAAGTATAAGATAAAAGTTGTTCTTTGTTTATTTTTATTTATAGTTTTATAACAAAGTTGAAGTGGAAATGTTGTTTCTATTAATGTAGCATTATTTTTAACATGTATATGGATATTTTCATCTTCACGTGGTTCTATCATTAAATCGTTTTTCTTAATTAAATCACAATTAATACTTCTTAATTTATTTATAAATAATTCGTTTATTAAATCTTTGTATGTGTGTGCAAAGAACATAATACTTCCTTCTGGAGCAGTTTTTTTACCACGAATATAATTTGTGTATTTTTTTTGTTTTGTTATCTCAATTCTATTTTTTTCAATGGTAATATTTTCTACATTTTTTGCAGAATCTTTATTTCGATAAGATCCAAATTCAATTTCAAAATTATCTACTGAATTATTATAGATTTCATAATTATCCGTTAATAAATCTATATCTATATCTAATTTTGAATTATTAGCCATAGTAATCTATATTAAAATAATATAAATTATTTGTGAAATGAAAAGTATTTAATTTGATTCTATTAATGTTTTTTATTATGTTTCCGTACTTTTGATATATTTTTCGAATAATAGTTATGATATCTTTGTATATCTTTTATATTTATTATAAGTTTTTTTTTACCCGACTTATTAGGTTCTTGAAGTTTGTCAAACAATTTGGATGCATTTAAATTTTGATTTGATAATGCTAAAGAGTTTATTTTATTTTTTATCGTTTTGTTTATTTGCTGGACGGCAGAAAAGTCAACGTTTACTTCATCATTAGAACCAGTATTAGAACCAGAATTAGTTGGAGAAGGAATGAAATTAACTTTATATTGAGAATTTATACGACTACCTTGACCCGCAACTGTACCCATAGCCGCACCAACAGCTGTACCAATACCTTGACATTCTTTATTTGTCGTTATTAAAGTATCATATTCTTCGAGTAATTTTGTTATTTCGTCATTAAATTGAGTTCCTGGGGATGCTTTTTTAAATTTTTTAATTTCTTGTACTTTATTTTGTAATTGCTGACATAACATGTTATAGTCTGCATGTTCGATTTTTAATTTTGCTAATGTTTGTGCTATTATATTTTTATACTGTTCATAAAAAGCACGTAAACGACCATTCAAATTATTAGTAAAGTTTTGATGTTTAATTCCAATGTTGATAGTATCATTGATACTTTTTATTATATTAAATATTCCTGAAGTATTGACTGATGATTGTTTTATAAAATTCTTGTGTCCTTTAATAGTGTCAATTTGACCTGTAATATTATCTGTATGCTCGAAACTTAATACTTCTTGTGTTAATTCAATAAACTTATCCTTATTCTTTTGATACCTACCTAATTCATTATTGAAAACTTCAAATAATTCAGTATATATTTCTTTTATCTTAATTTTATATTTGTTATATACATTATTTGTATAAGCTACTATTTTTTCAATATGGGCTTGATTCTTAGTAAATTTTTTTAATTCTTTTTGAAATGTACTTATAAATGAATTTACATTTTTTTTATTATCTTTTTCTCTAACTAAAATTATATTTAAATCTTTTATTTCTTTATCTTGACATTGTGCATATTTATCTTGTAAATTCACTGCTTTATCTTTTAATTTATTAAAATTATCAAATTTATTTTTTAAAAGATTCAAATTATCTATTGGATGTCCGGTCTTGTTTGATAGAGATTTTAATATACCTTCAATTTCTGTATTTGTTTGTGTAATATCAGCCATAAGTTGTTGTTTTTTTTGATAATAGGATTCATCTGGTTCTTTTCCAGATGTATTATCTGTAAATAGTTTAATAGCTTTAATAAGTCTTTTAATCTCATTTTCACTATTTTGTGATAATTTAATTATCTTATCATTCTCAGTCTCATTAGGCATATTCGTATTCATAGTCATATTCATTTTTATATAATATAAATAAATATAATAAATAAATTAAAATGAGAATAAATAAGTAATATAAAAATAAAGTAGATATAAATATATAGAATGCCAGGTGGAATGATGCAATTATTATCACAAGGAGGTCAGAATATATTCTTAATAGGAAATCCTTCTATTACTTTTTTTAAAACAGTTTATAAAAGACATACAAAATTTGGTTCAGAATACATAACTTTATTTTTTGATCCGGCACCAACATTTACTGCAACACAAAATACCACAGCAACATGTAAAATAAATAGAAACGCAGATTTATTATATGATAGTTATTTAACATATGAATTACCTGCAATATTTACGAATAATAAAATACCATTTGGGTGGTGTGATAGTGTTGGGAATAAAATTATAAGAGAAACGTCAATTCGATTCGACGGTTCATTAATTGAAAGACAGACTGGTGATTATATGAAAGTATATAATGAGTTATGCAATGATGAAATACAGAAAAAGAAATACAATGAATTAGTGGGAAATGTAGATTATTTAAAAAATTCGGGGCAACAATTATCAGATAATATAGACGAACAAAGTTTAGCGATATTAGCGTATAAATTATATATACCATTTTCATTTTGGTTTTGTCAAAACAGTGGTTCATCAATACCATTAATAGCATTACAATATACAGAAACATATATAGATGTAATATACAATAAATTAAATGATTTATTCATGATAGGTAATCCTTTGGTGTCTCCGCAGCAATTATTCGGGGATTATGAGAATAGTGAAGAGAATATAAGTATAAGAAATTATTTATTAGAGAAAGGATATGATCAGACAAATATAATATATTATTTTACGCAGAATAATTGGAGTGGTAATTCAACAATATTAGCGAATTATATTTATTTAGGGGAAGATGAGCAGAAGACATTTGCCCAGACATCACATGAATATTTAATAACGCAGACACAATTTAATTTATTTCAGGGATTAAGTCGTGGTCCAAATTATTTGAGTACATCATTTAGTAATCCTATTATAGAAATAATTTGGTATTTAACACGCGATGATTTATATTTATCGAATGATTGGTATAATTTTACAGGAATAAATAAGAATAAGACATTAGAATATGTATATAAGTATTTTAATGAAAAGAATATTTATACATTAAATAATGTATTTTTAGAGGATGAGTATAGTGGATCTAAAGAATTTTTGGATTCAATTAAGGAAAAAACGGTAAATAATCTAACAAATATACAATTGCAGACATATTTCAATGGATATGAGAATATTATGGATACATTTCAACCAGTCTTAAATAATAATGACAGACAAGAGGTATTAGATTCGAATTTTTATAGAAATTTAAATCAATGGAAATATCATACAGGAAAAACAGATCAGCCAGTATATTTATTATCATTTTCATTTGAGCCAGAAAAGGCACAACCATCGGGGTCATTAAATTTTTCACTTTTAAATAAGCAAGAGTTCAGGTTAAATATAAATGATAATTATCCAGTAGATGAAAAATTTGATTGTTATATGTATGCGAGGAGTTATAATGTATTAAGGATAATCGGAGGAATAGGTTCTATCGTTTTTGCTAATTAATTAAAATAATTAGAAAATAAAATATATGAATATTATATAATATGAGTGAAAATAATATAGATTTCAGTTTTGAATTTGCAGTATCAATTATAATTACATTAGTCATAATGACAATTATGATAAAAAAAAATCCAGATATGTCAACAATTGTAGTAGCTATAAGTGGATTAGCTATAGCATATATATCATTAAAAATTATTAATTTATTATTTCCGAAAGTAAATAAAGCCGCAAATAATATATATCAATATGCTGTATATTCAATGATGACTAACTTTAATAATTTAGGATATCTACATGTCTGGCCTCCAATTATGGCGGTATTAATAATATTTATCGTATTATTATACAATCGTAATTTAGGATAAAATAATCGTAATTAAATTAATAAATTAATAAATTAATAGAAAAAACGATAATTAAAATAATAGAAATAAAACAATAACAATAATAATAAAATTAATTTATATATATTTTTATATATATAAATTATATAAGATGGAAATAGATTGTGATGCTATTGTCGAACGATATTTATTAATAAAAAATCCAATATATACATTTAGTTTTCCAATATCAGTGTTAATTTCAATTATTGTATTTGGATTTGTCAAGGCTTATAAATATTCTGATAATTCATATATTAATCAAATATTAATACCATTAACAACTTTATTGGTATGTATGGTGGTTATTGATATGGTGTCACGTGCTTTAGTAGATAAAGATGATAAGGAGAAAATTAAGAAGTTATGTTCTTCCTATATGAATGATCCTAATAAATTCAAAAAGATATTAAAAGAAAAAGCATTAAATATGGATGAAGTAGAAAAATATAATGGTAAAGTTGATGGGTTTGTCAATAATAATAACGAGCAAGTTATGCAAGAAAATGTTATCGATCCATTAAAAGATAGAAGTCAACAATCGAATGTACATATTTTTGATAATATTACAACTAAATTTATCAAGAATCCAAGTTTAATGAATAATAACGATGATACTGTAGGAGATTTTCCAAAGGATCAAATAATGTGTGTAGGAGATACTCAGACATACAATGGAAATTTATGCAGTGGAATGAATAATAAACCAGATGGTTTAGTTGCACCAGTACCAGGTCCTCAATGGTTACCACAGACTGCTGGTTCAGTTCAGAAAAGATTAAAAACCAATAATTACACAAAAAATAGATGCTTAGGCGAACCTCAAAATTTTGGTAATTAAAGGATTATTCTTATAAATAAAAATATTTATTATAATTAATGAATAATTTATTAATTATAATATTATTATCAGTGTTTTTTATATTGATGATTATAAATCAATATTTATATAGAGAAAATTTCACGAGTAAAAAGCTATTGTCACCTATAAAAGGTTTAGGAGGAGAATGTAAAAAAATTAATAAAGATTATAAACCAGCTTTTATGCCAAGTATATGTATAAAAGATGGAAAATTAAATTCCTTTGCTAATTGTAAATGTACAAATAATAATGGAGAATGCAAAGTATGTTATCCAGAAATAAAAAAAGACAAGAAAGATAGTTCGGTTGTATACAATCCAAATGAGTATAATAAAAAAAATAAAAAATAAAAAATAAAAAATAAAAAATATTTTATTAGTTTTTTAGTTTCTTAATGTAATATCTAAATGTTCAATTATTTTTTCTTTTAATAAAATAGTAATATTTTTTTTTCTTTTATCTTCATCTTTATTAATTTTTTCAATTTTTAATATATTTTCCAAACTATCGTAATTAATTTTATATTTATTCATAAATAATATTAATTTTTTCTTGTGAAGATTTTTAAAATCTTCGGCGATAATACATTCTCTAAATTCATTGAAAAAATAAAATAATAATTCACAATTTAAGATAGTGTTATTCACTGATGTATATTTTTTATTAAGACTATATTTAGCATTCGACATTAATTTTTTATTTACCAACATTTGAGATGCTTTATTATGAATATTTGTAAATTCAAATTCAGTATTTTTTTTATTTTTGAAAGAATAACTATTAATATCATAATTTGGAAGATAAACGCCATAATATTTTAAATAATTATCAATATCAGACCATTCTGCACTTTCGTAAATTAAATTATTTATTTTATCAAAATTCGATAAAGAATCCAAATATTTACTATAAATATCAAATTTTATCTTTTCATTTTTTATATCAGTATTTTCTAAAAAGGTTATTAAATTATGATATACCGTATATGGTAAATGATAAGGCTCTAAATAAAACAACAAATCTAATTTCTTAAAATCAATTTTTTCATTTAACAATAAAGAGACTGCATTTGTTAATTGAATATCATTTTTAGTTGTATCATTTAAATTTTTAATTAAGTTATATTTAGTCATATCAACTTTCTTATCAGTACATAATATTATATTTTCCAAAGATTGTAAAGTTTTTCGAATATCATTTGTACATTCATTAAAAACATTTTTAAAAACGTCTGTATCAATTTTCATATTGTTAAATAGTTTATATTCCTTATTAATAGTATTAATAAAAGAATCATATTCATTATATTGAATACTTTTTAATTGTATGACATGTGCAAATTTTTTTAATTCATTAATTTTTTTATCATTATTATCGGTATAAGTGCAAATGATAGGATTTTCAATAGAAATAAATGTATTCATATCAATTTTTACTTTATTTTCTATACTTTTTTTCGTTTTTTTTTTATTATTTTGTTCTTCTAATTTTAATTTATTTTTTTCATATTTAAAATTATCTTTTAAAATTTTAATAAATTCACTAAGTCCACCTTTATCTGTATTTTGACATAACGTTTCAAGTTCGTCTAAAACTAATCCAATAGGTCTTTTTTTTTCATAAAACATATCAATTACATTATTAAACCCTAATGTTTTATGAAGAAACTCACCTAATTTTTTTTGACTTCGAATATCACATGTATTTAATTCAATAAGTTGGTATTCGAATTTTTTAAATAATAAATGTGCAATGGTTGTTTTACCTGAACCGGTATCACCTATAATTAGTAAAACTTTTTTACTTCTATCAATATTATTTTTAAAATCTGTGATCCATTTACATGCTTCATTGATTTCTTCTTTATAAAATATTATGTCATCTAACGTTTTAGGATAAACTTTCTTTAATAAGTCCATAATATTTTAATAGTAAAAAGATTTTAAATGATTATATTTTTAAATAAATAATTATATAGATGTTTGTGATGGGTCTACAGAATTACATATTTTATTAACACCTTGCCATACAGCATCAACACCAGTATTAATTCCACAATCTTTAATCCAACCACATCTTGATTTATTATTAGTAGTATTAGAACGAACAAAATCATATCTTTCTTTATCGGTTAAGGATGTTAATCCTCCAGGATTTCCTAATTCCCAAGTTTTTCCTGCAGGAATTATAGGAAAGTCTACTGTTTTATTTGCAGTATTTGAGAAACATTTAGAATCCTTAGTATTAATATTAAAATCTCTATTAGAACAAGTATAACTTGTAGTATTATTTCCTGTATTTGATAAATAATCAGGACATTTAATTCCATTATTTTGCATATATGCATAAGGAGGGTTTATTTTTTTATTAGCAGCATTCGCAACTACTTGTTTATAATACTCTATTAAATAGCTAATAGTATAAGAAATAAGAATTATAAATCCTAATATTGCTAAAAAATTAACCAAAAAGCTAACTAATTCCATATAATAATGAAAGATAAATTTTTTTCATTAAAATTCTATATATTTAAATTTAATTACAATTAATTAATTACAATTAATTAATTAATTTCAATTAATTACAATTAATTAATTACAATTAATTAATTAATTTCAATTAATTACAATTAATTAATTAATTTCAATTAATTACAATTAAAATGTAGTAGTAACAGATCTCAATGTTTTTGTCCCCTTGGAAGATATATTTATAGGATGTTCAATTGGTACAGGCATATATTCAATTTCTTTTAAATAACCAATATATTGATAAAGTTCTGGTATTATTTTTTCTGAACACCAATTGCATACAAGTTCATTTAAATAATTTATTTGTTCTAGTATTTGATTTGGTAAATTAGGACTATGTTGTAAATAAATAGATCTCATAACAATTTCTAATTCTATATCTGATTGTTTATCAATAATATGTTTTTTTTCTGTATTAATATATACTTTATATCGAATATTATTTTGAATAATATCCATATTTTTTTTTGAAAAATATAATTTATTTAATTGTGTTGTTTCTTGAATTCCATATAAAGCTTCAATTTGAAAGTTTTTTTCTGTAGTATTATTATCGATCATTTTTAAATCTTTCAAAGGTTGGTTTGTAGTAATAACTCTTCCATTTTGAAATTGACTCATCTAATAATAATATCTATTTTTTTTTTTAAATATAAATTATAATTAATAATTGGTTCCAACTAAATCTATTTTATTTGTTTTAGTATTAATATTTGTTTCTTTTAATTTAGAATCACTATAAATGAATTTTAAATCAAAACTATAATCTTCTTCAGTTTTTATAATTTTTAGTTCAGAATCTAATAATTCTATTTTTATAGATGATATACCATTTAATAAATTATCATAAGCATTAAATATTATTTTACTTGATATATTATTATCTAAAACATTTATATCTCCGGGTATTGTTGATGTAAATATTTTACAAAAAATACCTTCATAATTTTTATTTGTAATATCAAACAATTGATAGTAACAATTAACAGACTCACCAATTCCTAAATAATTTATTAATGTTGAATTTGAATAATTTTGATTAACATTAAAATGATTTTCACTGGAAGAAATAATATTTTCATTTTGTCTTGTTTTATTTAAATCAATACCATTAAAACTAATTCTTATATAAACATAATTATTATTCCTTAAAAAATAATTGTTGTCATTAATAATTTTTAAACTTAAATCAACACTTTTTGTTTTAAAATAACTTAACGACTCTATGAATTGATTTATTGGATTTTTTTGGTCCAACGAAGAACCATATAAATTAGAATGAATATAACCAAATCCTTTATTAGATATATTTTTAATATCTCCATTTGTAGAATTTGGAATAGAAAAGTCAAAATATTCTAAAATACTTTTTTTTGTCTCATAAATGTTTTCTGTTTTATGATGTCTATATACAGATTGTTCTTTTCCATAAATAAATCTACACGGTAAAGCTCTACCAATTCTTTTATTTGATACACCTAAAGTAAATAGTTTATTGACAGATATATCAGTACTTAAAAATTTATGTAAAACTAAATTAAATATCATAGTATTGCTACTTTGAGGGTTGAAATAACCAAAATCAGCTTTTGGTATAGAATTTTGGAAAGGAACACCCTTTGATGTTATAGGAGACCATCTTAATGCAAAACGTACTAAGTTTAAATTTAAATCTGGAATCGTTATTATATCAGAAATTTTATAATAAGATATATTTTTCATTTCACTTTCTGGAATACGATAATCAGGAAAATCAGGAAAAGTTGGTTCTGTATATATTCTCAAATCCCAAAATGTTGTCATTGATATTAGTGACATGAAGTTATTTATTTCAGTATTAACAGTATTATCTTGTGTAATAACAAGAGGAAATGGATTAGGTTTATATGGATTATAATAATTTTTATCTGGATATAAAGTTGTATTATCTTTTTCTGATGAATTATTAAACCATTGATCAGTTTTATATTGAATAAACGGTACAGTAATATATATATAATCTGGATCTAAAGTATAATTAGGACCTAAACTACTATATTCATGGAATATATCATTTTGTTTGAAATAATTTTCTGTTAAAGGTTTAGATGGATTTAAAAACATTTGAACACTATAAATATCAATTTCTTCTATTCTATTTGTCGCAAATATACCTCCATTTTGTTTATTAATTTCAAATTTCCATAAATGAGGACTTTTTCTTAAAGATGGAAATGAATAATAAGGTTCTTCGCAAATATCATATATATTTGTTTCTTTTTTTTGTAATATAACAGATTTATTTTCACCATGAAGAATATTTGTAGATGATATCTCAATTTCACGTAATAATTGATCAACTGTATAATTTCCTTCTCGAATATTATTTTGATATGTTAAAAATTGTGATGGATCATATGTTCCATCTATGTCAATAATATTTTCTGGTATAATAAATGCGGCATATTTAATATCAAATAACGCATAAAACATATCTCTTGTTGGAAAAGGTATAAGATTGTATGATATTTCTGTATTTAAATAATAATCATTATAATATTGCCATGAAAAATTATTTGTCATAGAATTAACTGATTTTAAAAAATTTGGTATATTTATATTTGAAATTTCAATTTGATGAATATTATTTAATGTTTTAGATAATTGTACTTCTAAATTAGTACTCAATGGATAAAATATTGGATTTCTATAACCCGTGTCTATATTAACAACAACATCTCTTAATTTTGTATATACATTTTTACTTAAATCTTTTAATAAAGGATCGAACATTGGATAATTATTTTTATTATTATCATTTGGGAAAGGTTGATAATTTGATTTTTGTATATTTAATGAATCTGTCTCTTCATTATCATTGTTTAGATATTTCATTGTATTATTTGTTTCTTCAGTATTTTGATTGTTTTGATATTCTATAAATCTATCATAATTCTTGGTTTGTTCATTTATTTCTGTCTCATTAATAATATTTGTATTTAAAAAATTATTCGTATAAAGTAAATCTTGTGGATCGTTCATAATTTATTAACATAAAAATTCTTTAATATAATTTATAATATAAAAATCCTTTTTTTTTAAAATAAAATTTAAAAACTAAAAAAATATATTTAGAATCACACTCTAAATATATTTTGGTTAAAATATATTAATTTTGATATGTGTGATATGTATAAGATGGATAATATCAAAGATGTTAATTATATTAGTGGATTTAGAAAATTATTAATCATAAAGATAAGTATATATAATATTTTTATTTGTTTTTTTTATAGTTTTATTTAATTCTTTTTCAAATGTTAAATAATCTATAGATTTAAAATTTATATTATTATTCAACCAATAATCTTTTAACACTAATTCATATCTATTATTATTATTATTCCATGATTGAATAGAATTATAATTTCTTACAATTCCATAAGTTATTTTTTCTTTTATAATATTATTTTTATTAATAAAATTAAATATATAATATTCTGGATTTTTAGGTATATTTTTAATATTATTTGATAAATATTTTTTCCACCAAATATTATATAATAATCTTGAAAATATAAAATATTGATCATTACCTCCATTATTATTTTTTTCTACAGTGTAAATATTATTAGTATTTTTCTTATTAAAATTAAATTTCATTTTAGATAAATCTAAATAAAAATCAGGGCGGATACGAATAAACCAGTCATATTTTTGAATGTTTTCAGTTTTTTTTAATAATATATCAATTGGTTTCATTATACTATAATAATTTCGCTTGTATCTATCTAATTCTTTATTTTTATATTCATTGCCAAAATTATTTATAATTTCAAAATAAACAGGATTTAAATTATCATAATGTTCTATAATTTTTGATATTGACACTTTTGAAATAAAAAAATTATATTTTCCAACATCTTGTAATTTTAAAAAAATATATACATCAACACTATTATTTTCAGAACATAATTTTTGTTTTAATTTTTTGAAAAAATTTATTTGTTCATCAAAAAAAAAAGTTCTTGGCGTTCCTGAAATTAATAAAGCTATTTTCATTTAATTTATAATTACAAAAAAATTTTTTAATAGAATATAATATATGTCTAAATATCAAATTATAGCTACATATTATTTTAATCTTGTTAATAAAAGGTATTATTGATTTATATGAAGATTATAATAACCAATATTTAATAAAAGGTATTTTGAAAAGTAATAAATTTAAAAATTCTTATCATGGATTTCATGTTCGTGAAGTGGAGATTTATAATAAATATTATTATAAATATATTTTATAATAATTATTAAAAAAAATTGATTATTTTAAAAAAATTGATTATTTTAAAAAAATTGATTATAATTTATTTTTTAGATGTCTTTTTTTTCTTGGAATTAATTTTAGTAATTTCTGAATTAATATGATTGTTCATGATATCATTATATTTTTTTAAATCCTTTTTATAAATTTCTAACAATTTTTCTAAATCAATCTTCCATAAATCTTTCGCACTTTTTGAATCAATATCTTTAAACATTGCCAATTTATTTTCAAGTTGATGTTTTAATTCTTCAATTTTTGTTTTCGTTAATGATCTAATTCTCATATTTAATAAATAATCATAATTTAAATTATCTTCATTGTCATCATTACCAAATTTTGGAAAATAATTTTCTTCTAATAATTCATTAATTTCATCATCTTCTTTATTAATTATATTAATTGTTTTATTGATAAAACCTTCAATAAATCGAATTTTTGATTTTAGAATGTCCAAATCCTTTTTAATTATTTTCAATAGATGTTCTTTTCTTTTAACATAAAAAATAAGTCTCAATCCATAAAACTCACGTAGAATTTCTTCAGCACTATCATATTTATTGATTAATTCCTTATTATTATATAAATGCATATTTGAATAATTTGTATATTTAGAATCACTTAATTTGAATATTGTTCCAAATTTATCATTTAATATCATCTCCTTTAGTATTTCTTTTCTAAATTTAAGAATTATTTTAACAACTTTTTCTGTAGAATGATTGATAAAATCTACTAAACAATGTTTAGATGATTCAGTATTCTTATCATATAATATAGACTCTAAAAATAGTTTATAATCTTCTGTTGACCTTCCAATTGGTAGTTCATTTATTAGAACTGTCGTATCATCAATAATTTTATAACATCCATTATTAACATATTGCTGTACTCCAAAATCATTGATTTTTTTAAAATCAATTTTACCCTGGAATCCTCTAAACCATGGTTTCATTTGAACTACTTGTTTATCATCCATTAAATTATATAAATTTTGAATAATTTCTTCAGGATTATGACATGGAACTTTTGTACTAAAACCTGTTCCGATACCCTCAGTCCCATTTACTAATATCATTGGTATAACAGGAATATACCATATCGGTTCAATTTTTTGTCCATCGTCTTCATTATATTCTAATAATGGATTGTCTAAAGGATTAAATATATGAAAAGATATTTCAGACAAGTTTGTAAAAATATATCTTGGAGAAGCAGAATCTTTACCATTCTCTAAACGAGTACCAAATTGACCATTTGGTTCTAATAATTCTATGTTATTCGATCCCACATAGTCTTGTGCTAATCCAATAATAGAATCATATAAAGATTGTTCTCCATGATGATAAGCACTATTCTCACTAACATATCCTGCTAATTGACTTACTTTAATCTCTTTTTTTAAATTTCTTTTTAAACAACTAAACATAATTTTACGCAAGGACGGTTTTAATCCATCTATAATATTTGGTATAGACCTTTTACAATCATAATCTGAAAAATGAATTAATTCTTTATCAATAAACTCATGAAACTCTACATTTTTTTGTGTTTGTTCAATAATATTATTTTTATTATATGATTTTAACCATAATTTTCTCTCTTCTGCTTTTTTTTTATCAAATGCTAATTCAATTTTTTGTTTTGATTTTGATATATCTGTATCTTCAATCATTTCGTTACCAATTAAATATTTAATGTTTTTCTTTTCAATATTAGTAAAATATCCTTTTGCTTCCTCAGATGTACTTGTACCTAACCCTTTGTAATATTTAATAGTCCATTGTTTTAAATTGTCAATTGTCTCTTTCCATTTATCAAATTCTGTTAATGTATAGAATTCATGAACATTTTTTTGTTTCTTAACTTTGATAATAGGTGTTGCTAAAGACATCAAGAATCCAGGGATATTTAATAATTCAGGCCAGAATACAGAAAAAAGATTAATTAATAACCCTTTGATATGACTTCCATCAACATCAGCATCTGTTAAAATTAATACTTTACCATATCTTAAATCTTTTGTTATATCTTCAGTATTATCTTTCTTTTTAGAAAATTTAAGTCCAATAATTTTCACCAATGAACTTATTTCATGATTATCTGTGATTCTTTTCATATTAATGTCTCTCACATTTAATAATTTTCCCCTTAAAGGAAATACTCCATAATAATCTCTACCAATTACACTTAATCCAGCAATTGCTAATGCCTTCGCAGAGTCTCCTTCAGTTAATATTAATGTACAATCCAATGATTCATTTGAACCTGCTTTATTCGCATCATCCAATTTTTCAATACCCCTAACACTTGATATTTTCTTTCCACTAATTTTTTGTAATCCCAAAGTATCTTTAAATTCATTCAATTTAATAGCCCTATCAATTAATGAAGTTTTTAATACTTTTTCAATGAATTTTTCTGATAAAATACAAGTTGAACCAAACTTTGAAGATGGTGTTGTTAAGTATTCTTTAATCTGACTATCAAATGATGGATTTTCTACAGTAGATTTAACAAATATAAACATATTATCTTTTAAATGTGCAGCTTTCAAATCTAATTTTTTTCTTTTATAACCTTTTGTACTAATGTATGTTTGAAGTTTTTTTGTTATTCCATTTACAACATAATCTACATGTTTTCCACCCTTCATTGTAGATATACCATTAATAAATGAAACTTGTTCAAATTTAGCATCAGGATTAACAACCATAACAACTTCCCATCTATCATTTACTTCTTCATATACTTTTTCATTGTCATCATTTAAATAATAAGAAACATATTTTTCTAATGTTTTACATTCAATCTTTTTATCATTTAAATAAACACTTACATTTTTATTTGTACATGCTGTACAATCAATAACTCTTTTTTTCATTAAATTAATTGTATCATCATTTATTTTATCAATATTAAATCTATTTAAATCAGGATAAAATTCTATATTTGTATAAGGTTTATCATTACATTTCGTAATAATTGGTTTATTTTTTTTTGTCATATTATTTTCAAATACTTGTTCATATTTTAATTTTTTTTCATGGTCAATCGTAGTTATTTTAAATTTTGTGGAGAATATATTAGCTAATTTAGCACCATATCCATTTTTTCCACCAGTAACTTTCTTTTCATCTTTATCATAATTAGAAGATGTTAATAATTGTCCAAAAATTAATTCTGGAATATATATTTTATGTTCTTTATGTTCTACAATAGGAATACCAATTCCATTATTTGATATACTTATACAATTTTTTTCTTGGTCAATATTAACCTTTATTTCTGTAACTTTTTGTTTTATATTTATATCATTTTCAACACGAACATGTTGATCAATCGCATTAACTAATACCTCATCGAAAATTTTATATAATCCTGGAATATATGTTATATTTTTATTAATAATTTTTTCATTTTCTTCATCATATATCCATGTATCTAATTCAGTATTTTCAACTGATCCAATATATGTATCGGGTAGATCAATAATATGCTCTAATTGAGTCTTCTTAACAAAAATTTCTTCAACAGTCTTTTTCTTGGGTGGCATATTTATTTTATACTTATAATATTTTAATAGTTTTATGTTCATTTTTTTTTAATTCTTTAAAAAATAATTTCTTAAAGAATAATAATAAACATAATAAACATAATAAACATAATAAACATAATAAACATAATAAAATTTATCTCCATGCATTAATAAATTTAATTACACCATTAATAGGTACTCTTAAAAGATTCATAAAAGATATAAGTAAAATAGCAACTGCGATAGATGTATTAACCATATGTTTAAATACCATCATAATATTAACCAAATTTTTATTAATAACTAATATGATATTTCCTATTTTTATATATATTCCAAATATTATATCTGCTATTTTTGATAAATCTTTAAATATTTGTTGTTGTATTGTTGCAAACATTGCACGAAAATTATTTAATGTTCCATTTATTGCTCCCATTCCACTATTTAATTTTTTAGTTGCATTAAATTGATCACTCATACTTGAATTAAATTGATTTGAGAAAGAATTTGATTGACATTTATTAGCTGTGCTTTTAGCATCACCAGGAGCTATACCAATTACTTGTAATAAAGGTCCTATAGGACTACACTTTAATTCATTCCAATTAGAATTTATATATTTCTGATTATTTTTAGAAATAATAGCACCCATATAAATAATTAATATAAAAAACTTAAATTATTTTCGATTAGCTTATTTTTTTAAAATAAATTATTGTAATTAAATAATGAAAATAGAAGATGTAATTGAAAACAATCAGCATAAAATTTTATTCTTAAAAGCTATTCTATTAGGAATAAAATACGGACAAATGAATAATAATGATTATTATGAAAAAAGTATATTAAATGAAATTACTAAAATAAAAAATCATGATAGCAATTATACAAATAAATTAATTACTAAAATAGATACTAAAATAAATAAAGGAAAATTAAAAAAAAATATCAGTGATTTAGAAAATACAAGAATGAATATTATAAAAAATATAAATAATTTAAGTTATAATAATTATAATAATAATTATGTAAAAATAAATTATTTAAGAAATCAATTATTCTTGTTAAATAAAGAATTAGATGATTTTACGAAAGAATTAGATAAATTAAATAAAGAATCGTAAAATCTCAAATAGAAAATAGAAAATAGAAAACCAGAAAATGTAAATTATAAATCATTTGTTAATCCTTTTTCTTTAGAAAAATCAAATAATGTTCTTATAATATTTCCTGTAGCTCCCTTATATCTCATCTTTGTTTCACTGTGAAGATAATCAATAGATGCTATATCTAAATGAACCCAATTTGTATTTTTAGGAATAAAATTACTTAAAAATGCACCAGGCATTATTCCACCAGCATTATTACCACTATCATTTTTAAAATCAGCAATATCAGATTTTGTTTCTGATACATATTCCTCCCACATAGGTATTTCTAATAAATATTCATTATTCTTTTCACCATGATTCATAATCTTTTTTATTATTTTATTATTATTTCCTAAAATAGTACATGCCTTATTCCCTAAAAATCTTGAATTAATACCAGCCAATGTTCCTAAATCAACACATAATTTTGGATGAAATTTTTCGGAATAAGATAAACAATCAGCTAATATTAATCTACCTTCAGCATCTGTATTTGTAATTTCTACTGTTTTTTTACTATAAGATGTAATAATATCACCAGGGCGTGTTGCTTTAGAGTTAATCATGTTCTCCACTATGGGCAATAATGCTATAAAATATCCATTGACTTTATGAAAATCCAATAATTTAAATAATCCATAAATAATCGAACTTGATGTCATGTCATTTTTCATATCTGTAAAATCACCTTTTTTAATATTATATCCCCCCGAATCAAACATTACTCCTTTACCAATAAAAACAATTGGTTTATCATTTTTAAGTGTATTCCTTTTATATGTTAATTGAATTAATCTTGCTTTATGTTTACTACCTTCATTTACTGATAGTATTAAATTTAATCCTAATTTTTTTAATTTACTTTCATTAATAACAGAAACTTTTACAGATTCTGTTATATTTTTTTTAATATATTTCTCATATTTTTCACTATCTAATATATTTGCTGGTGTATTTGATAAAAATCTTGCCTCATTTTGTACTGACCCAATATATATAGAATCTTTAATAATTTTTTTATATTTTATTGTATGATAAAATAAAATTTTATGTTTACTTGCTTCTATATTTGTTTTGTAATCTAATGTTTTGTAATTACCTAATAAAAATGATTCTATTTGATTTTTTAATACATTTTCATCTTTTTGATCTAATATTATTAATGCATTTTGTTTGTAATTAAATAATTCTTTACCCAACATACCAAAAGTTTCAAATAATGTTTTATGATTACACTTTTTTTTCATAAAAATAAATAATATTTCATAACTTTCAAAATATAATCTTTTAAATAAATCGGAGGAATTTAAAAATGATTTTGGAACATTATTAATATTAAAATTTGTGTTTAATATTTTTATAACTTTGTCGATATTATTACAAACAGTTATTACATAAAGTTGAATATTATTTTTTTTAATATTATTTGTATAGTCATAGTCCATATTATTAATAATATAAATAAATTACAAAATATAATTATATAATTACAAAAAATAATTATATTATTACTAAATATTATGAATTATGGTATTCATTCGAATGATTTTTCAAATATATATTCAACAATAAAAATTGCTGAGAAATTACATTGTAACAATATTCAAACATTCTTGGGTGATAAAATAAAAACAACTATAAAATATAAATATCCATTATTAAAAAAGGAAATAATAAATATTAAAAAAATACTAAAAGAAAAAAAAATAAATTTATATATTCATAGTATCTTAACATTAAATTTTTGTAATAATCCAGATGAAAGAAGATATGCTTGGGGATTGGATAATTTAATTTATGATATGGAAATAGGAAATAAATTAGGTGCAAAAGCTGTTGTCATTCATGCTGGAAGATATAATACAAAAAGATATACAATTACACCTCAAGAATGTTATAAAAATTATATTAAATCATTAATTTATGTATTAGAAAAAACTAAAAAAATTAAAATTTATATAGAAACACCAGCAACGAAAAAAAATACAATTATTAGTTCATTACAAGAATTTTCTGAACTATATCATCTAATTCCAGAAAAATATAAAAATAGAATTAAAATATGCATTGATACATGTCATATTTTTGTAAATAATTATAATATTTCTACCAAAGATGGTGCTATAAACTATTTTAAAATATTTGATGAATTAATTGGATTGAAAAATGTAAAATTATTTCATCTTAATGATTCATATGGTGATTTAGGAAGTTATTTAGACAGACATGCACCTTTAACAAATGGATTTATATTTAAAAAAAAGAAACAAGAAAATTTATATGAAATTTTAAAAATATCAAATAAATATAAAATTCCAATGATATTGGAAACTAACTCGGAAACTCATCATAAAAATATAGATATTATGAAAAAAGTTAAAGAAGAATATGGAAATATTAATACTAATACTAATGATATTAATATTAATACTAATAGTAATATAGATAAAAAGGATTTAATTATAAAAATATTTGAAGATTTATGTAATTATCATAAAACAATGAATAATTCTAAGGAAAGTGAATTCAAAGTAAATAGCTATGAAAAAGCATTGAAGGAATTAAAAAAAACAAGTAAAATTGTATCAATAAAAAACATCGATCATATGAATTCAATAGGAAAGAAATCATTAGATAAAATTAAAGTAATTTTACAGACAAATGAACTACCACAACATGAAAATATTAAAAAAGATTTATCAAAAATAAAAATATTAAGAAATTTTCAATCAATTTATGGAGTTGGACAGTTAGCATCGAAGAAATTATACTATGATAATGGATGTAAAGACATAAAAGATTTAAAACAAAAAGTAAAATCAAAAAAAGTAATATTAACGAGTGCACAAAAAAGTGGTCTGAAATATTATAATAATTTAAAAGAAAAAATATCATATGATGAAATTACGAATATAACAAATATAGTAAAGAAGAAAATAAAAGATGAAAAAATAAAATGTGTATTATTAAATGCCGGATCATATGCTATGAAAAAAAGTACAAGTAATGATATAGATTATATTATTATTTTTAAAAATAAAAATTATGATTATCAAGAAATTAAAGATACTATACAAAATATATTAACAAAGAATAATTATGTTGTAGATAAATTGGTAGATGGAATTGAAAAGGATATTTATTTAATAAGAATGAACAAGAAAGATAAAGTTCGTCAAATGGATATAGGGTTTGTTGAAGAAAAACATAAATATTTTTATATATTATATTTTAGTTCATCAAGAGATTTTTCAAAAAAAATAAGACTATTTGCATCTAAGAAAGGATATAAGTTAAATGAGAAAGGTTTATATGATAAGAAAAGTGGAAAAATAATAGATTTTCAACCAAAAAGTGAAAAAGATATATTTGACTATTTAGAATTTGAGTATATAAGTCCTGAAAATAGATAGATATCTATATCTATATCTATAATCTATATCTAAATCTAAAACAATTATTTTTTATTCATTTTGTGAAAAAAATTTATTTATATCATATGATTGTATTTCAAACATATTATTATCAACATTATTTGAATCTTTTTTTAAATAATCATCCATGTAAGAACTAAAATTCATTAAATTTCTTTTAACATATTGTCTTATTTCAATATCTTTTTTTAAAATTTTTTCATAAGATGATAAATAATTAAAATGTAACATAAAATTTAATAAATGATATTCTTGGTCTAATATTAAAATTAATAAATCATAAATATTTGTATAAGATTTTTCACTTAATTTTAAACTAATATCATGAAATTTTTTACAATGTTCTTCTAATTTATTTTTTATTTTAATTAAAAATTTAGAACAATTATATGATTCATATAATTCAGTATAATCATTTAATGCATTTTCAATTGTTGATGAGTTGTTTGGTGAATTGTTTCCATTATTTGATGAATTGTTCTCATTATTTGATGAATTGTTTCCATTATTTGATGAATTCTTATTTATTAAAACATATTTGTTATTATTATCTTTTTTATCTTTGTTAATATTGTTATTTTTACTATCCTTTAAATTACCAATATTAAAAATAGGATCATACCCCAAAATACCTGTTGAATATTTATATTTTAAAATAGAATTTAAATGTTTTATAAGGTTTTTATACATCTTAATAAAAATTACTTTATCTTTATGTAAATTTTCATTCAAAATTTTAATAAATAGACTTGATTCAATATTACTATATATATATTTCTTCTCTCTATAGTTTTTAAAATTTTGAAATATATTTTTATTTTTTAATAAATCTTTAAAATCAGAAGTATCAGTACTTACTTTTTTAGTTAAATTAACATCAGTCATATTTTTATATTTTTTATTTAAATTTTGATAAATTATATTTTCATCTTTAGATAAATCTAATTTTAATTTATTAGAAGGTATTTTTAACGTATTTATATTTAATTCTAATATTTTTTTTAAATTTTTATATTTTGTATTAAATAAATTTAATTGAAGAGTAATATTATGATAACTTTTTATATAACTATTTTGTTTTAAATAGAATTGAGGAATTAGATAATCATAGTCATTTATAATGGTTTTGAGAAATCCTATTTTTTCATCATTCTTTTTATCAATTTTATTAAAATATTTTGTTATGTGTTTTGGCTTTAGATTTGTGTCCATTACTATTACTTTAAGTATATATAATTTATATTTATTAAAAACAATGTATTTAAGGATTTATTAATTAAAATAAATTATATGCAGGACAATAATATTTTAGAAAATAATATTTTAAATAATGATACTATAAAAATACCTAAAAAGAGAGGTAGAAAACCGAAAAATCTAACAATTGTACAAGAATCCACTGATAATATTAATAATAATGATATTAGTACTGAAGTAATTGAAAATGTGCCTAAAAAGAGAGGTAGAAAACCGAAAATTAAAACTGAAGATGAAGTTGAAAAAATACCAAAGAAGAGAGGTAGAAAACCAAAAGAGAAAGTTTATTCAGTAAAAGAACTATCGAAAACATTTTATGAAGAAAACAAGAATGAAACATTAATATTACATTTACCAATTAATATAGAAGATAATAATAATGAAAATGAACCTAAACCATTAGATAATGATAATAATTTAAATTTATTAAATGAAGATAATAATATTAATGTTAATGACAAATTTAATCTACCAACACAAATAAATTTTTTGGAAAACTACAATGATGATGATGATAATAATAATAATAATGATTATAATATTAATATTAATATTAAACAAGAGATTAAACAAGATATTAAACAAGATATTAAACAAGATATTAAACAGGAAATTAAAAGTGATAAAGCATGGGATGTTAATCAAAAAAATAATAATAAAATACAAAAGAAAAATTTAAGAAATATATTATATGAATTTATTGAGAGTAATAAAGAAAAAGTATGGCCTGAAAAAACTAATATAAATTGTTGGTGGTGTTGTCATAATTTTGATAATATACCATGTAGTTTACCACATAGTCATAAAAAAGATAAATTTTATGTTAAAGGAGTATTTTGTAGTTTTAATTGTGCTGCTTCTTATAATTTTAGTTTAAATGATGACAATGTTCATGAACGATATAGTTTATTAAATTTAATGTATAAAAAATTATATTATAGAAAATTTATTAAAATTGATTTATCTCCGCCTAGGGAGACATTAAAGATGTTTGGTGGGTATCTATCTATAGAAGAATTTAGAGAAAATTGTTTAAATAATGATCGATTATTTAATTTAATTGATCCACCATTAATTTCAATTATACCAAAAATAGAGGAATCTGTAAATCATAGTAAAGAATTTAATACGAGTTTAAAATTAAATGTCAATGAGAATATTTTAAGAAAAACACAGGATACATTAAAATTAAAAAGGAATAAACCAGTATTTGACCCAAATAATTCACTACAAACATTTATGGATTTAAAAGTAATTTAATTATAATTAAATTTAAAAAAAAATATTAGATTATAGTATAATGCCTTCTAATATGAAAAATTTTGCAACTGATAGTTATCCTCTAACTAATAAAGGTTCATGGTGTGTAAAACCTAACACAATTTATACTAATCCTAAAGCTAATTTTGGATATTTTAATTCTAAATGTGGTGATCCTTATACTTATTACAACTTTTGGTACAGAAAATTTCCTGAACAAACTAGTTATTTAAATTGTTACTTTTTACCTCAAGTTGACCCATTCTTAAAAAACAAATTTGCTTATATTGGAAAACCTGCTGAATGTAATACAAGTATAAGAAATTTTGGTTCAAATGTTTCTGACAATGGTTTTAAATATTTCGTAACCAGACCTAATACCAATAGTTAAATTATTTAATGAATGATAATTCAAATGCGGATGCGGATGCGGATGCAAATGAATAATTAAATAGTATTATTTTTATAGATTCTATAAAAATAATATAAAGATAATTTTATACATAAACTATATGAAAATTCTTTCTTGGGATGTTGGCATCATTAATCTAAGTTATTGTATATTAGATTATAATAAAGAAACGAATGAAAAAAAAATATTAAAATGGGGAATTATCAATTTAATAGATACTCCTGATATGAAAAAAAATATGAATTTAGTTTTTGAAAATATACCCAGAAAATTAAATGAAAATCGTTTTTTATTAGATGTCGATTATGTTGTTATAGAAAATCAACCATCTTTGAAAAATCCAAAAATGAAATCTATTCAAATGATTGTTTATTCCTATTTCTTAATGTATGGAAAAATTTTAAATACCAATGAAAATAAAATACAACAAATCGATTTTTGTAATGCTTCGAATAAGTTAAAGGTTTATAAAGGACCTGTAATTTCATTGGAGGATTTAAAAAGAAAAAAGAAAAAGACTGGTGAAAAACAGACTATAGAAAAATTTTTAGTAAATGAAGATAAAACAGAAGTAGTAGGAGAAGTAGTAGATGAAGAAGTAGGTAAAGAAGTAGGTGAAGTAGTAGAAGATGAAGTAGTAGAAGATGAAGTAAGAGAAGTAGAAATAGAAGTCATTAAACCAATTAAAGAGAAAAAAATTAAATTATCTTATACTGAAAAAAAAAAGATGGCTGTGGAACATGTTAAATATTTTTTAAAAGAATATAATGATGATGAAAATTTACAATTTTTTATGGAACATAAGAAAAAAGATGATTTAGCTGATTCTTATTTGCAAGGACTATTTTCAATAATAAATAAATGTAATCTATGATGAAATCCATAATACTATAGATTAAATAAATGAAATTTATAATATTTATTATATATATATATGTCTAATATCACTTATACGAGTGAACAAAAAGATTCAAATGTCGGTAAAGCATTGGAATATTTTTCAAATATACCAACTAAATCAAATGAAAAAAATAATAAATTATATGTTGTTGGCCATAGTTTATTTATGAAATCATTGTGGAAAAAATATAATCTTGTTGACGATGAACATAAAAAAGAAATTATGAAAGAAAATGTATGGGATTTAATTTTTGATTATCATAATAACACCACAAATATTACAAAAAATATTACATTTACACGACATGCATTTTCTGTAGCTAATATGTATAAAGAAAGAAGTAGTTTTAAAGGAAATAAACCTTTTATTGATCAACAATTGGAAAATGATACTAAATTATCATTATATGGTATTTTAAGTGCGTTAAAAATATCATCTATGAAAAAAGATATTACAATACAAAATGGTGATACTGTTTATGTATCTTGTTTGATTAGAACATGGATGACAGCACTTTGTTTATATCTACCACATTTAGCAAAAAAAAATAATATAATAAATAATACAATAAATCTTACTTTAAAAATTGCTAATTATATTAAAGAAGAGGGTTTTACACCTGATAATACACCTGATTCTCCACAAACTCAATTAAAAAATATAAAAGTATTTATAGAGTTTTTACAAAAGATAAAACCATCACTACAAAACTGTACTATTAACATTAAAATTAATTTTGGTGATAATATAAGAAATATAAATAATAGTATTAATATTAAGAGTATATCAAATAATTATAAATTAGCAACTAATATTAATAAGACTGATGAATATTATAAAAAAATAGATCAAATTGTTACTGATAAGTCTAATAATATTAAAAAGAATTCGAATACAAAAGTAAAATATAAAGAAATTAAAAGTTTAAATAAAAATAAAATATCATCCGTCAAGACAGGAGGAGGAATTCCAAAACCAACAAAGAAACAAATACAATCATTCAGTAAATGGGAAGAACCATTTTCAAAAAAAGGAAGTAGTATAATGAGTAAATTTTCTTTTATTACCTCAAATAAGAAAAAAGAGTATTTAGATAAACTTGAAAAATCTAAAAGTAAAGTAAATGCAAATAATAAAATTACTAAAAGTCCTAATATAATAGTTGAAATGAATGAAAATAATATCAGACAAGAAATTACTAGTCGTCCTAATAATAATCTTAAACATTTAAGTAATATTAATGAACAAATAAAACTTTATTATACATTAAATAATCAAGGAAAAAAAGATTTTTATAATTCAATACCAACTAATAAAGTAAAAAATTTTTATAATAAGTTAAAAAATGAAGAAAAAAGTAAATTTAATAAATTTATCAAACAATCGAAAAAAAA